CGTATACTCTAAATCCAGGACGATTAGGAGTAATGACACCTGCAGAACCGCTAGCGGTTATATTACCTGCAACATTTACAGTCTGTACACCTGTAATGCTTGATCCTGTTCCAGACATAATAATGTCACCATTAGCAGGCAATGTAAAGTTACCTGTGTTGTCAAACAAGTAATTGTAACTACCTGCAACTAATGTTACATTAGGACTTGTACCATTGATATTACCTGTGATGCTGATGTTACCACTGAAGTTATTAGCAACAACATTACCAATAACATTAACAACACCTGTACCATCTGGATCAAGTGTGATGTTGCTATTACTACCTGCCGGAGATATAATATAGTTAGCACTTACATTGCCAATAATTTTCACAATACCTGTACCATCTGGGTCAAGTGTGATGTTGCCGTTACTACCTGGTGTAGATACAATTTGTGTTGTGCTTGATAGTACTAAATTACCAGATACATTTGCGTTACCTGAAACAATAATAGAGTTTGTCTTTAATACATCAGCGCCAATCGTATTAGCATTAGCAAAGAAGTCAACATTGGTATTGATTCTACCATACTGACTGAATGCCATGTAACTTGTACCCCAATTGATGTTACCATATTGACCGGGGAAATTTATGTTCACACCGCGTATATTAATATCACCAGGAATAGTCAGTAGACCAGTTGTATCAAATATCCAATTTTGTTCTGACCCTGCTTTATTAGCATGAATAACAACATTACTTGATGCCATCAAATCAGTATTAGTATTTGTTATAGCAAGTCTATCTTGTCCCGCTTGCTTGACATAGAAGTTGCTATTAGCACTGACTGTCATATTAAGACCGCCGTCAACTTTAAAGCTGCCGTTAGTGTCTGTGCCGTTATTGCTGAATATAATACTACCATTGTCACTGGCTTGTGCTACTAATACACCTGGCAATCTTAGATTACCAGTTGGATCAAATTTCCAAGCGGGACCTGTAGAACCATATGTATATACTGCTGTAGGTGCAATGCTACCTAATGGAGGATTTAGATTCCATTGTATTAGTGGTATATTTAATGTACCGGTGTTGATATAAAGCGGTGGGACAAAGCCTGGATTATAAATCCCATATTGACCACCTGTAAACATTATATAAGGATTAACACCCGGTGTATAACCAGCTGGGTACCAAGTTGGAGTTGCTTGACCAAAGTCTCTAGTGTAAGTAGTATTCACTGCACTAAAATCTGCACCACTGATAACTATTACTGTAGGTGGAACACCCACTGTTAATGTAGTGCCGGTGCCACTCATATCATTGATTGTTGTGCGTTGCGGTAATGTTAAGTTACCATTATAATCAAACATCCAAGTGCGTGGAGTGCCGCCAAATACAGCATTAGCTTGAATAGCAACATTACCTGAAGCCTGAACAGAGACATTAGCACCGGCATCACTACCAACAATAACAGTTTCACCGTTACCTGCAATGTGAACATCAGGTCCACTTGTTAGATATACATCTAAATATGCTCCATTATTGTTTGGATCTGGTTGAAGTTTTAAGTTACCTGTACCTAAGAATGTATTTGCTTCAATTACATTAGCACCAGTAATGTTACCTGGAGTAGTCAAGTTACCATCTGTACTAAAAGTCCACATGAAACCATTAGAGTAAATAGCAGCACCATCGGCAGGGGTGAAAGTAATATCATTACCTGGACCAGTACCAAATGTAGCACCATTAGCATCACCGAAGAATGTAGACAGTCCTGGGCCAAAGCCAGAGATGTTTGCTATAGCTGCACCAGTAGGTAAAGTTGTATTACCCGTATCGTCAAATTGCCATATGTGACCTACGCCTGGCTGCGGTATGCCGTTAGCATATGTAGGGTCACCGTTGAATAGGTAAACATTACCACCACCGGCTATTAAGCCATCAGATTCATAAGAACCTGATATCATTACTAAGTTATCAGCGTTTACCAGTATGTTTCCACTGTTTGTACCTGTTAATACAATTTCATCATAGGTAGTGCCGTCTACATCAGTGCTGTCAAAAGCAAAGTTACCTACGTTAGCACTACTAGCCGCAGCCCATTGTCCATTTCCATAGAGTACGTGACTGCTACTACCATCTAATGCAACTGTAGCAATATTACCTAAACCAACAACGTTTGCTACAGCTACACTGTTTGCTGCCGCAGCATGTGATACTTGACCTGAAACATTTGCACCTGCTACCGAGTTAGCAACAGCAGCATAAGCAACAGTACCCGAGACATTTGAGCCTTGAATGTTGCTGAGATTTCCACCTTCACCTGATAAATGAGTAACATTCAATACGCCAGTTGTCTTGTTAAAAGTGAATCCGGTATTGCCAGCGAACGCACCTGCATCATTAAACTGTACTTGAGTAGATACACCACCTGGAGTACCACCTCCGCCGCCACCAAACACATAACCATTAGCATAGTAATAGTGATCAGTGTAGATAGCTCCCGTTCTTACGTTACCTGAAGCATTTAGATTTACTGAATCAACATTACCATAGATTGTAGCGTGAGACGCAACAAAGTTTGTGGCTCCTAGTAATGCATTTGCTTGATCCCAAGTTAAGTTAGTGCTGCCACCAAAGTGTCCTGCATTGTTGAACTGAATCTGACCAGTTGCACCACCTACTGTGCCGTTGCCTGATCCGCCGCCCGATACCCAATTTAGATTTCCAGTACCATCTGTTTGTAGATACTGACCATTAGTACCACCTGAGATATGTAGCGTATTAATGCTTAGTGTACCGACGCTAGTGATGTTTGGTTGTGCAGAGTTGACAACTGCTTGAGCAAGAGTAGCCTGAGCAGCCTGAACCATATTTGCACCACCTGCTTGACTTAAGATATAGTTACCGATGATTTGTAGATTAGCTTTATCAGTAATAGGAGTGCCCGATACATCTACTACAGGGAAGATAGATGAATAGGATAGGTTAGATCCTATATTGTTCAAGCTCGTGATTTTAACGCTTTCAATCATAATTTATCCTAGGTTACATGTTAGCAAGTGATAGAGCACCTATATAAGTAGCGCCCCCGTCTAAAGTGAAGAAGTTATAAACATCAATTTTGTTTGCACCGGTTGAGTTTACTGGAACTGATCCGTTAGGCCATCTAATAGTATTTCCCCATGTAATAACTCTGCCACCAGTTGCGTCTTGTTTGCAGTATACCATGAAGCTATAAGCAATACCGGATGCAGGCGGATTGGCAAATACTAATGTAGTATTGGAACTTAACGTCACGTTGAAGACATTTGTAGTAGACAGGTCAAGGGTCTGTGAAGATCCACTAACAGAGAGCGCAGTCACGTATTCTTTGTAACAGCTAAATATGGGCATGTTAATATAGTTATTGCTCATTGCAATATTAGCATTGAAAGCAGCAGCGCCACCTACAGTAAGACCAGTTAGTGTACCAACTGAAGTAATACTAGTTTGTGTTGCGGTTGCAACTGTACCAGTTAAGCTAGTTGCAACTACATTATTTGTACCGATGTTGCCTACATTAGCATTACCCGTTGCATTGAGTGTGCCTGTTATATTAGCGCCAGTGCCTGTTACTACAAGAACGTTAGCGTTTCCAGAAACACTTGATCTAATATTTCCATTAGTATCAATAGAAACGTTGGATGTGCCATTAACAATAGAAGTACCTGCACTTACTGTAATGTTGGATAGAAGACTACCGTCTCCTTGGAAGTAATTAGCTTTAACAAGATTACCTAAGTTGGCATTTCCTGCCGCAATATTGCCGGCTACAGTAAGACTTGACAATGTACCAACTGAGGTAATACTTGATTGTGCGCTAGCTGTGACTGTACCTGCTGTTGTAGCAGATGTTGCAGTTCCACTTAATGAACCTACGAATGTAGTAGCAGTCAAAGCACCGTTCGCTAGATTTGCACTGAATGCACTGTTTGAAGCTAAGCTATAGTTAGCTCCAGCTGTAGCAGAAATAAACGGCAGATAATATGTGCCTGTTGATTGCAATGCGGTTAATACTCTAGTAGCATTCGATGCTGCGGCAACTACACCAGTAACACTTGATGCTTGTATAGCAGTGAGATATTGTCCTGAACCAGTGAAATAATTAGCAGTTACTAGATTGCCACCGTTGACATTGCCGCCTGATATATTGCCAGTTACTGTTAATGTTCCTAAGGTACCAACACTTGTAATATTTGGTTGTGCCGCAGTTGTTAATGTGCCGGCTAATAATGACGCACTTACTGTTCCTGAGTTTGCATAGACATTACCAGCAGATATATTTCCACTAACTATACTATTACCTAATTGGATATTACCAAATGTAGACGTACCGGTTACATTCAATGTACCTGCTGTAGTAAGATTTCCAGCAGTAAATGTGCCAGCAACGGATGGGCTATCAGGTAATTCTACTCTTATAGTACCGGATGTGGTAACCGGGCTACTAGTAACATTAAGTGATGTACTATAGATTCCAACACTTGTTACTGTACCCTGATATGATCCATCTAATGATACAGTGATATTTCCAGTCTGTCCAGTAAGATTGATGCCTGTACCAGAAGTGAGCTTGAGAACACCGGTGTTAGTAACAACAATGTTACCACTAGTAGTAACAGGACCACCATTGATCTGCACTCCGGGCCCAGCAGTTAATCCAACACTAGTAACAGTACCCGAAGCTGGACCACTTGAAATACTAGTAACTCTACCATATGTGTCAACCGTTACGTTTGGATTCGTATATGTGCCTGCTGTCGCCCCGCTTGTAGCAAGATCAATACCAATAGTTCCTGATGATACGATCGGTGAATTAGTGACTACTAATCTAGATGATGATACTGGAGCAAGACCAACACTAGTTACAGTGCCGCCACCTCCACCTCCACCACCAGTAGCAGAAATAGTGACTGCACCGTTTGCACTACTTATAGTGACGTTGGTGCCTGCAATGATGCTAGTAACACCGGTGTTAGTAATAGTTACTGTACCATTCGAAGCGTTATTGGCAGTAGAGATTCCGGTGCCGCCCACAAAGTTCGTATAGGGGCTTGCACAAGTGAAAAGTTGCGTAAAGTTTTCTTGTGATTTGGTGAAGGCGGTGTATAATGAGTCACTGGCTGTGGACTCATTCGGTAGCCCAATGTTAATTGTTTGTTGTCCGGAAATGCTCATCTCTAGTCCTTATTTGATAGTATTTATCAAAAAGGGCTAGTTACTTGGGCTCCCAAATCATGTTTTTGGATTTCCCAATTGGGTTGAACCCTTGCTTTTTGTAGAACTTGATTAGCTTGGCTTGTGATACTGCACCTTTATCCCATGGGAACAAAGTAAGTGTGATACCATCTTGTTGTGCCAAATCCTGTAATATCTTCATTGCCTTTGAACCAGCGCCGGTACGCATTGGAGTAGCCTGAATCCATTTGACTTCTACTTTGTTCTGTTGCTTGGGAACAAGTTCAAACTGCACGATAGACATGTCATTACCTTGTCCAAAAGTCATGATTCTGTTGTTACGACTTAATGGACTTTCAGGGAACATATCATTTACTTTCGCAACCCATTCTTTAGATTTCTCGGATGGTCCAAAGCCTCTGAGTTTGATGGGTTCTTCAATTATGAACTCTGTTGCTCTCATCTTCTTCCCCAATACAAATCATGAACTGCGTGAGTATATCCTAAGTCAATAATAACCGGACGACCTTGATACTCGCCCCAGTTGGCTGCGTTTCCGAAATCAGCCGGCAACAAGTTAGACGAATTGACCAAATCTGCTACTTGATTAACATAATCTAAGAATATGTCAATGTCTTGCTCGGTGCTACCTGCCTCGATCATTTCTTTTTTGATGGTTGCTAGATCGGGTATCCAGCTGTTTGGTTTTCTTTTTCCTAATACGTTATCGACTGCGTACAGAAAACTGGTCATTGGCCAGCGACCATTAGCGTGTAGCATCTTTGCTAACTTAGCTTGACTTACCTTATTTGCTAGCTCTGTTTGAATCCACGTGGGAGTTGGGTTCTGTTTGTCGTAGTCTACTATAGGAATAACGATGTCTAATTTACCTAAGTAGCCATCATCTAGTACTTCTAACTCAGCTTCGTTTTGAGCTAATCCTTTACGGTTCTTAGCGATTTTAAGCACTGTGTCGCGTCCATTGTCGGGAATGACGAATGCAACTCTACTAGAACCGCCACCAAGTCTACGGGCACGTTGTAGAGCATAATCTAGGCGGCTCTTGAACGTCTTATCGTGACCAAGTGCTGCAGGATCCCAATCAGCAGGGAGAGCCATCTCATCTACAGTAGATTCAGTTAAGATTTCATTTATCTTCATAGTATTGTATTTATAGTTTTCCCGCATTACGCAGACGGGACAGCACTGAGTTTCGGTGTCTAATTTTATGCTGTTCAGGAGTTAGGTTGAAGATTCCAGTTTTGTTCTCTTTAGCAGAGGCCCCGCCTTTTTTGCCGCCGATCTTTCCGGCTTCACTTGCATGTCCCATACCAAATCCTGCTTTACCTTCAGCATTTGCCTTTTTGGCAGCAAGAGATGCGATATGACTTCTTTCTTCTTCGGTCAATATTAGTCTTTTGGCGACCATATATGCCGCGCCGTAATCGCCCTGAGAATAATGAATATCGTAATGTTCTCTGACGGTGACTGCTTTTAAGTTGTTAGGATCGTTGTTTGCGTGATTTCCATCTATATGATGGATGTCCATACCTTTTGGAATAGGACCGAAGTGTTCTTTATAAATCTTACGATGGTGTTTTGTACCGCAATAAATACACATAGCTGATGCTCCTCTATAGCATTAGAGTAGTTGGGGACGCCAATCCCGCGAACTACATCTTTATTTATGCCTATAACGATCGGCCCCACCTCGTATTAATCACATTCCAATTAATGATCTTCCAAAGCTCAGACAAGTATTTTTTCTTGTCACTCCCGTAATCTAGAACGAACGAATGTTCCCACCAGTCAACGAGTAATATAATATCGTCTCTAACAGCATGGTTCTCAATCGTCTTGATCTTTCCATCATACGCTAAATAAATCCAGCCCGATCCTTGTATTTTCAATGCTTCCTCTAGGAACTGTCGCTTGAAGTCTTCGTAACTACCAAAGTGTCTGTTGATGAAGGTAAGCATCGGGCCGTTAGGTTTATTGGTGTTACGCACTTCTCGGAACTGAGTAAACCAAATATTATGCAGGAATACACCCGCGTAGTTGAACTCGCGGTCGCCTTCTTTGTCGTTGTATCGTTTTGCATAACCCTTAGCTAGCTTATCATAGTGCAACTCTAATGTGTCTTTGCCCATGACTGGAGACACCTCACGCTGTGTGAAGTTTAGGGGTATGATTTCTAAATCGCTGGGTTTAGGTTTAGATTTACCCTCAAGCATTTTAATAAATTCTAGCATGAGAGTATTTATCGTTACTTGCGTCTAACTATGCGTCCCTTGGACAGATCATATGGGGTAAGTTCTACGTCAACTTTATCTCCCATAAGGATACGAATCTGATGCTGCCTCATCTTACCTGCGAGGTAGCTGAATACCACTAGCCCGTTCTCAAGTTTAACTTTGAACGTTGCATTCGGTAGTACGTCTACAATTTCTCCTTCCATCTTTAATGTATCGTCTTTAGCCATAAATCACTTCTTTAGTATGTCCCACATATTTTCTTTCTCCAAGATTTCTTTTTCTAGTCTACGGTACTCATCACCGAGAGCTTTCAATTTTTCCCACTTACCTTCAAGGTCATTGTTTGGGCGTAGGATACCCAATCGTTCTTCAATAGCGTCAAGTCTATCATTTAGATGACCTATGCTTACGCCTTTAATCTTAACATCACCGTCAAACTCAGCGTCACCATTAACTTTTAGAACTTGCGGCTGCGTATAAGTAGTCCAATTATTTGTTGCATTTGCGTATGGACTTGCAGTAGCAGTGTAAGTAGGGTTATTCCACAATAGACTTCCGGTGTTGCTAGTAGATAATGTTGCTCCAACTGTACCGCTTGCCGTTACTGTTCCTAAAGAACCGAGTGCATATCCGCCTGATAGTGAAGTACTTAATGTAGTTGCGTTGCCCAAGGCACTTGAAATAGTATTGGAATAGGTCGAATCAGTTAATGTATTGGCATCCTCTTCCCATAGACTATCTAAGTCTAGGATGCTGTCATCATCGTTCATTTGTCTGCTTTCTTTAGATATAACTGGCCGTTTTCATCAACGGCGATAGAGACTTCATCTCCATCTTTCCAGCCCATCTTTTTGAGAACTGGAATCGGAATAGGAATAATGAGGTCACCTGACTCAGGATCTTCCTGAGTGATAACCTCATATCTAACATTGTTGGAACTATTGGTCATGTATTATTTAACGGCTTGTAATCAAGCCAAACATTTTTACCATGCTCTGCATGACCAATATCTTGCTTTCCAGCGTGGTCCCGGATTCTCGCAGTGGTGACGAGCGCGGAAGCTCTTGCGGTGTCCTGGGCTGTTCTTCTTGATACGCATGTTCTTGTCGCCAAAGTTAACCTTTACGACCTTGCCATTTGGCTTGCGAACATAGACCTTTGACTTTTTGACATCGCCCTGCATTGGCTTGCCAAGAGGAACTTTGCGACCTTGATATTCGGCTTCGTATACAGGATCAATTGGACGACCCATTTCATCACGAACTTCGTCACCGGTTACTGTCAAGTGATCCATTGTAGTCTTGATTCTGTCATCAAGCTCTTGAACCTTTGCATCGTCGCCTTTTTGCTGTGCGACTTCACGGAAGTGAGCCAACTTAGCAAGCTGAGGGTCATTCTTCATCATCTGACTGGCTTCATACTTGTTGATTCCAGTGAGAGCAGCAATGAGCGCAGCACCGCCTAGAAGCATCTTTCCGAGGCCCTCATCAAGTTCAGCATCATTTTCACGCTCATCATCTGTTCCCCAGCCATCGTCCTCTGCACGGCGTCTTGCTTGCGCTCGGGCCTTATCTCTAGCTGACACTGATGGGTCAGTTGAATCATCGTCATATCTAGGATCGTTGTGATCGCTATGCGCCCAGCTTTCCCCTAATGCTAGCTTCTTAATAGCAGCAAGTTCATCAATTTTTCCAGGATGCCACATTATATCTCTCATAGCAGCGTGGTCATTGCTTAGGCTCATATCACCACTCTCGGCATCAATATGATCAACTACACGACCGATAATTTCTTCAAAGTCATCATCTGGGTGTAATCTGCCCTGACTATCAATAACTACATCATCATACATTTCTTGGATAGCTTTACGAATTTCTTCGCCATAATTGCCAGAGATAGCATCATATATCATATCAAATGCATCTTCGCTTGCTGCCACCTTAGCTTTAAAGGAGTCAACATCGGCTTCGCTATCCTCATGGAGATCCTTGTAGTGTCCAGCTTCTAGGTCCTTGATAACTTCTCTCACCCAGATACTAACATCGCTTGAGCCAATTTCTTCTAGGTCAGTTAAATGACCAGTTACATCTTCTACAGCAGCCATAACAGCAGCAGGACCATACTTTGATAGAAGGTCAGTATGCATACGCATAATACGACCTAAAGTAGCACCATATGCAGGAGATTCGTCGTGAGATTCGTTTAGTTCTTCGGATTCAAGTAGGACACCGTTAAAGTCAAGAAACTCCATAGCATCTTCGTCAAGATGAACGATAACGCCGTCTTCTGTGAAACCAACTACCCCGGTTTCAATTACAAAGCCCTCATTAAGTTCAATATCCATGCTGTCATGCAGATTGATGACATCATCACGTTCTTCACTTAGTTCTCTTACGAGTTTGTAAATATCTCTGGTATCCATAAAATCTCCGAATCTTTGTCTTATTTATCTTTGCCGAAGACCTTTTGCAGAACTGCTACCACCTTATCCAGAGAATCTTCATCAGCTTGATACTTGCAAGCAACTCCATCGTGTTCATTCCAAGCACGAGTGTTGACACCGTAATCGTCAATCAACACGTTGGGAGTGCCATCAGGTTGAACAGCATACTTGTACTTGTCATGCTCAAAGATTACGTTATCGGGCTTTACCTTGATATGCTTTTTGAGCCACTCAGTTTTGCCCTTAATGCTACCTGCCTTATCAAAGCTCAGTGGGCTACTAAGAATAGTATAACCATCTGCATACTTCTTTACAAGTTCAAGCAGTTTGTTAGCAGTAGCAAAGGATGGAATATCACGAAACAAGTGATAAGCATCACTATCCTTGAAGAACGTTTCCCATTCTTCCTTGCTCATATCGTTGTAGTGATCAACATCATGCAAGTCGGCAGCGTGATTGTAGAGGTCAGCAAGTACTCCATCCATGTCAACATAGACGATAGGTTTCTGTTCCTGTACATTTTCTAGGAGTTCCGTGATCTTCATCTACTATTTATCCATATCTCTATCAAATACTACTTGTTATAGCACAATAGTATGCCTATGTCAAGCCTTTAATGTATATCTTTGGTCATACCAGATAAATAGCTATATGACACACAAGACATACAGAACCATCTTCATCTCGGATGTCCATTTGGGCACAAAGGATTGTAAAGCAGACTTGCTTAACAATTTCCTAAAGCACAACACCTGCGAAACTTTATACCTAGTCGGTGACATCATAGATGCTTGGAAGATTCAACAGAACAAGATGAAGTGGAAGCAATCACATACTAATGTGGTGCGAAGAATCTTGGGTCACAGTAAAAGAGATACTGATGTGATCTATGTAGCTGGCAATCATGACGAGTTTTTACGCCCAATGATGCCATATGCAGCTACGTTTGGTAGAATGAAAATCTGCAACACTGTTACTCATATTGGTGTTGATGGTAAACGATACATGGTGGTGCATGGTGACTTGTTTGATGGCATCACTCGCTTAGCTCCCTGGATCAGTTTCTTAGGAGATAAGGCATATGATTTCGTATTGAGTTTGAATAGTAGATTCAATTGGATAAGGCACCGTTTGGGCTTTGGTTATTGGTCACTGAGCAAATATCTCAAGCATCGTGTTAAAAAAGCTATGGACTTTATATTCAAGTTTGAAGGCAACATAACATCATATGCTAAGAGAAAGGGTTATGCAGGTGTAATCTGCGGACATATCCATCATGCTGAGATTAAGATGATTGATGATATCATATACATGAATGACGGCGACTGGGTAGAAAGTTGTACTGCATTGGTAGAACACCATGACGGACGCTGGGAAATCATTACATGGCAGGAGATGAAAAATGAAGACAAAGAACCTAGTAAAAAAGATGTATGAAGCTATAACGCTTAAGGACAAAGATGCTGAGAAGAAACTATGGTTTAAGGCATTGAAGAAGTCATTGAAGCATAAAAAGACTCATCATATCCAGTGAAAACCATATTAGTAATCACTGACAACCTCAGAACACAAGTTAATGGTGTTGTCACAACTTTTAGAAATCTTGAACGAGTCGCCGTTAAGGATGATCATCGTATCGTATATATTGATCCTAATAGTTTTATACATATGTCTGCTATTGGATATCCAGAAGTAAAACTTTCCCTTCCATTTCGCATTGGTGCCAAGATTCAATCTATTAATCCTGACTACATACATATTGCTACTGAAGGTCCAATTGGAGTAGCTGCAAAGTTATGGCTAGACAAACATAAGTGGAAATACAACACTAGCTATCATACAAAGTTTCCAGAGTTTCTTAAACGATTGTATCGTATCCCTGAATCATGGACATATGCATATTTGCGTTGGTTCCACAAACATAGCGGTAGAGTGCTTACTACTACGCAGTCAATGGTTAACGAACTTAAAGAGCATGGTTTCAATGGAGACATCATATCTTGGACTCGTGGTGTAAACAGAGATATATTCAATCCCTACTATAGAAAAGAACAATCCGAGATAACTCTTGTATGTGTCAGTAGAATCAGTAAAGAGAAAAGCATTGAGGACTTTTGTGAACTAAATTATCCTAATGCGAAAAAGATCGTAGTTGGTGATGGCCCATATCGCAGTGAGCTTGAGAAGAAATATACTAATGTGGAGTTTGTTGGGCTTAAGAAAGGTACCGAGCTTGCCAAATACTATGCATCTGCTGATGTATTTGTGTTTCCAAGCAAGACCGATACATTTGGTATAGTCATCATTGAGGCAATGGCATGTGGAACACCGGTTGCAGCATATCCAGTTACTGGACCTATTGATGTAATAGAACAGAACATAACTGGATTCATGGATGAAAATCTGTCAGTAGCAATAGATAATTGCCTAGACTTAGGACGCAATGCTGTATATCAAGAAAGTAAGAAATGGTCTTGGGAAAACTGCTGGGAAATCTTCAAGACTAATTTAATTAATGCTTAGTTCTCTTTTTACGCTCAGGAACATAGTCCTTATTGGGAATAGGTGTTCTGTTAGGAACGATATGAGACATGCTAACCACATCATCGCCATACTTTAGCATAAAGTACGATGCAGTCTGTTCATCAGCAAAGTCTAGGATCAAGTGATTCTTAAAACTCATCTTTAAGCGAATATTGCGCTTAATGACCGAATCATTCAAAATATCCTTGAAGTTGTTGGATTCTCGTTGTAATACAATATAACTCATTACTTCTGCCACATAAGAAATGCTACATAGTCTCGGTCGGATTCAAAAACGAACTCCCACCGTCCTGTGTCACTGTCTTGATCACCGACAAGATCAACAAAACGGTAATCACCTTCACAGTTTCTCTCACACCAATCAAGAACAGGCTGCAAATGCCCATATGGAATATCAATGTTAGCTTTATGTGCGGTCGGTATATTGATCATTGACTTTTCTTTTGAGTTTTTCCACGACTAAATCCTTCAGGAATGGCCTCACCGGATTTAAGCATCTTGTTATTTGTACCGTCTGTAACCCAAATCTGTCCAAGAGTGCGCTTGTTAAGTTCTATGGGCATCTGGGCTATTCTTGCTAAATGCCCAGATTCGGCATTGCGTTTTCCTTGAGCCTTGCCTCCCTTTATGCACGATTTAAGTCTCTCGGCCGGATCACCAAATGCACCTTTCCCGGCTGCCATAGTTGCGGCGCCGCCCTTTTTACCGGCTTCACTACAGTTAGCCATTTTCTGTATCTTTTGCATATGGCCGTTTTCTGCATTTACCTTCCCTTGAATCTTCCCTCCCGCAGAACAGTTGAGTAAAAAGGCTTCCTCTGTCTGTCCTGACAATAGATAGTAAGCCCAAAGGTCCTGTTTTTTACCGTGGTCCTCATAAAGTTTTAAATGGGCCTCGGCGTGTTCAGCAAGTGATAATTCAATGAGATTAGAAGGATCGTCAGTCCCTCCCATATGACGAGGTATAATGTGATGTATGTGCGTTAGTTTTTTCATAAAAGATGCCTCTGCGTGTAGCACTTTTATTTATCCCTATCTTCATATTTGAGAACATTTACTCCTGATTTCTTTAGAAACTCTACTCCTTTTAGTGAGCGGTATTCTTCTCGGTAATATAGAGTAGAAATCCCTGCTTGGTAAATAGCCTTGGCACAGTCCATGCACGGTGCGTGAGTACAAAACATAGTAGCGGCCGCCGAAGACTCGGTAGATTGTGCGACCTTCATTAAGGAGTTCATTTCGGAGTGCAGCACTTCGGGCTTAGTCTTTAGCCCATACATACTGCCATTTTCATCATACCAAACAGGACCTTCCGGACCACCGTCAGTATAGTGAGTACGGGTTTCGCAGTCATTCTCCCAACCGGAGGGCATTCCATTCCAACCATATGAGATAATGGTGTTTTCTTTTACGATGACACTTCCAACCTGCAATCGTTTTGCATAAGACATTTGGCTTATGCGGTCTGCTAAATCCATGTACAACGTTATGTATTTAGGTTTCATATCAATCCCAGAGGTCACGCAGGTGCTTGCCGAACAGGTCAAGCCCTTCTTGGATGCGCTCATTATGCAGTGTGTGTCCTACGTGGTCATACCAATGTTCGTTTGGATTCTCGTCAACCATTTCGTGCATTTCTTCTACTATACCGGTAATAGGATGCGGAACCGTGATCGGCTTCCAACCAATCTTCATTTCACCATGATGATACTGACTATCATATTCATCATCAATTGCAATTTGTTGAAAACTCCAGATTATCTTGTCAAGAACATCTTCCCACTTTTGACAACCAGCCTCAAACACAGCATCCTTGTCTTCTTTGATGAAGTCAAAGCAATCTTGACTATGCCAATCATCGGCAATGTCTTCAACGAAATTGCTAGGAACACCGTGCTTAGTGTTTTTAAGTTGGATCAGTGCAGGAAGAATGATAAGAGCAAGGGTGTGGTCAAGGGACCAAGTATCAAAGCTATCAACTTCAATACTCACCCTTCTTTTTGCATTACCACTAGGGTGTTTCCCGAGTTTAACCTTCATTATGATTCAACAATCTTTAGCTTTCCATTGATACACCAATAAATCTGGTCTGCATTTTCTTCGGGACATAGAACCAACGCAAGAGAGATTTTCTTATTCTCAATCAACTTTGCCGGAAGTTCATCAAGAGAAGGAGCCTGACACAAGAAGTTGGTAGTATCCTTCTCCCAGAGATAATAGTGTCCCTCAATCTTTTCAGCAACAGCAACCGGAATCTTTGCCTTATCCATTAGATTCTTAATACCCTGATTTGCCAGTGCATTTCTAACTGTCATCTGCCCCAGCTTAAAAGAGCAGTAGATACCGAATCCAATAAGAAATCCTGTAAGCATATCCATATTTAGTATCCTTAGATGTCAATAAACTTTAATGTAATGATGCCTTTAATTACGCCCGGAAGCGTAACCTTGAACGGATGCATCTTACCGTTCATGTCGCAGTAACCCCTACCAAAGATCATAGAGTCATAATGCTCATCTCGTATCGGCATTTCTCCAGGACCTAGCGGATACCGTCGCGGATGATCGTCGGCTAACTTCTCTATCCATTTGAACATTATAATCTCCTTAGATGTCAATAAACTTTAATTGAAACACATTAGCCCGAGGGTCATGTCCCTTATAGCCCCTAGGATTGCACACAATGCGTGTCTCTCCCATCATATAGTCAAATGGATCATGCATATGCCCATGAGTCCAGAGGACGATCTGAGGGCGATCTAGAATGAACTCTGACAAGTCACTGTGATAGCCACCATTCATGTAGTACTCGTTTTTGTACTTATCGTGAATGCTCAATGGAGTAGGAGCATGATGACCAACTACAACATACTTCTTATTAGGATCACTGTCAACAGTCTTCTTAATGTACTCCAGCGTTGCTCTGTGATGGACTACAGAGTCCAATGGGCTGAATCTAGCATAACTACGCTGACTGTTACGAATGATTCTAAAGTCATTCATCATATTCTCAATCAAGTGCATAGTAGTGGGGTCGCCCTTGTTCATGTTTGTCCAAAGGGTACCGCCCACAAAAGTTACGCCATCAATCTCAATATGATCTTGATCAAGGAAGTGAATGTTACTATAGTTTGCAATCTCGTCACGCAGCCACTGAATAGTGTCAGGATAGCGACCATGATAGAACTCATGGTTACCTGCGATGTACACCACATGATCGTACTCACTGTTCACGTGGTTAAAGAACTCACGGAACTTAACAGCAGCACCCTGATTACGTCCCGGCTTCATAGCATCAGCAGGAACAGGCTTATCAATAGGATGGTCATGGAGACTATGAGCTACGCAGATATCACCACTTAGGATCAGTACCTTCGCACCTTCAGTGTTGGGAAGGGTAATTGTTTCAAACTCCAAATGGAGATCCGAGGCTAGTGCTATTTTCATTATGTCATTATATACTGTTATAGGTAAATGTCAAGTGTTATAGTTAGTTTTGAAATCAAAGTTATCCATATTGATCTGCCTGAAACCATAGAACTCTATAACTTCGTATTCTTTCTCGGTTAATTCAGGGAAAGTTTCCTTGTGTCTACGTTGAAGAACTTCGTAATACTCTCGACCCCATCTGCCTGTCATAAAATGACGAGTTTTAATTTCAGGTCCATAGTACAGCCAATCCTGCTGAAATTCCTCACTAGGTAAGATAGTAATCTCACTCTTATTAGGATAACTGTTATAGCTATTTAATAATGCATATGGGCCAGCGATATGCAAGACTTCATCGTTACTGATATTCACATCTTCTACGCCGTCTATAGTGAATAGTTTTCTGTGATCAATCGTATCAATATTGTTTTTCACATCGTTGATATGAGTTTTCCAAAAATCATGATTGGATACTCCTGCCATTAGACAGTTGTTTACTTTTTCATTGCGCCATGGACTCCCAATCAAACAGATTTGGTTGTTCAAATCGTCAGTGAAGTCTTTATAGCAGTACATGTCCATGTCTACATACATGCCGCCATAATAGTTTAGAATCAGTAAACGAGCAAAATCTATCTTGATAATGTGAATGGGACAAGACAAGTATGTTTGATAAAGATCAGGATACTTGGACTTTACAAAAGCATCAAGCTCCTGATCATCATCCCATAATTTAAACTCATAATCAGTAAAATGCTCCTGCCAAGATTCATAGCACTTGTGCCACATAACGTGCCAAATGTCTTTGTTCGCAGGAGCAATTTGGTGAATGATTTTAGGTAACATCAGCCTCAGTGTCTTCAAAATAACCTTGTTCATGTGCGTGTTGTTCGCACAGTACCCTCATCCAGCGCCTTTTTTCAGTACTACGGCGCTCACCTGGAGAACCGCATTCCTCACAGATCACAGCAGACATTGAATCTGCCATTGCCTCTAAGCCCCTGATATAATCGTCTCCACCTTGATAGTAGAAGCGCAAGGTACCGAACTTTTCCTTGATTTGAGTAGCTATGACTTGCTCAACAAGTTCAGGAACTTTTCTTTCTTCACGCTTAATAAAACTACGGTCCGCCCAATCATAGTCAGGGTTGTTTACTTCCTCATTCCATTGAATAGAGCGTACACGATGGTCTGCAACGTTATCAATGTGACTTTGAATGTTAGCGCACAGCCGATCAATGATATCAAACCACCCATCACCAATTGACATTTCACAACGCTGCGAAAAGATAAGAGGATACTTCTCTCTAATATGTTGATCTAGTTCTGGAGTCATCTTTTTAGCATCTTTATTAGTTGTTCGGGCTTGATCATTTCGTGAACGCCTTTTGCTGACAATTCAGTTAGTTCAAATTCTACTACTTCCCAATCACCAGAAAGCCTGTTATACTTGATGCTGTTAGTGAGAAAGGTACGTAGCTTGCCGAGTGTTGGAAAGGTTCTACCGTCCTTCTGCCAAGAGTGGTATGTGGGTGTCCCAGACAGGAACTTATCCTGCTTATCCTTGTGACGAATCTTGTAAATAATCACGACACGATCATCCCATTCTGACGAAGTTCGTCAATGAATTCACGGCGATTCTTGGGGTAAACCTTAAGAACGACCTTGCTACCATAATCACCAGCGTTTTCATACGCATTCTTGGCTTCGGCCAGCCCCAAACCAGTATACTGACGAATGATCTTGATGCAATTGATCTTGTTAGTACCAGCAACCGCACCAGACAAGGTAACACGATCCTCATGCGTATTAGTAAGCATGGAAAAGAAAATCTTGCCCTTGATATTAGGGTCAAGAGTACTAGCAATAGTATCCCACAATTTCATGCCCTCATCAGAACCGTATGCGGTCGTGATAGAGCGAAGAAACGCAATACCGTCACTGATGACAGCATCCATGTGTTCAGTAGAAATATCAGTCATATATCACCTAATTAAAACAGAATTACCAGAAGAGGCTAAAGTTGTATGTTCGTTGTATTCTACCTTGTAGACGCTGCGGTAATCATATTTGTATTCGCCGCCTTCGTAGAATACTTTAGCATCATCCGGCATCTTGTCAAGCAGTTCTTTGAGTTCCTTAACGGTCATTACCCCCTCCTCATACGGGCAACTTCGTGCATCTGTTCTTCGTTAATGATAGGAACAGCATTGCTCTTGTGCATAGTTGCAATGCCCTTAATCAACGTACCAGTGTAAACCTTTTCCTTACGAGCGTAAGTAGTACCGATGCCATCACCAGACGGAACTACCGGAGTCTCGCGGCGAAGGGTAGTAGCCTTCATAGGATCCTTAGGAGCACCCTTAAGAGTGGGCTTGTACTTACCCTGACGATAAGCAATGTATTCGTCTAGCGTCTTGGGCTTGAGACCATACTTCTTCATCTGCTTATTGTAACTGTTAAGCTCCATAGCAAACTTATGATACTGACTGTCGGAAATCTTCTTCTTACGCTTGTTAGTGTTGAGCGTAGAGAATGCAGGTCCGAGCAAATGCATAGTCATATATGTCTCCTTACAATTACTCTTATAGCAGGTTATGAAGGTGATGTCAATCCTCTTTTAGTAGTTTCCAAAGATATTCTCGCTGACAATACCAGCGATCTTCGTGCCCGCCCCAGTCATGAAATCTAATTCTCCAAGCCTTCTTGAACCACAATGTTTCACCGGAGACCTTGCACTTTCTAGGCAAGAATGACCATATTAGTTTCTTTTCTTCAAAATACCAGATTGGACCATCATCAAGCAACGGTGCCATTACGAATACCTCAAAACAAGATACATCCATAGTTTGTCAGCATCTTCAAACTTGCGGAACTTCCAACGAGTACCATTCTTACCACTGATATTGCGATTAGGGTCAACAATGTTTCTGACCTCTTCCATATCAATACTTGCAGCAGTCCAGCCCTTACAAGCGTCAATGATGTAGAGTGGCTTAGCCCATTGATCGCCCGGCGGAGCGTGTTTAGTCTGGATGAACTTGAAGTGTGTAATCTCTCTCAAAACAGTTTTCTTACTCATTATAACCTCAATAAAAATACAGTGAAATCTTCTTCGGATTTAAAGGTAACAGTTATGTCTCTAACAGAATGAGTCAAGTTAGTATCAGGATAATATTCATTCCAAACACTTGCCCATGTAGTGAACCCTGATCTATTATCCCAAGCGTTGTCATATGCTTTCACATACCATTCAGGTTCTTCACCTTCACGGAAAGTTACTTGGTAGGTCAAGACCACCTCAATAGAAAAAAAGCTGCATCATATTCACTAGAAAAAGCTATGTCATGGTTCACGAAATTATCTTCATCCTCAAGAATAGCATAATGTGCTTTAACATTTTTGTCAAGCCATTCTTTCATTTCTTGGCTTAATGGATTCCTTAATCCAAACACATGGTTAGGATGGCACCATTTGTCACGCACAGGAATACGAGTCCATTTATCCATTATAACAGTCATTCTATAAAAAGTATAATCTTTCATGACCACCTCAACGTTAAATAGACCCAAGCCTTTTCAGCATCACTATACCTTCTGAATACCCTAGAGCGAGGACCAAAGTCTTCACCACCGAACGATTCCATGATTGCTAGTGCTTCTGGCCGATCCTGCATATAATTAAAGTCAGGGCGCATCTTGATCTGAACAATCCACTTGTTCTTACACCCACCGGTCTTGCGTTGCACCCTCTTGCGATAGAGAATAAAATATTTGTTCTCTAGTTCCCGCACTCTTGGGTCATTAATATGTTTCAAGAGACGATCCCTCATTTCAATTCCGCTAATAGTTTTAGTCATCCCCACTTCAACTTAATCCAGGCTTCTAACTCTGGGCTGACTGCGTATGGATGAGCATATGGAACTAGGTGCTTGGTGTTTTCTGCTCCTACCCACATATCCTCAGGCTGTTGCTTGATCCAATCAGCAATCTCGGTTACTACTGAATAGACACGCCACTCTGTAGGAGTCCACATTCCTACATATATGTAAGGTTTGATGCCGCCTCTAGCTAGGAAGTCAACCGGAGGCAAATAAGGATACAGACTGTTAACATCGTAGTTGTTTATCATGCTTCCCTCAGAATGAACCACATAAAATCCTGCTCACTGTCAAATTCAACAAACAGGCTACTATTACGTATGCGAATCTTGCCTTCATATTTGTCATTCCAATACCAAGTCCATGGCTTAGGAACCAACCACTTGTCGTTGGTTCTCGCATCAGCCATGACAGCACTATACCGCTCCTTGAACCATTCCGGGCGATCATCAAATCCAGCAGCGAGCTTGATGGTATGTGTCATGACCACCTCAACGCAAACCAAACAGCGTCTTCATCGTCTTCAAACTCAAAAAAATGCCCTGCCCAAGAAGGCCCGGGATAGAACTTAGCCTTACAGTTTTGTTCACACCAGTTCATTACTTCCAAACGATCATAATGATTAAAACAAACCTTGTGTAATACCGGCGTAGCTAAGGTGAAACTGGCTCCACGGGACTCATATGTGCTTTCTATATAGGTAATCATGACCACCTCAAGATAAAGAACGATAGATCGCCGGGACTGTTGAACACTACACGGATATTTCCGTTGGTCATGTGTCTAACTTTAGCAATCTTACTAAGTTCTTTATATGCAGCTTCTCCCGACGGGCTATATGCATCAAGGAAGTTTTTCCACCATTGGGGAGGTTGATCTTCGTGATCTATACCCCACCACCGACGCTTGAATGTGAATGCAGTTTTCATGAATACCTCAACAATGCAAAAGCATACAGCCCTTGATCAACTACGATAAACTTGTCCCAATTATCAGCATCATCTGGATTTCTAATCAAACCGACTTTACCGGGCAGCCACTGTTCAAGACGTTTGGCCCATGAATACATAGGGTCCTCATAATTGGGAATAGCATCTTGCTTTCCAAACTCGTTAAAGAGATTGGATACAAACGCATGACCAGGTTCTACCCTAGGATAAAACTGAATCAGTTTAGAGTACAGTTCTCTATCTTTTGCTTCATAGTAACTCATGACCACCTCAACATAAAGAGCATAGCATCCCTTTCATCTTCAAAATACATGATACATGATGCCCCGTCAATATCAATCTCCCCGAAGTGAGGATATTTGTCCAACCATTCGTTACACTCGGTAATCTTGCTGTTAGACCAATTTCCGACAAAGCTAATATCAACTTCGGTCATGACCACCTCAAAATAAAAAACGTTAGATCACCGGGAGACTTGAACACTACACGAAGGCTACCATTTGATTTTTGTCTAACTTTAGCAACACGGCTAAGTTCAGTTATCTTGCTGACACTGATAGATTTACCCTCTGCGAAGTTGGTCCACCAATGGGGCGGCTGATCATCATGCAATGGTCCCCAATACCATTTCTTAAATGTGAATGCAGTTTTCATGACCACCTCAACAAGAACCAAGCCATGTCACGATGGTTAATGAAACCAATGTAGAACAACCCATCGTCCCAGATAAACATATTGTTCTGTCTACACCACTTCTTAGCTTCATTTAGTGTATCTTGAACTTCTGACCAACGTTCCTCACCGAGATTATATTTCAGTTCCAGCCTATAAGGCTTGCTATGTTCACGAACCCAACGCATTATGAAAACCTCAACAGAAACCAGGAATATGCTTCTTCGGTGTTAAACTCTAGTGCTTCAACAACCGGAAACTTGCCCTTGTATATAGGTTTGATAATTCTCATATCGTATGCTTCACCCAATTCTTTCCAAAACTTTTCAGCGTTATCAAAACTAGAAGGACTCGCGTTAACAAATGCTGCTTTAGCGGACACATACATATTTCGGTGATGAGCATTGTTTATAACATCAAGTTTCACGCAAATGCCTCATGAACATGCTTGCAAGTCTTGCGGAAACCATAACCGGGGCAAGTGCAAGTGGTCTTGCTACCATCACGAGTGACAATATACGAGTTACCCTTACTACCCTGAACTACCTTAGTTTCACGCTCATGTTTGACAGGAGTAAACTCAACCTTGGCAGCATTGACTTCAACGATGCGATCAAGACGAATGCGACGGAACTTGATACCAAAGGTGTCGCTGGTGATACCAATCTCGTCATCGGCAAAGAACTTTTCGCGCATGACGGTACCGGTATATTCGTTGAACTCGGGAATCATACCTGCGGGATAACGATGGCGAACGTCATACATGACGTTGCGAACTTTGATCGTAACAGTGTCACCGATGTTAAGCATAAAAACCTCGTTTCAAGCGATATAATTTCTTATACGCCCAAAACGAGGTAATGTCAAGTGTTATTGTTGCTTAGGTGCAAACTTTTCCATACCAGTGATGCCCATACCACCGATGATAATGAACATGATGCTGTTCAAGATGTTGTCATCAATGTGCTTTGCCATAAAGACATTGGCACTAAATGCAGTGATGAGCATGAGAGTGCAAAGGATAGTGATAACACGCTTGTTGCTTAGTTTACCATCACCCTCTGCAATCAGTCCCTTTAACTGACTTAAAATACTATTCATATCCATGGTCTTTCTCCTTTGATACAATAGTATTTAATCGTTACCCCTATTTTCCAAACTCAACGGTAACGACATTGCTTTCAGTCTTGACTTCCTTAGGCTTGCGTTCACGCTTCTGCTTTTCGTTTGCAGAGTTGTACTTAGCCTTGTCACTGGTACCCCACCATTTGGTATCGGTATCCCATTCGCATTTAAACTTCTCAAGCATATACTCTCTGAGATAGTCAGATGGCTTGTTGCCTGTGCCAGAAATTAGATGCCAAAGTTCACCTTCACCTGCTGCCCAAGGCTTTACAGTTACCTGAATATATTGATGATTCTTGTCAGCATACTCACTTACAACAAAGTAAGACCTACGCTTTTCATTGTTCTTGTCTACGAACAAGAATATAGGATGCTCACCTGTAATCTCACCATCTTTATCAACGTATCTGCAAAGAGTATGCCCAAGATAATTCCACTTGGCAAGATTGTGTCCATGCAATATTACCTTATCAACTGGCTTCGGCTGCGGAGTTACAGTAGTCTTGCGCTTGACATGAAACGCACGATAACACATATATCCGAGAAATGCAAACGGGATGAGACACAAGACTACTGCAAACATATTGATTAACCTTTATTCCTGAGGAACCAACTTGAAAATCGCGTCAAGGATTTCCTGTTTGGTTTCAGTCTTGCCAGAACTATCAAGCTCGTCAAGATACTTGAGAATGTTACTGAGGGTATCATCACGCTTTTCAAGATATGTGATGTAGTTCTCTGCTTCGTCAATCACCTTGCCCACAGCGTAGACCTGGGTTTCACGAATGTTATTAAAATCAGTCAATAGACCATCATACTTCATTGTTTTTCTCCTTACTTCTTAAAACGCCGAATGCTGACTTTGATTAAATCATATGCGATCCAACCAAGCATGAAACAGCCAATAATGAAAAGATCGTGCTTCATTGTTTTATTCCTTACCAATCGCCCGATGCGCCACCACCATCAAAGCTACCGCCACCGCCATCAAATCCGCTATAACTGTCACTGGATGAACCACTATCATACGAGCTAGACGAATCAAGTGCGCTGCTGATGATTTCAGCCGTGACAATAGCACCGAGAACATCGGAACCATCGTCGCTGCTATCGCTAGAATAGTTACTAGTCGTGATACGACGATTAGTAGAAGCTGGAGTTCTCAGGGCACTCTTGTTAGTGAGAGGGCGCTTGTTGATAGGATACTTAGGCAGCATTGTTATTTTCCTTATGCTTACGATGCTTGATCATAAAGCGAACGAAGAAGATCGTAGTGAGTACGACGCCAGCAACAAAACTGATGATGTTGTACTCTACTACAGTTCCAAGATTAGTGCAAAGCATATCAATTCTCCACTTTAATTAGGTGCCCTTCCGGTACAGTGAATGCATCCCATTCTTCGTTATGGTCATCCATTAAAAGAACAATGTAAACACTGTTTACTACCGGAAGTTTAGTGTGTATTCCAATGACTTTTGCTAGAAGCCCATTGATTGAGCTTCCTGGAATATTTACCCTAGCTAAATCACCATTTTTAAACACCTTACTCGCCCTTAAGCATCTTGCGGATCTTGATAACGATCCAAACGATAGCAGTGATCACGAGGATCAGGATGACAAGATTGAGCAGACCATAAAAGATCATACCAAAGAATCCAGGACCCTGACTCTGAGGACCCTGAGCATACTGCACCTGACCAGGGTCACCCTGAGGCATAACCTGAGCCTGAGGAGCATAGCCACCACCATTCTGAACAACTACCGGAGCCTGCTGACGATTATGATCAAACATCCACAGCCAGAAGAACGGGCTAGAAGTGAAGCCGCCACCATAGCCGCCGCCGTATCCACCACCATAATAGTGATTCTGTACTACAGGGGCAGAACGATACCCGCCATTATATCCGCTAGTATATGCAGGACGAGAGACTACCCGAGTCTGTGCGGGCTTGTAGCTATAGCCAGAGCTAGTGTTGCTGAAACGCGCGGGAGTAGTTGCAGCAGGACGAGTATAGCTGGAAGTAGGACGATAGCTAGAGCTAGAGCTAAAGCTACGAGAGGAGCTAGAGCTAGAACTATGGAAGCCGCCTCCGCCCCCACCGCCGAAACGGCCAGCAAATGCAGGCTGAGCAACAAGAAGCGCAGCCATAAGACCAATAGTAAACTTCTTAAACATGTTTAATTTCCTTTAGTTAGACGAAGTGCTAGTGCTGTTGCCCTTAAAAAGCATACCGCACAGAATCATGACTCCCCAAGCCTGGAGCCAACCAATCTCATGCAATCCACTCACAGCAGGAACGAGGGCACCGTTCCAAAGCCACATAACCGGCAGACTCATGAGGAGACCGACAGTAACGATACCCACTACGCCGAGAACAATAGCCCCGACAATCTTAACAATAGTTTCCATATTACTTTCCTTTGTGTTACTATAGTTTCGCGTAGCCCCGCCGGGAATTGTATAGTGCATCATTGCACAATCTCAAAGTTGTGATTTAGCCACCGCCGATCCCCGGTCTTAACGCTTTCAATGAAAAGCTGTGCAGGCTTAGGAGTGACCATAGGTTCAATCACGCGCCACTCTTCGCCATGTTCACGAATGCGATTCTTACCGTGATTAGTAATACCTTTGATTTTAATGATCACTTTGATACCCTGCGCGCAATCAGCACCTTGCAAGCAGTGTTTTCATCAGGCCAGAAATGCTGGCATTCACCATTCTTATTGTACTTGAGAAATTCTGCGAGAACCTTGTCAACCGTGGAATAGCGTTCCTTGACCATCTTGTTGACGATATGCGTTGCGCGGTCAATATCCATTTTACATGCTCCAATAAGATTCAGAAGACGGGTCGCAGCAGCGGGGAGTATCAGTAGCAATCTGAATTTCCTTACCAGTCATCAGATTGTGAACAGTCTTGTACTTGGGGGCGAACTCAATGCGATAGTGAGTGTCCCAATAGCCGCAACCACGGAGAGCGTTGACTTCACGCTTCATCGCATCATCATCCTTGCGGTCAAACTCGTAGGACTTGATGAAACGTTCGCCAGTCTTGCAACGCTTGTCGAGACGATAAATCTTGAGAGTGTAGATCATTTTCGTAACTCCGTTTTCTCAGCTTATGATTCACTCTACACAAAAAGGTACCCGAAGTCAACCAAAAAATGACCTCAGGTACGATTTTTATTCTACCTCACCGAGAGAAAGAATGCAGTAGTCACGATCAAGTGCCGCTGACGAAAACGCACAGGGCGTATCACGCGAGGTAATGTAAGTGATTTGACGAGTCAGTTCTTCACCAGTATATTCACCCTTGAACGGATCATATTCCTGCAGGATGAGAATGTCTCCAACCTTATAGTCACGATCCTTCAAGTCTCGCATATCATGCTTCTTAGCACCAGTCTTGAATGCCTGAAAGAATGCCGTCCAACTCTTTACTTTATGTGTTGCCATATTACTTCTCCCTAATCTACATTATAATACTTCTGCTAAGTGCGGATAGGCGGCAATAATTTCTTCTTTGCTAGGAAGATATACTTTAGTCTTCCGCTCCATAAACTCTTTGTTATTATACCAAATCTTAAGTTCTTGGTCTGTAAAATCAATACACCAGTAATGCTTATTATCGTTTCCTATACTAATATAAGAATGCATTACCAACCCTTACTTTATGTGTTGTCATATTACTTCTCTCTAACATTCATAGTGATGAATGAAGCAACAAATGCCATCATCGGTACAGCGATGTCGGCTCGGTCAAGTGTTCCCTTAACATAGTCAGGCATATAAAAACCGATACCGCACACAATAGCCATAGCTAGTGCAAACAGAATACGTTCCAACATCTTACTTCACCTTAATAAGAGACTGCGGAGTAGCACAACGCTTACCCGCTTCTGTATCAACAGGGACCATTCCCTGATTGTAACAGGCTTCTGTCAATAGACGATTCTGTTCTTCACGCTTATTTTCGGCATCAATCGTGACGACCAGAGCAAATATAAACGCTGCTACAATCAGAATCATAGCAGTGCTAAAGGTAAAAACGTTTTCGTAAACAATCTTGATAATATCTTTCATTTCATTTCTCCTTAAAGCTGGGAATAGTTAATCAGTGTGGCAATGCCAGTAACGACAGCAGCAATACCATTAAGAATAATTACAAATGGAAACTTGCGACAGTAATATACCATGGATCCGATGTTTGCAATGCAAAGCGAACCACACAAAATAACAAAAAATAAATGAAGGTAATGCATATCACTTCACCATATTGAGAATAGTACCGAGTGCGAAGCAGGCACTCCCTGCAAGATAAAGCCAGTTACTCATATTACGCTCCCTGAGCAACCTTGACCATGCTAGCAGGGACACGATAGCGACCATGCTGCGTTTCAACGACCAGGTTCTTGATCTTGACATCCATTACAGTGCCGTTATAAACCTTACCACGCTTGTCAGTGAACGTGACCTTTGCACCCTTCGTGATAGAACGAACATTGGACTTGGTGATCTGCTGACGGCGCATCTTGATATATTCAATGAGGGTATTGAGTTCCTCGTTGTCAGCCTGGGTCAGAACGAAGTGCGAGAGAGTTTCAAACTTAGTCATTCAATGTCTCCTTGCTATATCTTCTTATATCAAAATGGGTCACCAATGTCAACCAAAAAATCACCTAACCAACAAATAATATGTTAGCATCTTGTCATCGTCAACCGTCAAGTTCCAATGTTTGATAGACCATGGATTATCTTGCTCATACGTGAATCTCCAGCCTTTACCACCAATGCTAAACTTGGTGTAATGAGTTCTTGGCCCAATGTTCTTCACAAACCAAGCAATGTCAGTTTCTCCGGGCGGCCTTCCAAAGTTAATGGTTTTAGCCATACTTTTTCAACAGTTCAGTAACAAACTCATCATCAGCTTCACCAAGGTCTTTGTCTTCTGTAAATACAGCAACATCGCCAAACTTAGCAAGCCTACGACCAGCAGCATCGTTGTCACACACTGCTACAACTTTGCGATTGAGCATACTCAACCAGTTACGCAAGTCCTTTGTAGGGTTGTTCGTCAATGCTGCTAGGGCGCTGTATCCGCGCTCTGTCAATCGTGCAGCGTCAAAGATACCCTCTGTCAGAAAGACAACGTGAGGGGTCAAATGAAGCGATTCTAAGCCCCATACAGCGAGGGTAGGCTGCTTGCGATACGTGAAGTAGCGCGCCTCTTTGGGATGATTGTTCTTCATTTTATCAGCATCAGGACGATACTGCTGGTACCCGATGATACAACCACTCTGATTGTAAAGGTAAAAGGTCGCCACTCGCTCATCTTCATCTATCATGGGACGATGAAGATTAAGGTCAATGTGGCGACCTTTAAGATGTTCAACAATCGTGTTCATAAGTTGACACTACATTATTTTATGTATAGTGTCAACCAGTTTTTACCACTTGACTATGAAACCGTTAGTGTCAGAGAACCTAGACCTTAGAAGACTGACCTCATTGGATACAGCGTCTTCGGTCCAGTCTTCGTAACGATATGCAAACTTAAACTTACCATTGTGGTAAATGTTTACTACATAATCTAGTTCTTTACTAGATCCGGGAGACGCTTGCTTATACACAGTGCGATATGAGTTCATCATAAAAATCCTCCCTATTAAAGTAGTATTTATTACGTTACAATAAAAATGTAAATCCTAAGATCATCGTTAACACTATGACTGTAAATCCAAGGATATAATCCCCCTTTGTGGCAGGCTTATCCCAGTAAGAGTTTTTATCAGTCACGCTTGGTAACGATCTTATCAATCAATCCATAATCAAGAGCTTCTTGGGCACTCATGAAAGTATCACGATCCATGTCACGCTCAAACTCCTCGTAAGTCTTGCCCTTGCTGTTATGCTTGACATACAGTTCGGTAAGAGTACGCTTGATATGCATGATTTCCTTGTAAGAAATCTCAATATCACTTGCCATACCACGAGCGCCACCACTGGGCTGGTGAATCATGTGTCGTGCATAAGGAAGCATAAGACGCTTGCCGGGTGCACCTGCTTGAGCAAGAAACGATCCCATTGAACATGCCTGACCCATCACGATAGTAGTAATGTCGGGCTTGATGAACTGCATGGTATCATAAATCGCCATACCAGCAGTAACACTGCCGCCCGGGCTGTTGATGTAGAGTGAAATGTCAGCATCAGGATTCTCACTCTCAAGATAAAGCAACTGTGCTACGATAAGATTAGCCATCTGGTCGTGGACTTCACCCTCAAGCAAAATGACACGATCCTGTAACAGCCTTGATTGAATGTCCATCGCCCGTTCGCCCTTGGACGTGTTCTGAATTACCATTGGGACTAACATAAGATAAATTACTCGCTTTCTTAAAGATTGTGTTGTAAAAGATAAATACTGTTACACTCAAGACAGTCTTGAGAATTGAAGTATATAACAGGAAGTTTCAAATGTCAATAGTTTCGGGAGTTTATAAGATAACATTGGTGGCAGACGGTAGAATCTACATAGGTAGTTCGGCTGATATTCACGGAAGATGGGTAGAGCATACTACTCGCCAGGAGCAAGTTATAGGTAAGGCGATAGAAAAATATGGTAAGGATGCTTTTGAGTTTGAGATAATAGAAATCTGCTCCCCAACCAAAGAGATATTACAGGAAAGAGAACAATTCTACCTTGATCAACTTCAACCGTTTCCATGGATCAACAACCAAGGGTTTAACATAGCCCCCAATGCGTATACTCCTTTAGGTATCCGGCGATCGGACGAAACTAAGAAAAAAATGAGTGAGGTGTGGCATAAAAACCGAGACGAAGCATATTACTTACAACTAAGTGAAAACATGAAAGGTGATAAAAACCCAGCAAAGAGGCCTGAGGTTCGCGCTAAAATATCAAATTCACGCAAAGGTCAGACTTGGAAACATGATACCGAGAGAATGGAAAAACACAGGGCTGCTAGGACGGGTAGAAAACGTTCAGAACAAGCAAAGGCTAATATGAGTGAGGCTCAGCGAAAAAACAATACCAGGTCTGAGGTTGCTAAAGAGAAATTCTATCTTGCCCAAAGAAAGCTCTACGAAATAATGCGCCCCGATAGCTCCGTCTTTCAAATGTATAGTCGTGAATTAAAATCGTTTTGTTCCGAAAATGGATTGTCCTACGCAAACTTGATCACTACGGCTAAGACCAACCGACCGTATAAGGGAGGGTGGCTTGCTAAATTAGTTTAGGTTACCGAACTGTTCTTTTTTCTCTACCAACTGCGCCAGCACCAGTTTCGGTGCGATCAAATGCAGTGTTCTTTTGTCTACCCGAAGCAATATCTGCTGCCTTCTTAGTAAACTCTTTTTCAGTTGGTATGCGCTTTGCTCTTACGGTAGGTTCATTGGTTCCTTCATCATCCTTGGGCTTACCCTGACCTCTATCAATCTTGAATGTGAAGTTGCCCTTAATACCAGTGCTGTAATATGTTTTGCCTGCACTCAGGTATACACCCTTGGTACTTTTCCCGGGGTATTCAGTATCAAACTCATTCAATATCCATTTACCGCTGGATTCTTTTGCCTTAGTATAAACTTGAACTAATGCTCCGTTGTTAAGAATGTCAGCAGCGGCGTTACTAAAATCAGTATTTTCATTGACCTCTGCTGCTGCCTTGTGTGCAACCGCAGCCATCAAGTGATAATAAAGATTGACACTACTTGGATTATCTGTCTTACGACTGTGTGCTAGTTTCTCTAAGTTATCAGTTAGTCCCAGTGAGCTAATCTTGTCCATTGGTACCGGACCAGTCTTTTTTAGATCACGTATCTGGTCTGCATCTTCTTCATCAATAATATCATACTTCACACCTAGATAGAGAGGAGCACCTGCTTGACCTTGCTTTTGAATTTCTCTCATCATTTCAATGGTGTCAGCATACTTCATCATTAGCTTCTGTCCATTTGGAGTCTGTGCCAACTCATCAATGCTATTAACTAGGTTTGATGTACTTGCAGTGGCGCCCTTACCGCCCTTTGTGCTAACTTTGATATATTTGCCTTCTTCATTAGTCATGATACTATCGCTAAGGCCAGCGGTCTTTGTATCATCAAATGAGATTAGTGTTCCTTGATAGCTACCGCCCAAGAAGATTTCAGCAGCTTCCCCTGCGTTACCAGTGTATTGACCTGTTTGTAATGCAATGGGTTGTAGTATCTCGCAGAAATAATCTCTAAACGCACTGAAACTTACACCTTCTGGTGCATCAAAAGTCATTGGAAGTGGCTCACCACTTGCAAGTTTATATGCTACTATATACAATGGGTTGTCTTCGCCCATACTTTCTGCAAGCTGCGATACAATATCTTCGGCTGATAGATCAATCTTGTTAGTGAGCAAGTCTTGCGGGGTTAATCCAGCTTGTGCTTTAGCTGCTGCCTTACCAGCAAAACGATAGTCGCCAACTTGGTTAGGGACATAGTTATCGGTAGATTGTGGCTTGATTGATTCTAGGTATCTACCAAAATATACTTCACCATCTGGAGTAGAGAATGATGCTATTGCGAACCCGCCGGTTCTGGCAGAACGCTTATTCATCCATTGAATGCCACCTGTTTCGGATTCAGCTTGGCGAAGAATCATATCAAGTTTTTCTGGTTCTATAGTGCCACCGGCAGCAGGATAGAAATCAATAGTGTTGAAAGTGATTTCGTCGCCATCTGGATTACGGAACACATCGCCGGGTTTACGTCCAGCAAGTCCTGTGCTTTCCGTTAATGTCTCAAGTTTGTCTAAAATATCACGCATATAGTATTTATTCATTAGGTATGGGTAACGTCATAAATAGAAATGGAAACCCAAATAAAGGAGAATTATTATGTCGTTTCTTTCAACATTGGTCAATATGATCAAGAATGTGTTTGCTCCCGCTGTCGTAAAGACTGTTAAGGAAGCAGAAGTAGAAGTAGCAGCAGTTGAAGCTAAAGTTGAAGTTGCTGAAACTAAAGTAAAGGCTGTAGTGGCAGAAGAAGCACCTAAGGTTAAGGCTGCTGCTAAGAGAGTTTCTAAGAAGGCTAAGGCTGTAGAAGAAGCTGTAGTTGCAGAAGTCAAGAAGACAAGAGCTAAGAAGCCTAACATCAAAATTGCAAAGTAAATGCAAGAAATTGGTTTTGATATTCTAGGTGATTTGAACCTGTCTTCCAATGACAGTTTTAATTGGGAAAACAAGCAAACAAGTCTCTACTGCATACTCACTGGCAACATTAGTTCTAATGTTAGAACTATCGCACAAACATTGATTCACCTTTCAAAGATATATCAAGGTGTGTTCTATGTTCCGGGTATGCTTGAATATGAAACTGCGGATAGTATCCCTGAACGTTTACAGCAACTTATTGAGATAGCACAAGCTATCCCTAACGTATGTATGTTGCACCAGCATGTTGCTGTTATTGATGGCGTGGCTATCACGGGCATCAATGGCTGGAGCAATGTAGGAAACAATCATACAATTGAAAATATACTTGAAACTGTAGCAAGGCACGAAGATACTTACTATCTTCGCACTTCAATATCCAAGTTACAGCGTCATTTGGATGTCAAGAAGATCATTGTAGTATCAAACGCAGTACCACATGCTGATCTATATTTTAAAGAGAATCCGGGCTATATCGAGGACCAAACACCATTATGCGATGTATTAGATGCGGATACCGAACATAAAGTATCGCATTGGTTGTTTGGCACCTACGATAAGCCAGTTGATACTTATTTAGGTAATATCAACTATATGAACAACCCTCGGCCAGTAAATGCGCCCTACTGGCCCAAGCGTCTCACAATTTTAATTTGATTCAGCTTCAACCTTAACTTGAAGCGGGTAGCCCTGGGCACGAGCATCAAGGGTAACTTCAATACCTTTCTGTTCCGCAATCTCATAGGGCAATACTGCTACGATTGCGCTTCCGTTTTCGTGAACGTCAACTGTAATCTGGGTGGCAGTGTCAGGATTGTAGTTGAAATATTCAATCAGTGAACTGACCACAAACTCCATTGAAGTATGATCGTCATTGATATAGATTACCTTGAACAACGGCGGCTCTTTGAGAGCAAGGTTTGGCCTGATCTTGGTTCCGACTTCTGCATTTGCCATTATAAACTTCCTTTAGTATGTGATTGCGGGCACTATTACCCGCAATCACTATTTTATTTATATCACTTTGTGTAAGTGATTGCAACCGTTTTGGGCTTCTGTTCCTCAGGAACTTGACGCTCCAATTCAATCTTGAGAATACCGTTCTCTGCATTTGCACCGATAACTTCAACGTGTTCGGCAAGAGTGAATGTACGAGCAAAGTCTCGGGAACTAATGCCACGATGTACATACTCAGGCTTAGGAACAGATACAGAAGAATCAACGTCTTCTAAGTCCTGAACCTTTTCGCCCTTAATGGTAAGAATGTTCTTCTCTACTGTAATACTAATGTCACCCTCACGGAACCCCGCAACGGCAAGCTCAATGGCGAAGTGATCGTCATCATGCTTTACAATATTGTATGGGGGATAGTTGGTGTTTGCCTGCTGGGCGTTGACACGCATCAGTTCATCAAAGATACCGTCAAAGCCGATACCAAACTTGTGAATAGCAGGAATGTCTAGGGAACGAAGGGTTAGTTGATTAGTCATGTTTTATCTCCTTTATATTAAGCAAGACTATTGTTGTAGACCTATAAAGCATCTACAACAATACTTATATACTATATTTTCGTAAAAACGTCTAGTATTTTGGTTAAACTAATGCTTTTGGGTTCTCAATTAGAGCAACATCAATCACTAGTTCTTTGATATCCTGTTCCTTATACTTACGAATATGGAACATATGTGGCATCAAGATTCTTTCAATCTCAGTATGTAGACCACGAGCGCCGGTCTTTAGATCAATGCAGTTCTGTGCAATACGTCTAATAGCATCACAAGTGAATGTAAGTTCAATACCATCAATAGCGAACAGATACTTGTACTGGTCAATGAAGTTGTTCTTAACATCAGTCAACACTTCTACCAATTGATCAAGCGTAAGTTCTTGTAACGTAACCGTAGTAGTGAAACGACCAATGAATTCGGGGATCATACCAAAGCGAGTAAGATCATCGGGAGATACATCAGTAATATCCTGCTTTTCAGTCTTACTCTTTACTTCTGCTCCGAATCCAATGCTTGAACCCTGAGTACGATTCTTGATAATCTGCTCAAGTCCAACAAATGCACCACCTGCAATGAACAAGATGTTCTTAGTGTCAACTTCAACAGTCTCGCCCTGTGGGTGTTTTCTTTTGCCAACTGGGCTTACACGACACTTGGTACCTTCAACCATCTTCAATAATGCTTGCTGTACGCCTTCGCCACTAACGTCACGGGTAATGCTAGTGCTTTCACTCTTACGAGCAATCTTGTCAATTTCGTCAATGAAAACGATACCGCGTTCTGCCTTCTTAACATCGTTGTCAGCAAGTGCAAGCAACATAGCAATCATTGACTCAGCATCTTCACCTACATAACCAGCTTCGGTGAGGTTAGTAGCATCTGCAACTACGAAGGGAACGTTAAGATACTTTGCAACTGACTTAGCAAGCAATGTCTTACCCGAACCAGTTGGCCCAATCAACAACACGTTACCTTTCTGGATTTCTAAATCCTTAGGTGGGTTGGTAATCCTCTTATAGTGATTTGAGATAGCGACTGCAAGAATCTCTTTGGCGCTATGTTGGCCAATGACTAACTGATCCAAATGTTCTTTAATGCTATATGCATCAAAGTCACCAGTATCAATCTTTTCAATGATGTCTACAACCTTGTCATCATCCATGAGTTCGTTGCATAGTGCAATGCAAGTACTGCAAATTGCTACATCATCTCCTACGATTAGTTTTGCAACTTCATCTTTGTGCTTCCCACAAAAGGAGCAGTCTTGTAGTTTTTTATCAGTCATAGTTTTACTTATCTGAGCTTTTATATGAACTTATTTTTGATTTAGAAATTCTTCAATCTGTTCTTTTTCAAGATCAGACAATAGATCAATATCATATTCGCCGGTTTCAATCTTACTTACAAGATAACGGATATATTCTTCATCATAGATATATGAGTTAGAAAGGTCCTTGCTAACTTCAATCCACTTGTCACCGTCAAACTTGAATACACGATTAGGCAATACATCTACTCTAACGAAAACATCGCCCTTAGTAGCATATCTAGGGAAAGCTGTACCGAAACTAGTGTCACTATGATGTCCTTCGTCAGGATTTGCAAACAACTCAGGACGCATTCCCTTTAATGCTTCCTTGCTCATTGACTTGCCCTCATAAAGAACATAACCACCTTCATTGTGATGAATTGTTACGCCTTCAGTTTCTATCTCTATTGGTTCAGGTTCTTTGACAGGTTCTGCTTCACTCGGTTCCAGTTCCCCAGCATCCTCAGTTGCATCGGAAAGATGTGCTTGTTGTAGTTCTTCTCCCACATCTTCATCATGTCCAGCATCATCTGCTGATAGTAAAGTGGCATCATCATTAACCTCCTTGGGCTTAACTGCATTTAGTTTTGCGATAAAGTCTGCATCAACAGCAGTATCACATTGTCCACAGCATTCAGGTGTACCACACTTGTCGTGAACTTCTTCCACAGTTTCTTCCTCTTCATCCTTCTTATTCAAGTCTTCTTCAAGCCATTCATAGCTACTCTGTGCAGCTAATACAAGCGTAAGAGCAAGAGGATCAAATACAAACACAATGAGAATGATAACCCATCGCACAGCACGTTCTAATAAATTGCTATCTGGATTATCACCATAGATCAATGCAGCAATATATTTGATAGGTCCAACTTCTGCTTCAACCTTACGTACTTGGGCACGAATAGGAGCAGCTTCATCATTCAACTTAGCAATAGCTTGCTGGTCTGCTTCAATCTCTTTCTGAAGGCGATTGCGCTCTGCTTTCTGTTGATTACGAACTGAAACAGCACGATTTGCACCCTTGTCATCAGCAGTACGACCTAATAATTGGTCAACCTGACTATCCATTTGTGTAAGTGCTTTACGGTTAGCGGCTATGTTTTCTTTAGCAGTCTGTATCTTCATATCATAGACTGCTACCTTAGCGCCAACATCACCGCTTACTAATGTTTGATCACTGTGAGCCTTAGACAAGAAGCCAAAGATACCCATGCTTGTCAAGAATGCAAGGGCAATAACAGCAGGAACCAAATAGAGCTTTAACTTCCATCCAGCACGATCCCAATATCTATGTAGCCAAACTGTAGTTACAACCTTAGCAAACTCAAGCGATCCGCCCATGATCATAATGGGAACGACTGCTGCGGCGAAGATAGCCATTAACCCCTGAATGGAATACCAAGCCGCAATACTGCTAAGAGTAAGTGCAACCAACAGGGTTAGTGTAGCGAAACTAAATACTTTTCGTAAGAACATCTATTATTTAGTCTTCTAAACCAAATAAATGTCCATACGTAACGTTGAACTCTTCGGCCATCATAACTCCCTTGCGAGGGATTCCAGGGCCTTGTGTGATATGAAAAGTGATCCAAGGACCAGTATCACGGCGCTTTACTTGAATCACTTCAATCATATCGCCGTCTTCAAACACATACGACTTTCCAAGTAACTTTTCAGCCCATTCAGCAGTATCCTTTAGTGCATCATAATCGTCTTCCATGATTACACTAGCTCCTCTAGAATTCCCAACAGTTCTGCTGCAAAGAGTAAGCAACCTGCGATTTCAAACACCCCTGTCATCATCATCAATGCAAGACTTGCACCGATACGCAACATGCTCTTAGCCATGCTGACATAGAAATGCCCACGACTTGTATCTTTGGGTTGAATTTCCATTATTATTCTCCTTCCCCGAACAACAGTTGCTTAGCACGAATCTCAGTAAGTGCCTCATCCTTCATGGCGCAATCAAAGCAGATTTCTTCATGATTAAGACCATATGGACGAGTTTCTGCGATAATGCCGCACATTTCACAACGCTGTGGCGATTCTTCAAAGATCATTCCAAGACTACTCACTTGCACACCTGCTCAATCTGATCAGGCGTCATGTGCGCTTGAATAGCAGCAATCTTACACTGTGACTTTTGAAACTCAGTATAAGTAGCTGCCGCCATACCAAGTCCAAAGATAGTTGCAACTGCAATCATATACCACTTAACTTCCATTATACATTCTCCTTATCATCACGGAAGCGAACAAAACGCGGGAAACGCAGACTGTAAGTACCATCCTGATTCTGCGTGATAGCATCAGCCATAATCTCAACGGTGCGACCCACGATCAAGTTGCGATCTTCCCAAAGACTGTCACGCTCTGCATCACTGAACCCACTACCAGCATTGACAGTGATTTCCTTACCATCATCAACACCATTGCAGACAAGTGCGCCCAAACGGTTCTTGTTACGACCGGTACCTTCTTCAAGACCGATAACTTCAAGATCAACAGTGATCGTAGGCTTGTACTTCATCCAGCTGGCGCTACGCTTGCAGATATAAGGACTATCGAGGTCCTTAATCATCACGCCTTCAAACCCAGCAGCAACCATGTCACTGCAATAACGCTCAAACTTGCTGCGACCTTCGTGTTCATCGAGGTTAACTTCAAGGTGCGGCAGCAGTTCTACATTAGGCATCTTGTCGATAGCAGGCTTCATAGCTTCAAGTAGCTTGATACGCTTGCTCAACTGTGCATTCCAGTGTCCACGACCAAAGTCAGCGATAGGAAGAATGTCAAATACGTGGAACACGCTATCTTCTGCTGCTACATTCTCTTTACGACGAGCCTGACGCATCAGTTCTTGGAAGCTATTGCCAACAACTTCACCATCAAGGACGAAGCCACGAGTAATATCAGAACCAGGAATACTTACGCTATTGCGGGCAAAGATAAGCTGTAGCAGATTATCAATAATCTGGTCTTCAATGTGCTTGAAGTTCTCAAAGACCTTGCCATTGCGACTGTAGCAAGTTGTGTGAGTGCCACTGTCAGTCACGGTAACTACTAACAGAACACGAACACCGTCGAGCTTGGGTTCGAGTCGCTTGATGCCCTTCATTTCAGGGCGACCCTCACAGTTGCTAGCAAGCTGACACGAGAATACAGGAATCTCGTAGTTGGTTTTCTTGACAATCTTGTTGACAGTAGTAGTGCTAATACCGCAGCGCATGTCACGCCGAAGGATAGGAGCAAGGAACAGATTCCATTCATCACTGTCAAAACGTTCCGACATTTCTGCTACCGCATCGCGGGCATCATGTCCAGTCAAGCGACGATCACTAAGTGCCTGCAACAAGTCAAAGAACTCGTCCCACGGATTCTCTGCATCAACAATACCAACTGTATCAGGAATCTGCTTGATACCAAATGTTTCATATGGGTTGTAACATGCCTTAAGCCCGCACAGAAAACGAATAGCAATATCGCTTCCTAGATTAGCAGCAGTAAGGGCCTGGCTAAGGACATCTTCTTTGTGAAGACGACCATTATCCTCGTTCAATTGTTTGATAAAGTTTGCGCTCATAGTCTTCTATATACTATATTGTAGGGTGAATGTCAACAAGAAAGGTTACGACCACCTCAATATAAACCACATCTTGTCTTGCTCGGTATTGAACACTACTACATCGTTGATTAGAGTACCGTTCCAATCTTTGATACGCTCTCGTGCTAAGTTATCCCAACCAGACTGAATTGTTACCGGGAGAGAGTTGACAAAGTTACTCCAAACCTCTGTGTGGCATGTCCGCTGTATACCAACACGAACATACTCTATCCTATGGATCGGAAGATAGCAGTTGTCAGAAGGGAATATCATCCCATTCATCTTCTTCAACTTCCCTAATAGGAGCAACATACTGATCAGGCTGCGTCATTACATAGTCTGGCTTGCTAATCTCATCTTGAATCCAAGGTATAGCGTGGTTGTAGTCGCCGGGAGCATTACCGACCCATACAAGCATACCGGGAAACAGTGCCTTAGTGTACTCTACAAAGACCTGTCCATTGTGGTACCTACCATCCCAGGCGCCATTAAGTACGTAAAAGTTAATGGAACCATCTTCGTTGATGCTAGTGACATCACCCCAAAGATGAACACGACCATCTGTATCTGCGATTGCGATTTGCATTAGTCCATACTCCTTGCTTTAAGAATGATCCAAGTCATTTCTTTTTCTTCTTCTGCGTCTAGTACCTTAACACCAGTACCAGTACGATTCTTGATATATTCAAACGAACCATCTTCGTTATGACGAATCACTTTGGTTGCACTATAGATAATAGCTAGCTTTGGCTTTCTGGAGAACTTATACCAAGCTACCTCTCCCACCTCTCCCCACACTGCTGTTTCCACATAATGCGGTCGCATAACATGTTCCCAGTCAGTGAAGTCATCGGATTCAAAATCCATGATTACAGACTTGCCCACTCCGGTACCGGCAGAAATCATTTGGACTTCCATACCCGGGCGAAAACCTCGCCCAACGCTCTGAATAGCTTTGATCCAATCGGTCATTTTATACAGTCTTTTCTAAAATAATTCTATCAGCCTTGTTACAAGAACCGCAGCGCCTCTCCTGCACAGTACACATGTAATAGGAGTCGTGTACCTTTGTAGGCTCACGATACTTCAACCATTTGTGAAATCCAAAACGGCACCCCCAAAAAGTCACAAACAACTCCTCTTCACGTAAAGTGCGGAATACATTTTCTTTGTCAGCGTTCATTACAATTACAGGACCTTAACATAGTTAAGCTGGGTGCTATCCTCACGCTGATTGCGATGGGCCTTTACCTTACCCTCAATCGTGATAGTGTCACCAACAGCAAGCGAGTTGCGGAATGCAAAAAACACCTGCTTGTTGTCAGGAGTAATCGTAGTCACAAAATGAGTACCCCACTGATCGGAGAAATTACAGCGAACGACTTCAACAGAAAGTCCAACCTTATCACCAACCTGCCCAACAAAACCTTCAGTCTCACGAAGGCGAATATTCTGTTCAGTACGAGCAATAGAACGCTCATACGAAGCAGGAAGCGAGGCAACAACAGCAATATCATAGTTGCTGTCGGTGGTTGACTTTTCAACGATAGTAAGCATGGTTGCTTCAAAGTCGCTCAAACGCTTGTTGGTAAGCAACTTGAAAGTAAGACCGCGACAATAGGTCATAACCTTTTCAGCCATTTCACGGTCACCGTCAGTGATATCAAAATCACCCTTAAGAAACTGGTGAGTCAAGGTCTTGTTAGCAACACGATTCACCTTATGGCTATATTCATGATCATCGTCATAAACAGTAACATCATCTTGCTTGAGATATTCACCGTTGATACGCTGGGCAGCACATGCAGCAGCAAAAACATCAACAGTGTTGTAGACGGGGCGAGTATAACGAGCCATGTGACTATCTCCTTGCTATACATTCGTTATAGCAGTTTTGGGTAACAGTGTCAACCAAAAAGATACAGTTAGGTTATTTTATTAGAGAAGGGATTTCAAAAAATTTTCAAGGTCTTCACGAGCGAGACGCTTAGCCATCTGTTCAGATCGCTTCTTATTAGCTGGCATTCCGGTTCCTAGATCAGCATGAGTGAATACTCCTAACAGCTTAATCGTGGTTGGGTTTTTACCGCTAAGTTCATAAATGATGCTGATGTCAGGAGTAAGATGTGCTTTTCTAGCTTTAGGCAGATACTTTGAATATGGACTACCAGATACCCCAGCTAATGGAGTATCCTTTCCACCGAACAACGCCAGTGGATTCTGTGATTTGTAATCCATGAACTCTTTGATTTTTTGCAGAATATTTATTGTGTCCTTTCTAGCAGACACAACTGATTCCATCCAAAGAGGACCTTCGCTAAAGACAACAGCAGGGTTAGGATTAGACATGTTCACCGAGTGCAGCTTCAAGACGGGCGATCATTTCATCACCTGACATCGGCGCACTAAACGGGCCGTTAACGGATTTGACAATCTTGACAAGATCAGAGGTAGCAATCCCAGTATCGTTTTCAGCATCAAGTGCTTCAAAGAGGGCCTGTTCGCTCGGCTGAGTAACTTCGGTAATCTTCATGACAATATTTATCTTTCGCTGTCTATAATCTTGTTATAGCAGTTTTGGGTAAACATGTCAACCGTTTTTAGCCAAACAGCATCAAAAACACTAAAAAGGCTAGGATGGGATGACCAAACAATAAGAATGAAAAGGTCAATATAAGGACCAAACACCCAAAGTTTTCATTGGTTTCGTTATATCTATTATTCATAAATCAAGCCTTCAACCTTTCCCACATCAGCTTCTTTTCTTTATCAATGAGCTTGTGCTTGTTACCCAGCTTGTATAGCAGAATAAAAGGACCAACCACCATAGCAGCAGTCAGCGTGATTGGCCAAGCGACACAAGCAAAGAACATAATGAATGTAATTGGCTGACTATCACTATCATCGTGAAACTCAATCTTACCTCTGCCTAGCAAATAACAATAAATGCCATAAGAGACAACTGCTACTGCAATCCAAATATAAAAGTTCATTCGTCATTATCCTCTTCACTGGCAACAAGATTATGAATAAGATTATACTGTTCAGCAGCTTTCTTTAGTGCTGGATATTCTTCTTCAAGAGTCTTTCGGTCAGTCTTATTAAACTTGATGCAGGGCTTGCCATCACTAGTATCAATGCCCATAGAGTATTCATAACCGCTATCTACACGGCGAAGGATCCTGCGCAAACTAGACTGCTGCTGTGCCACAATAGCAGCAGTAATAGTGTGATTTGCGTTTTCCTCAACCTTTTCTAGGGTCTTAAGAAACTCAATTTCATCCTTAATAGCATCATAGATAGTATAGGGCATCACACGTTCTTCTTGCTAACATCGCCTGCATTATATGCATCCATGATCTTTTCAGACACATTCTTTTCACCGGGCTGCAACTGCTGGATCCAAACGTTTGGCTGATCATCGTACATATGAAAGGTTCCGCCGGGCAATGTGATTTCTTTATAGTTCATATTAGCGGCTTTCAAGGATGAAATCGCGGACACGTTCGCGGTCAACTGAATCGTAGCAGATATCTTCGTAAGTGCGTTCCAGCTTGCGAGTAGCATCAATTACTTCTGCACGAGTAGCAGCAACGTCCTTATAGATTCCACTGTCGGCATTGTAGAAGTCAAGAACATAGTTGATAAAATCTTCGCGGTCCATATTACTTACCAATCCTTCTTAGGGTGCTTGTCTTTGCGCTTGTAGCGAAGTTTGGATTCAACCTTCTTAGGACGAAAGGGAGTGTCCCCATAAAGCACATGATGCGCTCTTGACTTGGGCTTTGACATCTGAAACTGAATCACTTCTTTCTTCATCATGTTTTCACTCTACTATAAAACGAATGCAATGTCAAGCCTCAATAGCCAAAAAAAGTGCCTGAACTAGCCAGGCACCCTTTCATTGAAGATTACTTTTTCGTTGAGTTATTTACGAAATCATACATCTTCTGTGCGGTTTCTAGGACCTTTTCAAGTCCAGGAAACTCTGGCGCAGCTACAGTGGTTACAAGTTGTCCAGTTTCTAGCTTATGTGCGGTGAGTTCCCAACCCATAAACTTGGCCTTGTATTCCTCAAGGCATAGCTTTTCAGCAAGGCCTAAAATGTCAGAACGAATCTCGTATCCGTTCTTATTGAACTTAATTTCGGGAAGACCCGGAACCTTATTCTCACTCATATTACTTCCTCAGTTTTTATTAGTAATGGAAACGAATTCCCATTCATCATTTGTATAGGGCCACATTATAGTGTTAAAAGCATGTAAAATAGCATAGCGCAGGTTGAAACAACTGCTGCCGCTCCGACACGACTGACTCTAGTGATAGCTGGAGTAGCTGGGTCAAAGACGGTTCCTGCAAACTTACTCATATTAATTTCCTTTCCTCTGTGTGTAAAATGACTTTGCAGTTTCCTGCATAGTCTTTAGTGTTTCAGTGTAAAATGCCTTATCTGTAATGACATTGTACACGTTGGTACCAGCTTCTAGGCTAGCATCAACTGCTTTTCTAGTATACTCGGTTTGAGTATCCACGAAATCGTTAAGAGATTTAGCAAGAACCTCGTGCTTAACGAGTGCATCAATTGCAATCTTCTTAGTTGACTGGATAGCGTCAATGGTAGTGTCCATAAAAGTCTTGATCATATCAGCTATCCTTACTTGCAGCGACCGAGAATTTCACGGTTCTCAAAATATTCTAACTTACTAAGACCACCACTATGATCTTCGTCAGCAATCTTGAAATACTTTAGATCGGTTCTGCAACCAGCGGCGACCAATTCGCCGTATGAAAGTTCACCACTGTGGTCGGTGTCAAGCTGTGCAAACATCTTGTCTTTCCAAGAAAGTGCGTAAGCTGGGTTTGAAATAGCGATAGCCGCTAAAAGGCTTAGTGCGATAGTCTTCATAATTTTCTCCTGTGTGTAAGTGTAGTCAAAAGACTACGAACTATATTTATGCTGCAACTGCGAACAAAAACTATAGTTATTTAATAGATTCTAGGTAGCTTTCAAAGTCCCCATATAAGGTCATCATCATTGCTATTCTGTGATCATATACTCTAATATACGGTTGTTTCTTGCCTTTGTCAACTAATTTAATGCCGACATAGTAAGGGCATTTTACCTTTTTGTCAAGATTTAAAGTATACTTGGCCCAGCTAACTTGGTTGTTAGCATTCTTGGGAGGATTGAAATCAAAGTCGTAATGAGCAATGTTTGCTTTACTAAAAGCAGTCATGCCTGCATCAGTGAGTCGTAAACCAGAGCCGCTACGACCAGTAATAAACCAATCGGATATTATCTTATCGGCAGGCATATCTTTCCAAGGAAAATCAGGATCCTCCTTAGTCTCGGCAAGAATCAGTTGAATGATTTCAGTTTTGGTCTTGGGATAGATCATCGGGGTACACTGTTCTCCCGGTGTTCATAAACACAACTGTAAACTTATCAGTCTTGAACTGTGCATTCAACTTACGGCAAAGGTTACGAGCATGACCAGGATTACTGAAACTGGTCTTCTTGTACTTGGGTGCAATGTCGTTTGTTAGATGATGCGATGACTTAAGGTTAATAGGCTGATCATCATAGAACACGGCCCAGATACCTGCGGCTTCCACAATTTGATCACACTTATATGTCTTCTTGTCAACATACTCTAAGAGAATGTTGGGTTGCGTTCTGCTCATTTAAATGTACCGCCTTTAATCTCGACCTGAATGACTTCCTTAGTGCCATCAGTATCTTTCTGCTTCTGTAGTTCATACAAGTCAGATAAAAGTCTGGTAATGTCATCACGCAAGCCTCTGGCGTCACTGATGGGTAATACGACATCCTTGTTTTGTTTGGAGTCCATTACTGCCATCTTGTCCAGAAATCTGTTAATATGCATAGTCATTACACTGTATTTATCTTAGCATTTGCCTCCGATTCAGTTTTATAAGGTCCCGAGTAGGGATACCGCTGAATGAAGATATATTTGGGACAGAATACTACGCCCGGAGTACCATTTTGATCAAGTACAAACCAGCCAGCAGCATGTAGACACTTGGACTTATTGCTGGTAGTAAACAGATGAAGTCCACGCTGAACATCAAAGACCGAGTTATAGATGCGCTTGGGAGTGGGATACTCTGAATAGGGCAATTTCACTGGTGTCTTGTCAGTCTTGAGTGGTTCAAACTTGATCTTGGTCTTTTTCTTTAGTTCTTCTGTATTGTTGAACTGCAGGAAGGTGCCGTTAATCTGCACCCCATATCCCGCATTGTTAGCTTCAATGTTACCAACCTTTTTATCACCATCAGTGACGATCCAAAATTGGTTCTTAACGATTGGCTTTGCGACTAATTCAGTCATTGTAATCCTTTGTCAGTGCCTTAAACAGGTCTTTCTTGTGCTTTGGCAACCAGTATTTTCCAGTAGGTCCGCAGTCACCGTGCTTACGCTCAGTTTCGCAGTAGTTCATTTCGGCTTTGATATGTTCAGGACCAATTACCGGGTCAATTACGTCACGCGCCGGCTTGACGTTCTTAGTACATTTGTACATAAAACTTTCAGTACCTACCAAACCACCTAGCGTAAAGATACGATTCGCTACGTTCATCTTGCTAAACTTGCAATCTTTACAGAGTAGAACAGGATCAATCGGCATTGAGAATTCCCTTATATGGATTGTTGAGCCACTTTGCGTATGCTTCACCCTGATCAGAGATACGAGTGAGTTCATACTTACCACAAAACTTCATGAAATGCAGACCTACGCTAGGAGTAGCAGTAGTGCGTACATCTTGCTTAATGATACTATCAACTGCTTCCTTGATATGATCGGGCTGTGCAGTAAGATCAATCAATGTACGGTTGCGTTCATAGTCATCACGAACACGATGTTCCTCACCGTCATGATCAGTCCAACGCTGTAGCATCATGTTGTTCCACTTGAAGCCCTGCTTCTCACGGTCTTCAAACGCCTCACGAATGCCTACAGTATTCTTAGAACCCTTTTCACGAACACCGGGATAAGCACTGAAAATATTGTCAGTAGCATCACCGCGAATGATCTTCTTGAACAACAGATATTGGGGGTCCTCAAGAAGTTTGTGTTCGCCAGTCTTCTTGTCCTTGACAGGCTTACCACGATCATTGTAGTAACCATCCAGCTTTATAAGTTGACCAGCAACACCATTATACTGATGAACATTCTCTGCAATCAACTGCACAAAGTCAGTATCGCTTGAAATGATATAGTGTTCATCGTCAGGATGCAGTGCAATGAAACGAGCAATGAGGTCATCTGCTTCTGCATTGGGATGACGCAACACAGAACAGTTAGTCTTTTCACGCAGATAGGTAGTGAAGACTTCGTAAGTCTCCCAGAACATCTTGTTTTCTTCTACTTCTGCCTCTGTCATAGAAGCATCGTCAACCTTGCGATGAGCCTTATAGCGAGGATAAACTTCCTTACGCCAAGAGCGACCCTCAAGCATAAAGACTACATGATCAATGCCGAACATACGCACGGTCTGATTGACGGATGACAACGTAAGGTGAATAGCCATGCCAATCTTCTCCCACGTATCAGCATTGCGACTAGCAACGTGCCGAGCGCGGAAGAAAGTGTTAGCAGTGTCAATCAGTGCGTATTTCATGTGGTACTTTCTCTGTTAATATACATACACTTTACACGATATATTAGCAGTTGTCAAGCCTTAAGTTCCAAAAAAGTGTCTAGGTTGGTTTCGATGGCATCAATGCCTACGGTTGAATGCCAAGCCGGACTAAATGGCAGATAGTCAGCCTTAAGTTTCATAACGTTGATACGAAGGTCACTGATGATTTGGTCAATCATGCCGAGCAGTGAGTTGGTGTCAATGTCACTATAAGGGCTAATCCACTCTACATCTTCTCCATGTATTTGGTGACAGTCATCAGACAGCTTCCTCTTAAGGATCTTTTCAACTTCTTCCACTTCATAGTTAGGGCTGTAGTAAACCATGCAAAATTCTTGTTCACCACCGGAAGTGTTGCTATATTTTCTAGCCCGACCTACGGGGTCATTGGTTACCCCGTAGCCCAGACGCTGCTTAAACTGCTCTCCTACTTTAAAATAATGATTAGTCAAGATGACATAAAAGAACTTTTTCTTACGACTTGCCATACTTAGTCATTTCTTCTACTAGGAGAGTCCTATCCTTATCAACAAACGCAAGAAGATCGCCAATCCGAGACTCTCGCATATTGTTAACGTACATCGGCAATTCATGCTTACCTCCGAAGTGCTTATACAACTTCATGAGATACACGCAGGTACCGTTATCGTCAAGTTTAACCTTATCAATAGGAAGTCCAGTCTTTGCAGCATTAAATCGCGCCTGAGTTCCAGCACTATCAGCCTTGAAACCGCTTGGAGTAGTGAAGAACTTCCAAATGATTGCCATGCAAGGATTCAGAAATCCCTCATCAAACTCCTTACTGTAAACATCATACTTCAATTCAACGAAGTAATCATAGATGAATCCATACAAGTCAACCTCAGAGGTATCAAGCTGGTGGTTAGGCCAGTAACGCTTATGAGTATTGAGAACAAACTTCCAGCGATCAGGCCTGTCGTAATGCTGCATCATTTCTGCAACACACGTAATAGCCCAGTTGAATTTCTTGGCCTTCTTATCATCGCGGCTAATAGGTTCAAAACCCTGTGCTTCGTTGATGGTTTGAATATCGGCAGCCTTTTTAGCATCCTTATTCGTGCGGTCACCGTCAACGCGATATGCGAGAACATTCATCTTGTGCTTGATATAGGGTTCGATGGGCTTGATACGACCATTGTAGATGTTAAAGCTCTTTCGGGCCTTCGAACGAGATTCATCAAGGAAGTAAAAAACAGGAACTTCAAGTTCCATAGGATCGCCTTCATAACCATCCCAAAGATTATGATATGCAAGTGCGGTCTCTAATACGATAGTGTGCTGAGCGTTAATGCTAATGTACTTTTTCTTCTTAGGGTCATACATACAATAAATCGGACTCATGAATTCTTCTTCAAATTCATTAGGGTTGGCAATAGTAGCTACCCAATCCGGGTCCATATCACGCTGGATATCATCATCAATGACGATATCTTTTACCTTTACCATAACTAGCTTTCCGCGCTTTTTGCGGTTTGGCTTCTTCCGCCGCCCGGCTTCAATGTCAGCTTTCCACTTAGCAATAGTGTTGTGCCATTTTGTGTTCTTGGGATCAAACAACTGTTCGAGCCGGTCGGCGACCGTACAGCTTTTGTATTCACCCTTTTTGCGCTTAAGAAGATGGATCGCCTTTTCTCCAGTAGGCGTCACAAATTCAAAATTATAAGGAAAGTTAGTATTCTTAGACATAATAGTATCCTTCAACCGTTAATATATACATATAATACACAATAACGCATCAGTTGTCAAGAAGAAAATTGCCGATTTGCTGCACTGTCGAACCGATCCTTCAGCATTTGAAAATGCAATTTAGATAGGCTGTTGGTATCTTTGGCCAACGTCTCGTTGAAATACCAAACCTTTAAGCTGTCACTATTATAATCTTTCCAGGTAAAGTCAGATTGAATCCTACGACCTACAACAGCAGAATCCACTTTACGTTGCAGTACAGGCTTCACTAATTCATAGGGAAATTCTACGACATACAAAAACTTACCCTTAAAGAAGGCAGCACAGATAATGTCACTACCATCCTTTTTGTTCAATAGTTCGGTGCTCATATCATTGAATTTGCCACTCGAACTGACTTTTTGATTTTCAAAAACTAGTTTAGGCTTAACTTCTTTTTGCTTTCCTGTTACAGGGCAATAACCATCCATTCCATGCTTGTTAGGATAAGAAACATAATTTAGCATACGCAAAATCATTGCTTCTCTGAGCGTAGACGAATTGATATCTTCTAGGTAGGCTAGTAACAAGTTGCGATAGTTTGGATCCAACGCTGTCAAAACATTGTCATTACCCAAGGCATATTGGATAGCAAGGTCTATGTTTTCATTTGACAGTACGTTCTTCATCTTAGCTTACTTCGGTAAATCCATTACCCAGATCACGCTGCTGAATGATGCGGACATCATCACGCTTTTCAGGGTCAGCCTGTTCTTGCTCATACACTTCAAGTGCAATATTGCGACAGACAGTTTGGAACCAACGATCTACAATCTGTGCATCAGTATCATCAGGACGAATCTTATAGCCCTGCTTGACAAGATTGACAACAAACTTGTCATTCCAATCAAGCTCAAAGCTGCCGTTATTGATATCGTTAGGATCCAAATCTACCTGCAAGATAGCAATATAGGGTTCACCAGCAGCAGTTGCCTTCTCCTTAGGAGTAAGCTCTTTCTTCTTGGGTGCTGCCTTCTTTACTTCTGGTTCGGGCGCTGGAGGAGGGGGTGGACTGAACCACTTCTTAATACTTTCAAACATAATTAACCTTTCTTAATATATGTATCATATAGCATGAAGCTGGCAAGATTCTTAGCCTTACTCTCGCACATGATATCGGCCCAATCGTTGTGGGTCATTGCCCAGTCATTGACAGCAGTATTCCAGTAGTAATCACTATGTGCGCGAAGATGCTGCTTCTTATGACCGCTTTCTAGTAGAGTATCAATATGGGGTCGAGTGTTCTTACAGTGATTAGTAAGAATGTCCTCACGAGAAACACTGTAATGAATAGTAGGACGAACACCCCGCCAGCTATCAATGAAACGCTTGATACGATCATCATTGGGTTCAATGTATTCACCAGTCTTTACCCAGTGATGATGAATGTCCAAGACCAATGGGCAAGTATCAACAAGCTCAAGACTTGCATCAATGCCCCATGTCATTTCGTCATTCTCAATAGTAATACTATTACGTGCCTCGGGACTAAGACGAGACATTACACGCTTGATACCATCAGGACCTTGACGACCTGAGATATGAACGTTGATCTTGATATCCTGAAAGTTACTACCATAGCCCATCCAACGAGCCATGTCAACGTGATACTCAAATTCCTCAATGCTCTTGTTGACTACTTCCTCACGATCACTAGCGAGAACCACGAACTGATCGGGATGAAAGCTGATACGAACATTGTTGTCACGAGCGGTCTTGCCGATAGGAGCAAACCAACGAGCAAGACTATCCTGAACATCCTGACGAGTCCAGAAGTCCTTGTATTCGTCCATAGTATAGAACGATAGCATATCGCTGGTAAGACGAAGCATACGCAACTCGGGAGGTAGTGTTGCTACCTTCTTGACGAGGGCATGAGTGTTGAGAACATTGCGTTTAGCAACCTCAATCAACTTGTCCTCGACCTTACTGCGAGTATTACGCTTTGCCCATGCATAGGTTGTACCACCAGTATTGAGTCCTTCAGTACTGACGATTTCGCCCTTGTGATTGATTTCTGCCCACTTACAGGCAAAGCCGATGCGTTTGATAGTGTTTGTCATAGTATCCACTCTATCATTATCTTGAGTCATTGTCAAGCACTTTCTCAAAAGTCAAACAATCCCATTCCAGTTACTTCTTCTACGGGTTCAAATGTAGGATCCTTAGTCAGCCAAGTTTCCTTGTCAGTGTAGATGATTCTAAACTTATGTTTATTAGACAACACAGACCTAACATCGTCAATACAGATAATGTTGCGCTTCAAACTTTTGATAAAGTCACTATATTTAACAGTGGTTTCATTACAAATCTTAGCTGTATTGTTGTTTGATTTCTTAGATTCAAACTCATTGAAACAATGATTCCACTTATGAAACGCTGCATCCTCATGAATCTTGAAATGATTCACTGAAACATATGCAGTATACCAGTCTTTTGCCGTAGGATATCTCTCATAGACAAACTTGATATCCTCAACCATATGCTTTTTACTGGTAGTGAAGAACTGTGTGCTGGGGAAGTTCTGCGTCCAGCGTTGATTCTCAAGCGCAAACGTAGGTAGCTGAATCATCTGTTCAAGAAATGCAATGCCATAGCTTTCTACAGTGCTAGGGTTGAATGCTACACGGCAGCTTGTGATGAAGTCTACCTTCTCTTCTCCAATGACACTGACAGCAATCTTGTAGTCAACTCCGATCTTCTTCAATCGTTCTTCAAACTTCTTAGCACCATTAGCACTTGTCATTACACGAGCAGGTAGCTTAGTCTGTTCAATCAAGTCAAGATAGAGTTCAGGATTCTTACCTTCTTCCCAACGTCCAATAAACAATACTCCCTCGCGAGGCTTGTCATATTCTTGTAACAAGCCTTTTTCGGGAAGGGGAATAGGAAGATGAACCGCATTGTCAAAATGCAATTTATTGAACGTACTTTGTGTGCCGATAGTGATGTTATCCATCTTTAATTGTAAACGCATCATTTCGTTTACACTGTCAAGAAATGGATTCTTAGTATTTTTGAAGATTTGACTTTCTAGATGAGTGTATGCAATAGTCTGAATATAATCTGACAATCCAAGCGTAGAGATTACCTGAATAGTTTCATAGGTATTGCACACAAATGCATCGTAAATATTCGTAGTTAATGCCTTGATCGTAGCGTCACGAAAGTTAGCCATACGCTCATAGCAGTAACTATCCTCATACATAAAGATAGCACTATGATCGGTATAGCGCATTGGATTGCTAGGGTAGATGATATTTGCTTTGAGTTCTTTGATAAACTCATCAGCTACACCCTGAGGACTCTTATCTGTGATAATATCTACATATATTCCATGTGTGTTCATCAAGTCACAAAAACTCTTTGTGAACTGACCGATACCACCATGTGGAATCAATGTCTGTGAACTAACTAGGAATCCGATACGTTTCATTAAGTTGCCCATTGGTTTTTGAAAAGTGGCACCTGGAGCCTGTCCGAATAACGAAGACCATGCTTCATTGCAGCCAATGCAACATTCTTGTTGTTGAGAGCATAGACGCTTTCAACACCACCAACTGGCATCAGATAAACATCACCCTTAAATCCTGCATCACGATAAATCTTGACAGTTTCAAGTGCTTCATTAATATCATCTTCTGTTGCAACAACAAACTTGAGATAAACGTGACCTACATTTTGATAGCTTGCAACAACCTCAGGCTTGATTGCGTCTTCACGAGACTCACCTGAACAACTCAACTTAGCACTGACGCTGAAAGTAATTTCTCGCTCAAAGCCGGGGTGCGGACGATCATCATGCCATGCCCAAGCCTCAAGATAATCAGCAACAGCAGGGGATAGCTCCTGAGTACCATTGGTCTCAAAAGTAATCTCTTTAAGACCCTGCATCTTAGGATGACTCAGTAGTTCAGGAAAAGCACGTTGCCAACCTAGGAGTGGTTCTCCTCCTGTGATGACGAGGTGTTCGTCTCGCCATTCCCCAAACGGAAGGAGTTCCATAATACTATTGACAATGGAATCAATATCCCTAACGGGAGAAAGATGCTTAAAGCGAGGATCCCAGGATGCATACGAGTCGCATCCCGTAGTGACGAGCGGAAGTTCGCCATATTCCTTGTAATCTTCGGGATTGATTTGTTCTCGCTCACTTGATAGTTCTCCCTTGGGCATACCGAACCCACTGCATTTAAAATTACAACCGAACGTGCGTAAGAACACGCTCGGTACACCCATATAACGACCTTCACCCTGAATTGAGTAAAATAGTTCACTGATCTTGATTTTTGTCATTCTTTAATCTTTTCATTTCTATTTCATATTCATCTGGGTACAGTGCGATTTCTGCATCACACCAACCTACATGATTACAATACATGTCGCCCTTTGTTACGCACTGCGGTTTATTGCCTGAATTGATTTCATGCATCCAGTTTTTGTACAATATAAAGGACCCGGCAGCACATAGTACAGTTATAATTATAAGCTGAAATGTAAACATTGTCAACTACCTTTTCCACCATTCTTCCCAGGGGAAGACGACCCAAACTGGGTTTTCTGCCTTATTGATACTCTCACCGATATAGTTAACTTCAACTAGGCTTACGTCATTGTCAACTAATGTAGCGAAGCGAACACTTTCATTCCAAATACCGTCCCACTTAGGATCATGTTTGAATGCGCTACATGCCCAATCATTCTTGATCCAGTTGAGTGTTGCACCAGTATCATTGATATCATCAACGATTAGAATGTTCTTACCATTGTAGGCGTCTTCTGCCATCCAGCAGTTAGATTCAGATTCGCCACCGTCACGAAGACTGACCTTAAGTGTCTCCATAGGAATGTCGAGATAATGACTAATCTTAAGTGCAGGGACTAGGCCCCCACGAGTCAGTCCAACAACATAATCAGGCACCCAATGATCCTTGATCATTTGACGCATGATATTATGAACCAATGTGTCAATCTGTTCATCGGTGTAGTATACTTTATTTGTCATTATCTACTGTATCCTTGTGCATGATGGTCGGCCTCATGTTTCCGTAAAGAAGCTGCTTGCATTTAGTATCATCATATGGGTTGCGTGGACAGAAGAATCCACCTGATCCATCACTATTTTTGCCCCAGCGAAAGCAAACCTCTTCACAAGAACATTCAATCATCCCAGCAAATCCTCATGCCATTCACGATGACCTTCACGGAAAGCCATGTTGCTCTGTGTTTCACGAACTTCAACGCGATAGCACCAAAGACGATCGGCTTCACCTGCACCCCAATGGTCTGGAATGTAAACACCGTTGATGAAGTTATAGATCATGTCGGCAAGTGCTTCACACCCAGTTGCAGGGATGATAGTCAACTTAGCCATACCACGTTCTTGCAACAATTTGAACACATCCATATCCGGATCGTCTTCTGCTACAAGAAGGGTATGATCAAACTGATCCTCAAGAATACCCTTAAGGTCCTTCAAGCCGCCGTAGTCTGCACACCAATTACGTGCGTCTAACGTGTCGGCACCAAAGTATACCTTGATAGTGAAACTGTAACCATGAATCTGATTACAGTGGCTATCGGCTCGCCACTGACGATATGCACACGGGAATGCGTCATGCCACTCCTTAGTGCTGGTATACTTGTACGACATCTGCGGTCGTGTTTCTAACTTATATTTCTTAGTTGCATCATCAATAAAAGACATTCTTTTTCTCCTTAGATGACACGCAGAATGTTTATAGTGGGGTGAGTATCAAAGACCACTTTAGTACGCATAGCGACGGTTAATCCAGTCTAGTGTATCTTCTACTTCACAAAAACCTTCTGCTTCATAGATTTGCTGTACATCTAGACCATGATCAGCATAACCGTCTTCTAGCATTTCTTGATAGTAACTGCTCGGGATAGAGTAACCAAGATCACTACCGATCATCTTATAGATCATTGCGGTATACGTCTTTTTCCCAAAAGTTACGTCAATATATTCCTTGCCATAAAAGTCTGGGAAGCCCTCAAGGATATCCAGCGCCTTTTCACAATTCTCAGTGATGTCCCAAAGAACACACTGTAACGTATCGCCATAGCTTTCTTCAATATCCGCAACACCTCGGAATACGAGACGATAGTTGGGGATATCAACACGGCCAATACTAATGGCATTAGGACAGCGCGAAGCCATCTGTGCAATGTTAGTGTTCATGCCATATGACAGCATGAGGGCCATCTGTATTCTCCTATATTAAAGTCTTACTATATACTATTTAGGATAGTTTGTCAATCAAAAAGATAAATAAAAGTGTGTAGTTCACGGTGACAGGTGTAAGGCTAAGTGAAGCATTATTTGCTCCACTGCCCCAAAAAGCGGTCCATTTCCCAACGAAACGCTGTTGTTCTTTTAATCAAACCTATTCTCCACACCCAGGCAAACTTAGCACGAATGCTTAGTAAAACCATTCCTGCTCGTGATGCTGGAACTGCTTCATAAGGAGGTTCGCAGCCAGCCCCGACATTAGCATCATCCGGCTCATTTGCGGCTCTCTTTACCCACCAATCTTTATCGCGGTTAACCATTATTTAAATCTTCCTATTGTAATTACACCGAAGCGATACATCTTGTATTCGCATCCAATCCTATTTAGTACTTGTTCGGTTAGTTTAACCATTTTTACGCTGTTGCCACAAATGACGGTGAGTGGAAAACTGTTCTGATTCATCAGAACAAAGTTCTCCACTAACGCATCAACATCTTGATGCTTAACGCCGTGTAAGTCTAACTTACAACTTTCCATACAGTTTGTCAAGCATTTTCTTTGCAGTTGGATAGCTATCCATAGCATCAACAACTGCATCAACCTCGTCCAGACGAGCAATCATTTCCTCAGGAGTTTCATGCTTCTGATTGAAGTTATAGAATCCGACAGGAACGGTGAACGAAAAGTTCAGGTTCTTGAATAGGTCATTAAACTTCTTGTTAGGGTCCTTAGGTTCCATGTTACTTTCCTTCTGCTTGTGCTACACGTTTACGAAGAATACTTGAACTAAAGCTATGATCGCGGCTGTTAAAGATTAACTCAATATTACGATGCTCACATTCTTTGCGACCAGTAAAGTCTGTAGTTTCATACTCTACACCCAATATACGACAATCTAGGGGCAATGTCAAGAGTAAATCTACCAAATCTTTTTCCGTTTCGTAAACCACAATCTCGTCAACAAAGCGACATGCACTAAGTTGGATTTGACGTTCAACGATTGACTGGACAGGCTTGTTCTTTGTATCTGGGCGATCAATGGTTGGATCAGTCTGTAGCCCGGCAATCAGATAGTCACAGTGATTTTTGGCTTCGGCAAGCATGGCGATGTGTCCGGCATGAAGTAGGTCCCATGCGCTAAATGTTATCCCTATCCGCTTTCCTTGCTCTTTAAGTTCTTTAATCTTATTGAATATCATATTCAATCTCCTTTGATAAACATTCTGTTTTACCTGCCATTGCTAGTTCCGGATAATAACTAAAGTCTGCGTATTCTTTAAGAATAGCTTGTTCTTGTTGGAAACAATCATACAGATTAGATTCTTTAGTCCAACAAATCCTGCCTCCATTGCGAGTAATAAAGTCATAATACCTAGTACGCATATTCATAGTGATTCCTACTTTATAGAACTTAGTACCATCGGTATCATTTAGTTCTATAAAGTATAAAACTCCGGGAGTTTCTTTGAGTTCGGGTTTCTTAGCAAACACAGATTCACAATACTTTCCAGGACCACTACTCGCAGTGCATAGTTTGCACCCGGAACCGTTTTTATGAAGCTCTGGCTTCTGCCAAAACTCACCGTGATCAGGGCAAAACATCTTCATCTTCACAGATATTCTAGTAAAGGTAGATTCATCGTATGAATAATAGGAACCATGAACTTGTTCAAACAGAACTTTAATGTCATCCCACTTGCCCCCGGCCTTGTCAGCTTTACATTTCGGGCATCCGTGTTTTCCTAAATGATCAGCCGGCTTCTGCATCCAATCACCATGAATAGGACAAGTGATGCTTACCTTTTCTAGCATAGCCTTATATTCTACATTATCATAAGTATATTTGCCTTGATGTACTTCAACTGCTCTACTAACAAACTCGTCTTTGGTTAATCGCTTGCTCATCGGTGACTCCTCGTATAAAGTATTTATCACCGCCTGCGTGTTTTATATCAAAAGTTTGTTAAAGCCACCTCAATGCGAACCAACTTGCATCTCCTTCGTTAGCAAAATAATATGTCATTGTACCATAAGCGGCATCCCATACCCACGGTCTTTCGGTGTCTACGCAATCCTTAAAGGGAGCTTTAGTACCGATATTCTTTTCACACCAGTCAATAATAGGAATAACATCATCTACTGCTTTGATTGTTATCTGGGCAGATATCATAAACCACTTCCTCTACTAAGGGTTCGCCCCCTATTCCATATGTTACTCTGTATTCTTTGCCGGCATGTTCGTAGAAATAGGTATGAGTTCTTTGATTATTGGAATCAGAGTAATGTCCCACTAATTTAAGAACAATGAGCATTTGCTCTGCTTCTTCACCTACAAGTTCCCGCATTTCAGGACCATGTACCTGACGAATCCATTCTCGCAGTTTTTCAACAGGCCACTGCATACGTTCTTCGGTTTGTTTACGCATGGCTTCGATAATTTTAAGATATTTGTCAGTCATCCCCATTTCCACCAAGTTAACAGAGCGTCTTCCTCGTACTCAAAGTGCAGGTCGTAGCTATCTATGTTCTTTCCGATAGACCACGTGCCCTTACAGTTTTCATTCAACCATTGCTGACTCAAATTAACCGAATTGGGATTGATCTTAATTTGAATCTTGTAGGTATGAATGATATCGTCATTCATATTTAAGTTTAAACCACATTTCATCTGCTTCTGTGAGGAACTTCAAGCGATACTTGAATGTCATTGACACGGGATCGTATGCTTCTTCTAAATCATACTTTCCCGGGAAGTGCGACTGCATTTGTTCCATAGCCCATCGGTATCGGTTAGTCTCCTCTGAGCCACTAGGCTCTCTAAACCAATTAACCCAATTAACCGGACCTACTTTGTTAAGAAGTTCCTCAGGAGTCACGATAAACTTGTATTTCACTTGCCCATTCGTGCGATGCTAAGAAACTCTGCTCTTGCTGCAGGATCAGTCTTGAATCCACCACCGAGCTTACAAGTCACAGTTGACGAACCAGTATCTTCAACACCGCGACTCTTAACGCAATAGTGCTGTGCATCAATCATAACTGCAACATTGTCAGTTTCAAGGATATAGCAAAGAGTGTGGAATACCTGCTCAGTTAGTCGCTCTTGAATCTGAGGACGCTTTGCAAAGTACTCAACGATACGATTGATCTTTGAGAGACCAAGAACCTTTTCGTTGGGAACATAAGCAACAGTAGCAAGACCGTCAATGATTACAAAATGATGTTCACAATTACTTTGTACATTCACGTTGCGTTCAACGACCATTTCATCATAGCCCATCTTGTTCGCAACAGTTGTACACTTGGGGAATGCTTCATAGTCAAGTCCCCAAAAGATTTCTCCTACATACATTTTAGCGACCCGCTTCGGGGTTTCCTCTAAGCTATCATCAGTTAGGTCAAGCCCGAGAGTCTCCATAATATCCTTAAACTTACGCTCAATGATTTCAATCTTATCAGTACGGCTCAGTCCATTGTCAACTGTCGGTGTTTCAACTCCCATCTTTACGAGATATTCGTGAACTTGTTGACCTAACGCCGGATCACACTTACTCTTATTAAAGCTCATTCTTATTCATCCTTCTTAAATGTTGTACTAGGTTGCCCTTATTAAACTCTCGGCGGCAACAGAGACAACAACTGTTGTGTCTCTCAAATCTTGCTCCGTTATTATTAAGTATAGCACTTTCGCTCATCTTTTGTCTAGTCTTTTGGGACTTTGGACCCTTATTAGCTTCGCTTATTATTTGTTTGGTTTCGAGCGAATGTGTTAGCCCTTGAGCAAAGGCGTTGCCTTTTATCTTTTCGGATTGGGCCTTCCTACCTTGATCATTGTCTTTGGTTTTACCTAGCCGCCGGCTGCGCTGCATATCAGAATAGTGCTTTTTAACATCTTCGGGACGATTTAATAAGGTAGTGCTTCGTTTCCGATTGGCTTCTGGACCGAGGTCCCCTCCGTAACCCCCTTTAGCAACGTTGTATCCATCTTTTCTGCTGTTGTATTTTTGAATAGTGGGTTCTTCTAACTCACTGATATAGTTCCGATCATCCGATTCTTCTAGTAGTTCAACCGCAAAACTATCCGCTCCGTATTTCTTTATCGCTCGGTGCAGGGGATATTCAGGATTTTCGGAATCTTTTACATGTTGAGACCATCGTTGCTCAATCTTCAGTTTAGTTATACCGATATATAGCTTGTTATTAACCGAATTGGTTATTTTGTATAGTTTATACATATCTCTCTCCAAAGCATCTATCGTTAATGCTCAACGGAAGCATATGCTTCAATGTTGTTACCGCCTGTAACAACATTATTTATCTTAGATATGTACTTTTATTCTTTAGTTTTGTCCTTCACCTGCCCGTTTGCTAGGATAAACTTATTGAGCAATCCGGTTGTGTTGTTGGTAAATGATACCTCAAGCGAGTCAGTCTTGGATTCTGCTAATACCAACAAACCTGCTCTTTCGCCGACAATCGGAAGCAGTTCCATCATTAATCGCATACAGGTAAAATCATCAGCAACATCATATAGATACTTCAACATAATATGCTGAACCTGTTCATCTATCGTATTGATATGCATCAATACTTCGCTTCACGAGTATGTTTTCTGTAGTCAGCACTGTCGCGCAGATACTTCTGACCCTTGCCTTCAAGAATGTCACAGATACGATCAATAGTGCCATCAGTCCAATCGCTGATGTTGCCCATATTAGGATGCGGCTTCTTCAACAATACATCTAGCTTAGCAATAGCATCATCAATAGACCAAGGGATATACATACGCTCATGGTCATTTGCAAATGTTTCGGGGAAGCTACGATACGCAGGGTATAGAACATTGCAACCGAGTGCATCAGCTTCACTTACAGTATTAGATACCCAATCTTGCAATGCACAGTTGAACACTACGCGACTGTTGTTGACAATCTCGTAATACTTGTTCTTGTCAAGATTATCATAGATGATTAACTTGCCATCTTCGACCATCTTGCGAGTGCGAGCCATGTAGCTATCGTTGTTGCTCTTTAGTTCACCGCCGCTGCAAACAACAAACTCAACATCCTTGCTAGGATAGCGTTCATGCCATACATCAATCAAGTCCATGTAGAAGTCAGGTTGCTTCTCTTGATCCCAACGGGCACTGAATACAACACGCAATCTACGTGAACTAAATGGAGTAATATAGTTGTCTACTCTTTCAGTCACTTCATCCTTACCGAATGCAAGACCTGAAATATTGTAGATAGGAACGTCCCATCCTGCAACCTTCATGTGTGCAACCATTTCTTCGTTAGTTGCGAGAACACCTGATACACTAGAGCATACCATCTGTTCATATGCTCTCATCCAGCGATCCATTCCCCACACATGAACAAAGTCATCGGGGTCAATTGTCTGTGCAAGGCAGCGCACAAAGATTTTCGGCTGCTTATCTTCGGGAAGCTGGTCAATGATATAGGGCAATGATTCAAAGCCCGGCTGGAACATATCTTCAAAGTAGATTACGTCTTCGCTCGTTACCTCACCTTGCTGCATCATCTTAACAAGGTTCATCATTTGACTCATGCCAAAGTATGAACGACCATGTGCATCAAGCACCTGACCAGTTACAATCTTTTGGCTATTATCAAGAGTCAGACCGGGGACATACACGACATCAATCCCGCGCCGATCAAAGACGCGCTTGTTCCACTCTGTAAGCTGTAGAGTGTACCTTGCGTTATAGGCTTCTAAGCCCATGTAGAATAGTTTTCTCATATGTCCCCGTTCTGTATTATATTAGCCTCGGCCCTGTTCCTTGAAACGAGCCAAGTCAATTTCCCACTGATTCTTCACTGGCTTGCCAATGACAAACTTCTGGAACTGACGATAAACATAGCTTCTGCTATTGTAAAGTTCGGCTTCGTCAAAACGATAACCGTAGTCACGGCAGAAGTTGCGATACTTGTCAAGGTCTTCAAAAATCTGATTGACCCGAGCGTTAGACTTAGTGGTATTCTTTGCCATTTTATTTTCCTTAAATGGTTAGTGATTGATAAGGTTTAGTTGTGTTGTAGTAAATTGTGGCACCGTTCTCACCATCTTCACTGACAGTGATTTCAATGTCACGGTTGGGGTAGCGACTTGCGATAAACTGATATAGATCATCACAAATCATTTCACAAGACTTATGATCAAGCTGCATCACTCCATCCTTAAAGCTATTCTCTAGCCATCGTTTGAACTGAATAAACTCAATGTCACGGTCATTGTGTGTTACCTGAATCGCCACCTTGAAATGAAAGATGTGACGATGCGGGTATCCTAGGAAACTAACGTCATATTCGTCGCCAGTTGCCAAGCTCTTGTCGGTGTCTGCACCGGGATACATGTGAATGCCTTCACGCTGAAACGTAACCCAAATCATACGCTTTGCAGCGTTATTGATTCTATTGCGAGTATCAGCCTGAGTCTGCAAGATATATGTTTCAATAGTCATTATGTTTTTACTTTATCACTTTGTTGTTATAAACGCAAATGTTTTGGTCAATCAAGAACTTCTGCCATTGCATCATCACTATCCTCAATGATTTCATCAATTTCAGGATCATCATTGACCGGTTCATCAATGCTAAACAACTGGTCAAACATAGTATGTGCGTTCATAGTTTTCTTGCCACTGAATCCTTGACCAGCCTTCATCTGCATCCAAAACTTGCTGTACTGATCAATCATTGCAAGACTCTTTTCACGATCCTTCAATGAGAAAATCTCATCAACAATGTCAGCAAAGTTAAGATGACCAAGAGGATCCATAACCATCTTTGGTTTGATTCCCTGTTCATATCTACGATTTGCTTCTTGGACAGCAGACATATGCTGATAGACATTGTGAGCCTGAATCAATGTATAGCTAAGAGTGTCCCAGCTAGTCTTTGTTTCCTTACCATGCTGACCAAGAAAGCCCTTACCACGATAGCAAAGGTCTTTCATGACCATTAGATCGGTAACTGGACTGTCAGTGAAGACTTTGTGAATATTATCAGCTAAGACACCATCACTGAACTTGCGGGTATCAGTTGAATACTTCTTAGCTTCCGCAGTCTTTTCCATTGCATAAGTCCACTTAGTGTCATGTTCAAACGTGTTATTGTTATAAGCAAGACCCTTAGCAGCAGCAAAGAACGGGCTAGCACAGTCAAATGTAATTTGGAACTTTGGATTATGATGCTTACGAACTGCTCTTTGAATATCGGTAAAGAGAACAGCATATTCCATGATACTAGTACCAAGACAGTGAATTAGATCATGCTTGCCTTCTTCAAGAAAGCCATCGTGAATGATGCCAACCAAACGCTTTAGCATCAAGTGAATGTCAATCTTATTCTGACCACCGAACGCCCAGCCATTGAATGCACGATCACCGTAGATGCTAGTATCGCAATACTTCTTCATTTCTTCATACCAGTCATCTGACTGCTTATGATTGCGACCCTGTAGTACGTTTAAGAACTTGCAGCGACCATCACGATTTTGGATGAAGTATTCGTTATTGATATGAGTAGCAGTAATTGCTTCTTGGATCGTGCTGATACCATGTGCAGATTTGCCAGTCTTCTTATCCTTAATGTGATAAGTTGTTAGTGACTGTGATGGAATATCAAGACACATGCCATAGTCCATGTACTCATCCATCCAAGTAAGAACTTGTTGACGCTTCTTCATTGCGCGGGGGCAGTTGGGGTCTTTCCAATCTGCGGGCCACTGACATTTAAGAATCTGGAACCCGCCCGAGTCTCCTAGCAGAAAAGTATTCTGTCTATCTCTCTTGCGGATGATAGATTCGTTATTGTCATCCTTAGTAATATCCAGATTCGCGTGACCCGCAGAATATAGTCCCCACTTGTACGTATACAATCCTTCCTTCTCATTAAGGAAGTTTAACTTCTCAACATCACCGTTGAAGGCCGCAGGGATTCTCGCTGGGTCAAAATAGTTTTCACCTTCACGCTGCTTGCCTAAGCCGGCAATGAAGAAAGACGAGACTGCTGGCAGAAACAACGCCCAATCTGGGTTATGTGCTGCGGAGAGATTAATTTGTTCCAATGTAGGATCCTATTTTACTAATGTTTGGACCATCTTTATTTTGTGGTCAAGGTTCTTTTTCTGTTCCACAAGATCAGCGATGGTAGGGTTAGACTTAGCCAGCCTTTCAAGTTCTGCTTCTTCATATTGCTTCTTGATAGCCCAAGAAAGTGCAGATTCAGCATCAGGAGTTAGACCAACACTAGCATGGCTAGTGTTAATCTGCATCCAGGTATAACCATCATAGACTTCCATAGATTGAGTGCTGGCGTTCCATCTAATGTTTCCAGCGCCCAGTCCTGAACTGTTGTTAATATATGTGGTCGCAGGCATTCCACCGTTGACCATCATATATCTACCAGAACCGTTGATAGTCTTAAGCATTACTTAGCCTGTGCGGGAAGCAAATAAGTCCAAGTAGCGAAACCGCTATCAACAACGATTTCAGCAGCGCCTGCATCAGCGAAGCGAACAGTCTTCTCACCCGGAAGATCCATGATTGCGAGAAAGACCTTGACAGGCCAGTTCCAAGGCTTGTTCAACGTACCACTTACACTCGGCTGGAAGACAAAGTTGCCTGAGTGAGTTGAGGGATCACCAAAGTAAATCTTAAGATCACCATTGTCAGTCTTAGTAGTGAAAGTGATTTCTTCGCTGTTAGCCTGAGCCTGCTTCTTAAGACGCTGAATACCATCAACAGTAGGAGTAAACTCTACGTCCCAAGTAGTACCACGAAACGAAACAGTCTTAACCTTGTCTTCAACAATGTTCTTAGCCATCAAGCGATAGTCGTTAACGAAGTCGCCCGTTGCAGTTTCAAAGTGAATAGCACTTGGAATCTGAGTTCCATCAACGTCCTTAGTAGTGACGTTGATGATAGCCTTATCATCGTACAAGTCATCAAAGCTAAGAATAGTCTTGAGCTTAGTCAAGTTAGGCATACCGAATACGCCCTTAAATTGAGAAATCGGAGCGTTAAGAACGCCAGTAACGACAACTGAGCGATCATCAGCATAAGCAGAAACCTTAGTTTCAGTATCAGTGCCATCAATCTTTACGAGGTCAACAACACCCAAACCCTGAGTGTGCTGAATTAAGTCCAATAGGTAGTCTTTCATTGTTTTTCCTTTATAAACTTGCAATAATTTCGGCGCGTCGGGCCCGACGCTTCCGGTCAGCCTCAGTTTCTGCGATGCGTTCCGCCATTTCAGCCTTGCTAACGTAATAGCTACGCATATCTAAATGACGCATAATCTCATCTAGGTCACTGCGAAGACACGCAATCTTTTCTTCGGTGTCGAACTTTTCAAAATCAATATTCATGTTTCATCCTTTATGATATTTAGGTTTGTATTGTGTGTATTATAGTGGAATACTTTGCAAAAGTCAATTAGTTGTTTATCCGAAACTAAACAAGTCATCAAATGTGCTATTAGTATTGGTATCGCTGCGAATGTCCCAGTCAAGAACGCCTAGCAAGTTGTCAATCTTCTCGTCAACTAGCTTGCGTTCCATGTCAAGATCATCAAAGGGAAGATCAAGGAACCATTGCGGAAGACGAAGTTCATCTGTTGGATATGCCACATTAGTAAAGCCCAGTGGATTATCCTTCAATGAGCAAACGATAACCTTCATGCCGTCTACAATCTTTTGACTATACTGGTCACCGTTCATCTTACGTAAATAGTTGTAGTTAATAGCTGCTCTTGCATGACCAACCGCACACTTACCAGTCTTTTCAAACTTGATAGTGTGATTAGTTAGATTGTTGACACTCTTAGGAGAACCCTTAGTCCAACTATCTTGCTCACTCAGCCACTTCTTGAATTCACGAATTTTAGCTACAACTTCCTCTCTAGTAGAACCACCTAGTACCATCTTAAGAACTTCCATTAGGAATTCTTGAACATACTTGGGAGTATCTGCTCTTTTAAGATCAAGACCCATAGCCTTGATCTTACCCATCTTGCCGTCAATATCTTGACGCTTGCCTTCTAAGTCAAAGATGTTGATTGCATACCGCTTCTTAGTGATAAAGAGGGTGCGATCACCGATAAGTTCACGCCCAGCTTTAATCACTTCGCCGTTCTTACGAGGGCAGTGAAATGCACGTTCCATGAAAGCAGGGAAGCTAGCGTTAGTCAACTCTGCAATTTGGTCATACAAGTCAATGCAAGTTTCCTTAGTCCATGTAAGTTCGCCTGAATCAATCTGATCCTTCAAGATCGGATATGCAGTGAAGTAGCAACTGTCAGTATCGCCATACACAATCGCATCACCGTCGTGTTGATACTTTTCTGCGATAGTTTCATTGATCTGGCTCATCATGTGCTTAACGACTTGACGACCACTCAACGTAACTGATTGACCAATACGCTTATCGTAGAATCTACAGTGTTCGTTTAGAAGTGCGCCATATGCTGAGTTAAGCAAAATCTTACGGACTAGCTGTCGCTTGTCGTAATACTCAAACATATCAGTGCCATACGCAGCCTTTGCTTCTTTCTGAATACTCTTACGTTCTGAATACCAGCGACTCAATAGACCTGGAATGATGCCTTCTTGTTCATAAGTGAAGATGGTGCCGTTCGCAGATAGAATCCACGGGCGACTACTATCAAAGATCATCTTCCAAATCTCAGCAGCAGACATTTCTACACTGCGACCATCTTCATAGTCAACAGTGAGCATTGTCCCGCGCTCTTGGTTCATAATAGCAGTATATTCTAGCGATCCGAAGAGCCCTTCCCAAAGAATCGCTCCAGTAACTGCGTCAGCATCGTCTCCGTTCTTTTTCTTTCGCTTTTGTTTTGCGAGGGCGATGCTTTTTTCGTGCATGTATTGGTCTGTGAGGGTTTGTCGAACCTGTCCCACGATTGTTTCTGGGGCCATGTTGAGTGCCCGGATTGCTGAGGGGTAGAGACTGTTGATGTCAACTGCTCCGACCCATTCGTGAATCCCCTTCTTGGGAACAGCAACATAAGCTCCGGCAGCTTGTTGTCCTTCACCGTAACTATCCTGACGCTTTTTGTCAGGAACGATGAATCCTCGTTCATGTGCTTCATTATAAATTGCCATTTCAATCATTGCCACCGAACCCATCACCGTCGGCAGCAGTACGGTGTTTTCGTGAGCTAGCGCATTTGCTAGATCAAGAAACTTTAGCTTGTTGTGAATCTTGAACACCAGCATAGTATCCTGCCGGTTATACTCTACGAACTTCTTGAAGTCCTTGTTGTAAAGCTGATCAAGCGATCCTTCATATGGAGTCTTACGTTCACCTAGTTCATACTCACCGATTGCGTCTAGTGAATAGCTATGGCGAGATTCGTAGTTGTACTTCTTGTAGAGTTGCAGATAGTCCATATGAATACGACCAACAAAGTCGTAAGTCTGCTCTTCCTTACCAAAGCGTTCATAAGTACGAGGCTTAGGCATCTGACCAAGCAGACAGAACTTGCGAGTATCGTCCTTAGTCATGATTCGCTTAACGCGATTCACGCAATAGGGAACGTCATACCCTTCTGAGTTCCAACCAGTAACAACGTCTGCATCCTCAATTAGATCAAAGAACGTCTCAAACATTTCAATTTCAGAGCGAAACAGAAAACAGTTTGGAAAGTCCTTAGTCAATTCCTGTGCAGTCTCATCGGTCATATGCTTCGGAGGAATGACTAGCGTAACAAGTTGCTCAAGCCAATCCAGATAACAAGTGATTGCTGTTACTGAGTTGAATGGATCACTGGTTGGACTATAACCCTTCTCCGGGTCAAAGTCCACTTCAATATCGAAGAAGCAAGTGTGCAGTTTGGGAGGTTCAACCTTAAGATAGTTGTCAGACAAACATCTGAATACTACGTTAACATCGCTTTCAAACAACCTCTTGCCGCGATGGATCCTCTTCTCCTTCTCAAACTCTTGTTTCTTACGAGTAGAGAAACGAGATACATTATCTCCATAGATAGAGCGATACTTACCCTTCGGGTCTTCGTGATAGAAAACATAGTTCGTACTATATTCTCTATAGGCGCGTTTACCCTCGGGAGTACGCTCTACTACGTAGATTTTATCTGCATTGGAATCTAGGACAGCATCAACGTATGACATCAGTTAGTCTTACCAACGGTCTCCAGGATGTTGTTGAGTTCTTCGTTTTCTTCATTCGTCTCATTGAGACGCTGCTTGTAAGCAATCTTGATAGCCTTCTTAAGAATCGAGGGCTTGACTTCAAGTTCTTCTGCAATTGCCTTAACAGTATCGTTAAGACCTTCGTTGAGAGTTTCGACTTCTTGAATAACCGAGATACCCTCGTTGATGAGCTGGGTCAACTTGACCTTAGCTTCTTGATTAAATGTACGTGACATGTTTTCTCCTTCTAGTCTAGTTATTATAACAGACTACGCAGAGAATTCAACTATATTGGTAACCGTTATTGAAAGATATAGTGATGCTTTTCGCCGTAAATCTTAATATATTTCCCAGCAAGCATATCAGCCATTGCTTCTATAGGTGAGCCAGGATAGCTATCACCTGGCTTGATCATGCCTAGTTCGCTTTGACGGCAGTGTACGATTTCGTGAAATACTGTGCGAAGGATATCTACAAGATTGCGATTCTTTGCATATACCCAGATAGTAGGATCACCCTCAATATGACGACCAGTGTGATGATTGTCTTGGGCATCCTTAGTGTCATAGCTTAAGTCAATCTTGATTGGATTCTCTAAGTGTACTCTACGCATTGCCCACTCGGCAAACTTTTGTACTTCTGCATCAAGGTCAAGATTATCTTTATCAGATTCATCTAGCTTGCCCTTAACCCAAGTATCAGGTGTTTTCTTGTACTTTTTGACAAATAGATCATGCAATGCTTTACCTGTGATCTTGTGCTTTTCAGCAATCTTACGCATCAACTTATCTATGGTGTCATAGTCGTGCTTGGCTAGAGAAGGTAACTTCTCAGCCAGTTCGTCAACAGGGGATTCTATAATGAATTGTTTAGCTCGCATCAATATATTTATCAAATGCGGAGCATATATGCGATTTCAGGCGGAATCCAAGGTTCCTTCATCCTTTCTGGATTCCAAACAATGCCTGCGATGTTACCATTGATAAACGCTTCTGGATTACCCAAGTAATCTAAGCAAAGAATGTTTGCACTATCAGGTAGACTTTTGATGCAGTAGCCATGATTGCTGTTAACTTCGCGTACTTCTCTATGATAGAAGATGGGATGATCCAATCCATTGTGATTATTAATCGGTTCAACTGTGCCACCGATCATTTCCGCAGCTAAAAAGGCACCTCTCGCAATACCCACGACAGGTTTGCCACGTTCAAGCATCTTGTTAGCTAGTTCTATTTCAACGTTACGTCTTGTTGCGTTGTCATTTCCAGCAGTGATAATCAATGAGTCTAGGTCATTGGCCATTGCATTGAAGTCTTGATTCATTGTGTTGGGGACGACAAATAGGCTATGCCCACGAATGGTATTGTACCATCCCTGCTCAATGGCATCATAAGTCACACCATCTTGGGTGATTACAGATTTACTAAGGCCTATCTTCATAGATATATTTAGACAAAAAATAACGGCGAGGATTTTACTCCCCGCCGTTAGTAAAGTGACTATTAAGTGTTACTTAGAAGTTCTTCTTCAAAGAAACAACAAAGTTATTTCCATAAAGTCCATGACCATTAACACTGTTGTATGCCTTCATGCCTGCACCTTCATTGGTGTTGACATAGTAAAGACCAGTAACAGTGAATCCCTTAGGGAGATTATAGCTAGCGCCGAAGTTAATGTCATTATAGTCGTAGTTATTGTGGTGTGCAGTGAACGTATGACCATAGTGTGCGATCAAAGTAACTGGACCAACTGGCTGAGAAACATCAGCAGTTACATAATGAGTGCCATGGGTATTTGGAATACCAAAGTAGTTAGTGAAAGAGTGGCTACCCTTTACAGTAACTGGACCATATGTAGCAGCAAGATATGCTTCACTAGTAGTATACGAAACATTACCGTTCTTAGCATGGAAGTAAGTGTCAGTGTAAGAACCTACGTCAAGAGTAAGACCCTTAGCAACTTCATGCTTGTATCCAACGTAAAAATCTTCTTCGTAACCAGCCCCACCGGTGTAATATTCACTAGAAACGTTACTAAAGAACGTGCCTGCATATAGACCGCTCTTATCAGTAACGTCAAGGTTACCCGATACTTCAGGTCCTACGTTAGTTTGGCTGACGCCGCGATAACGATAGTCTGACGAAACAGTGATATTGCCGGAAAGATCAGTAGCGTGTGCAGCGGAAGCGAATCCAAGAGCAGCAACTACTGCGAGAATAGTCTTCTTAAAAATCATAGTATATCCTTTATATGATAGAGACATGCAGTATGCATGAGTCTTCTATACTATTTACAGTATTATTGCATTAACTGCAATTTATTTGGGCAATTACTTGCAATTATAATGATAGCCAAACACGCCACGTGGACCAGGAGTCCAACTTGGGCCAGTTAGCTTGCAGTTTGCTTCATTCTTAGCTGGAACAAAAATTGCCATCTTGTTTGCACCCTGTACCCAATGTCCCTTAGGGGCTGGGGTAGACGCACATGCAGATGTTGCTCCCATTAGAACAGCAGTTGCTAGTAGTAGTTTCTTCATTTTACTTCTCCTTTTTAGCAACCCTACTTATTTAGAAGTTGCTCTATACACGCCGTCCCAGTTACTTGGTGGGTTAGCCTTGTATTCTTCAATTCTTTCAATCATTGCATCATAGTACTTATCTAATTCACCATTCCAAGATTTCTTTAAGTTATGAGCAAAAGTTTCTGCTGTTTCCCACTCACCCTTACGATAATAATCTAGGAAGCGAATATGAGCTTTCTCATCTTCTTCATAAAAACTCTCAAGAACAGTGTAGATTTTTACAGGTTCTGTCTTTCCCTTGACTGCAAGTAAGTCAAGTTCAATGACTTGGTATGTATGTCGTACATACTCGGCGGTCTTTGGTCCAATGATGATTTTGACGCCATATGGTTTGCTTTGACCTTCGAGACGAGACGCCAAATTAACTCCGTCACCGAGGCAAGTATAGTCAAAACGCTGATCACTACCCATATTGCCAACAACAACGGTATCAGTATTAATACCGAGACCCATTCCAAAAGCTGGTATGCCTTCTTCTTTAATTTCTGCATTGAAGTCCTCTAACGATTTAAGCATTTGGAACGCAGTTCTTACTGAGTCCAATGCATGTTGCTCATTGTTCAATGGTGCGTTCCAGAAAGCCATTTGAGCATCACCGATATACTTATCAAGCGTACCCTTGTTTTCTAAAATTGCCTTAGTCATAGCAGTCATATAGCGGTTCATGATCTTTGTCAAGCCTTGAACATCTTTACCATAGTGTTCACTAATTGTAGTGAATCCACGAACGTCGGTGAACATAATTGATAGTTCTTGTTCGGTGCCGCCTAGTTGTAGTAGGTCAGGTTGACGCTGCAATTGTGCGACAAGATCAGGTGACAAGTAAGTACCAAACTGTTTCTTAATCTGTTGCTTTTGAAGGAACTCACTAATAAACTTTGCAGTATAGATATGCATATAAATAAGCACTGCTGCAACAACGTTGAATGAAATGTCAACTAGAATCTTGTTGTGTGCATATAGATAATATGGTGCGTATACATAGCCTGCTAGTAATATAAGTATCCAAACTATAGAGTAGCGTACTCTTGATAGAATGATGATTGCAAGTGAAAGGATGAAGAATGCAGCAAGATCAACCAGACTTACCCAATTCGGAATTGACACTGAATCCCCATTTATCAACGTCTGAAGAAGACTGGCCTGAAGCTGATGCGGCATTTGGGCACCATTTGGAGTTGCTACGGGATTTACAACGCCATTCGCAGTCACACCGAGTAGAACGATCTTACCATCGAGACGAGGAATATTCTCGCCTACTTCAAACGATGAGAATACGTAATTCGGGTTCGTAAAAACGCGACCATATTCATCAGTTTTAATAGTATTGAAAGAAGGAACACGTAATGCCTCAACACCTGTCTGATTTACCTTCGCTTGGTATGAAGGATCTCCTGACGCAACTCGAATTAACTCAAGCCCAAACGCAGGATAAAATTCGCCTTTTGATTGGGCAAGCAGGGGTACACGACGAACAACACCATCAGATTCAGGAAGAGTTGAAGTTATACCTACCCCTACGGCAGCATCTTGAAAACTTGAGATATTGGATAAGACACATGGATATTGAGGTAAGAACTCGGATGGTTGCCCGTCCCCAATCACAGCAACTCCAGTCCGACGAATCGTTTGGTCTTTCCTTGATGCAGAGCAATCCGACGTTACAGTCTGACTAAGTACAACCGGATACTTCTTTAGTGTATCTACTAGTACGTGGTCGGTGCCAAAGCGATCAGATTCAGGCATAAGAATAGTACTGCCGACAAGACCAGCACCTCTGCCATAAATATCAGTAATAATCTTAGCATAAACTTCCCTTGGAAAAGGATACTGCCCATATTTCTCAATCGCTTTCTCCCCGATATTTGCAACTACAATCTGTTCCGAATGTACTGGCTTACCTAGCATCAAATAGTCATAGAACTTAAGTTTCATTGCGTCAACCATATATGGATTGCTTAACTTAACAACAAGAAGTAATCCTACTGTAAATAATGCTAGCCAGGGACTCAATAAAACTTTCTTTAACTTATTCATAAACTATCCTTTAGTGTTTCGTGTATGTGTATCCAGTACATGGGCCGGAAGTGCAAGTGATAGACATAGCAGCACTATCACTAGTAGTTGCGTTATCTTGAGTTACAGTTACGCCGATGTTATTATTATTTAGCGTTAAAGAGAACATTTTCTGTGCTGCGCCCGATTGTGTGACAGATACATTGTTTCCGCTCGTTGGTATGTTTAGTTCTAGAAAGTGATTGCCAGTACCTACCTGAGAAGTGTTTATGGTGTTATTATTGTTAGATACATTCTCAAACAAACTTTTATTACCACCTGATAACTGGTTGCTAATAACATTTGCGTTACCACTGATCAATGCTTGTTCATAATTTGCGGTACCCTGCTGATTTATCGTCAAATTGTTCCCTGTTCCATTAATAGAACCTTCAACTAGGTTATGATACCCTGATATAGTCTGACTACCCTGTGTGACATTCAACGCATTTGATCCACCTGTGATAGTGAAAGATTGAGTACCATTAACTCCTCGTACAGCATTGAAGTCTCCCGTCTGAGTGACAGTGACATTTGTATTATCGCCACCTGATTGACTGATATAGACTGAATTGTAACCAATAGTTGTTGTCTGGTTGATCTTAGTTTGTTCGGTTGACGTAATAGTTGCTAGAGGGTAGGTAGGAGCAGAAGTATATGTTTGACCTGCATTTAGTGGAGTAGTTGAACCACTACTAGCAAAACTATCAGTCTGTGTAGTTGTAGGATTCAATGTACCAGTAAAGCTGAATCCATTGTTGTTGGGAAAACCATAGTCAGTGCTGAATACAGTACCGTTATAGTTAGCGTTAGTGAAGAAGAAGAAATGGTGACCTGAGCTATCGGTACCTAATCCCTGCACAGTTAATTTGCCATTGCCTAGATTAGCGACAAGTGTTCCATTGCTATTATAGACTTTCATCGTCCAGGGGTAACTTGGATTGCCGCTCGGTGAGAACTGTATATACTGAGTTGATGAAAGATGATATGGTGATCCAGTATTCCAACTTGTTCCTATACCACTGAGGCTATAGATTTGACAAGTATTCGTATATAAACAAGCACTGACATTCCATTGTGTATCGCTGAATTGTGCGGCACCAAACTTTAGATCAGCAAACGTAGTGGCATAGGCCATTGACGACCACAATAACATAAAGAGAGCAATTAACTTTCTCATTTGTTCATGTCCGGTGGAGCACCGTTCTGTATAACAGTGATAGTACCTTGGGGTCTACCTGTACCTGATGTAGTCCATTTGTGATCCATAAAGTTATATGCGTCAACGATGCCATTCTGTGATGATACGACTTGTACTTCTGAATCTTTAGGGACCCAAACTCCTACTATCTGATTTTTATCATCAGATATTCTTGCATAGACCCAACCCTCTTGAATTTTCTTTCTATACGTGGGTGAAACGTTTGTGTATATGGTTTGTTTAGGTAACGCACCATTAATGTCCTCATAGACCTGTTCAATCTCAGCTTGCGTAGCCTGTCTTGGTTGAATAGCTATTGCAACTTGTTCAACGTTGTCTCCTGTTCCGGAGTTAGGGTCCTTGTTATCATCTGATGCAGCTTTAGAAGGGTTAACAAACTTTTTTACTGCCTCTCTTGCTACCTTAAGCAAGCTCTGCCCATCATCTGTAGCTAGTGGAGCAATCTGAATCGTATTGTTAAGTGCTTTCATTGCTGGATTAACGATGACCGGCGGACTTGGGGGAGCAAATGCATTCTCTACAACAGTTGCTTGGAATGGCTTAGTCATTGACACAACACCTGATGCCGTTATAACATCAATTGCGCCAGCTGGACAATCAAAGTTTGTTTTGGTAATATCTTTATCGTCAAAGCAACTTGGAACCAGAACAACTGTTGAGCGGCCAGCTTCATCAACACTCATAACAAAGTCTGTACCACGAACAGCAATAGTAGCAGTTGGTGTGCGAATGTTTACACCTTTTGGATTACCGTGAGCGAGAGCACCTGATGCATAGCGCACAGTGCCTAATGCTACCTTAAGTCCTAATTTTCCTTTAGCTTTATTGTTATTATCAAACACAAAGGCGTCAATGACAAGTCTACTATTTTCAGTAATGTTGACTGTAGTAGCGTCAACAAACACTATCTTGAACTTGCCTTGACTATTAGTAGAGACAGTATCCATCTTTTCAATGCCGGCACCTCTACCAGCAGGCATAGCACTGGGCCCTCTTCTGATCTGCCCTCCGCCTTTTGCCTCTGTTATGGAACCTATGCTTGCTAAAGCGGGTGAGGCTAAAGCAAGCAATAGGATTCCAAGAGTCTTAGTGACCAGTTTTGATATTGTAAACGCCATTAGACCCTACACTTTGAATGTGAACAACAGTTTCTGACGCACCATACTGCTGCGTTGTTACCGTGTTGTTGCTTCCAGTGAAGTTGGCCCATAAACTGTGCCCGTATGTGCCGGCCGTATCAGTTTGTGTTACATTGATAGTGTTGCTATCACCAGTGAAATACAAGTTCTGTGAAGAATTAGGAGCAGTGACAGTAACAGTAATTGCATTATTGTTGCCGTTAGTATCAATTGTTTGTGTAATGTTTGCTGCTGCGCCGTGGAATGCAAGAGTATTGTTGTTACCAACAAACTTGTCATTTAGATTCAATCCATTACAATTTGCATCATTCTGATAAGTTCCGCAACGAATATCAGCACTGTTGTTGTTTCCAATCTGTCTAATAGTAGAATTGGTGCCTGTTCCTGCGCCAGTATCACCGACAATACCCATTAATAGTGTGTTGCTGTTACCAGTTTGAATAACAGTAACAGCGTTGCTATCACCACGTAGATAGATAGGATCAGCTAATGTGCCGACTATATCAGCAGTGCCAGTCTGTTGAATGTTGACATTCACACTACCGCCTGACTGATTGATGTATACTTTGTTAGTTGTTGCCACTGCTGCTGCTTCAACTTCGTTCGGTGAAGTAGTTACAATAGCAGGAGGAGTCGGCGCAGTAGGAAGAACTGCTGTAGTAGGAGTGCTTGCTTGCTGAGCAAATGCAGTGCCCGATACCAACAACGAACCAAGAATTAGTGCTTTCATTATTATTTTCATCGTTATAATCCTTATTTTGTTGCTTTAGTAATAGTGGTTTTATAGTGCCAAAGTCCTTTCTTTTCACCACTTTTAATTAGTTCTGCTACACCGAGTTCTATGGCACTGCGTATAGCATAACTTCCCGGTTCGTTTGCTGTTTGCTGCCCGTCAAGTTCAAATGCTTGTGTTCCTAAATCAAAGAACTTAAAAGCAGTGATCCCTTCAGATGTTGATAGTACTGTCTTGGTTACAGTAACACTATCTAGCACTTCACCGGTTTGTGTTGATACAAGTCGCATACTGATGACGACCATATCTTCACTGTACTGAGTGTTCGGACCTATTCCTAAGTAACGAACACCATTACCTCCTGTTTTAGTGTTACTATTGTAATCAATAATACCACCTTCAATGATAAGGCCTGCAACCATTAATGGCGGCAGAGGTTCAGCCTTTTCACCGAATTCTTGTTCACGCATTTGACGAATCAATTGACGTTCTTTAATGAGACTATCAATGCCAACACGTTCAACTGGTTTAAACCATTTGCCGCCTGCCGCATCACCCAATGTCTTGATTAGATAAGCCTCACCGCCTTGTGTTACTGCGCTACTAAATGACGCTGTAGTTGATGATGGCTTTCTTTGTCCAGTCTTATCTGTGAATGCATATACTGCAATAGGAATTGGTGGCCCATCTAATTCAGGAATAGAATCGAACACTTTTTTATTAGCAAAAGTAACTACTTTTGGCTTAGAGCGTAATAATTCGTTGTCTTGGTTTAGTCTAGGATGTATTGCACCAACACACCCTGTAAGCATCGTGGTAGCAGCTAATAATAGAATAAGTTTCTTCATAACTTACTCCTTAAAACGCAAACGTAGCAATCGGAACTGTTACTACAGTTTGATTACCCGTCTTGTCTATTACAGTAAGTTGAACATTAGTTCCTGTTTTCACATAGCTAATAGTGTTACCATCTAAGTTAAATGTGCCAGTAGTAGCCGAGCCACCTGTTTGAAATAGATTATTAGACAACTGTGTAGCAAGTTGTGCATATACTTGGCTAGTGAATAGATTGATGAACTTTGCTAATGGAGTATTTGCAGCGGCTGATACAGCATTTGCTTGAGCAGTAGCAATAGCATTATCGTTTGATGCTTTATGTGCTTCCATTGCTGCTTCAACTTGTAGGACATGAGTAGACCAGCCATAGCCACTAAAGGATGGGTCTTTGAATTGCTGTACTATTGGATCTGCATATGCTGTACTACTTGCACATAGAGAAAGTAATATCATTATTTTTCTTATCATTATTCTCTCCCTAGTATTATTTCTTATGTTCTTCTGCTTTCTTTGGCTGGTTGATAATATGTTCTGCTTCAACACGTTCATGCTCAATAGTCTTACCGCGCAAGTGCAATACGGTGTTCACTTTTTGATTTAAACGAATCAAGTCATTGTCTAGCATTCTAATGCGATCAATTAGAGCAATCAACGTGGTATTAGCTTCACTGAGAACAGGCTTAACTTCTTTGGTTGCCCACTCCCATACATAATATATGAGGTATCCCATGCCGCCAGCAGCAATGATGGGGAATCCATATTTGTTGATTAAGTCTGCTAATCCACTGCCCATTTATTTCTTCTTCTTTACCAATATCACACGTTCATCACGTATAAACGCAACAAACTCGTCTCCTTCCTCAACCTTCAAATGTCTGGACGCATCTTCATCTATCGTGATGCTTCCATTATTATGAACGTCTAGCCAACATTCTACAATAAGCATTAGTCTCTCCTTGCATCCGTCTTACCATCAGCACGAGCAATGCGATCTACGTCTGGTTTTAGGCCAAGAGCATTACTAACTACTGTATCAATTCGAATGACATCATGGTTCATTGTCTTAACACGATTGTCAAGAGAAGAAATGATCCCTTTCATGCCTGATACGCTACCAGACACACCCGCAAGAATAAACTTCAATGTAAGGAATACGAAGTAACCAGCGCCACATGCAGCAGCGATTGGAAAGCCAACCTGGGCTACTAAATTAAAGAACTCTCCCATTCGTACTCCTATTGTATTATAGGAAACCCGTAGATTAACTACGGGCTTCATATGTATTTAGCAATATGGGAGTAAAAATAACTACACGGTTTTGACGTAGGTCAAATTAACGGTAGATACTCTTATGCATAGTGTTACGCTTCATAGTACGAAGTGCTTCCTTGAAGTGTTCTAGGCTCTGAGTTGCAACCTTCTGCAATTCTTCACGCTCAAACGGCTTCATTGAATCATAGCCGTTTAGGAAGTCAGCCATAACAGCAACAGGGATGCTCACCTTATCACCGTCCTTGAAGATAACAGGCGAACGACCACCGTTGTCAAGAGCCTTCTTGAACTGCATTACGATGTGAGGAACCTTATCAGTATCCGGATCGTCTACGATGTCAAGTTCTTCTTCGTCATCAAACGATTCCATGAGCAGTTCGTTAATCTTCATTTTATAACCCTTTTTGTTTTGATAGAGTATTTATCACTGCTGACAAATATCACTATATCATTGGTGTGTACCGTTGTCAACCTTTTTTATGCCATTGGCTCAAATAATAATTGGCCAGGCTTAGCAAACACTAGCTTGCCATCTTGGTTACGCATTGCAACCTCTAGTTGCTCAATGATTTCCGGTGTAAAGTGTCTGGCTCTGATTTCTCCGTAACCAAAGATATGAACTTCACATGGCTCATCACCTTCTACTTTCTGAATAGCGAGCATACGATTGCGACCTTCATGCCCTACAACTTGTGCATAGTTCAAGCCAGTGAAGTCACCATCAAAGTATTTTTCAGGAATGTCAATGATCAAGAATGGAGAACCTAAACTTCCACCCTTTTCCATGTGCTGTACGATATAATCAACGCTTGTTGGACTTGGAAGATGTGCAGCAAGTGATAAGAAGTCACTTGGCTTCATCAATACTCTTAATCCACGATAGTCTACGTTACTGTTATAACCAGTGGTGCCAAGTCCCTTACCGTTTATATCGTTATCAGCTTTGTATTCGTCTAACTCATCTTCTCTAACATATGCTAGTTGATGTAGTGCTTGAAACTTTTTATCTCTGTCGGCTAATCCATGAAGACCAGAGTTGATATGTTTAGTAGCCTGTTCTGTGTCAGTGAAGTCATTTACCTTAGGTGATACACGATGCTGCCAAAACCATAATGCAACCTTAGCTGCTACATTAGGCTTCTCAACTAACTCAGGATGTTTCTCTAATGGAAGTCCTAATGCAGTGCCTGCTTTCTTGTAGTTTTCACGACCAGTTAATTGAATAAATCCGCGCCCATGATATTTGACACCATCACCGGGATTAGTATTTCCTAGTATTGCTGCTTTCTTTGGTGCATATTTTGGATCATATTTTCTAAAGTCTAATGAGCCGCCGAACTCTTTCAATGAAGAAAAGTTCTGAGTTTCGTGGGCGCATTGTGCCATGAACTGTTGCAACTCTGCACCCTTCAACCCTGCTTTAATAGCAGCATTTTTTAATATCTTTGCAGCGGGCTTATTCATGATTGCTTTAACTTGATGCAATACATTAGCAGCTAGTGGTTTTGGTGCGGACAAATCAATTCTAGTAACAGGCTGAAAGTCATTTTTTGGCTTCATAAGAGAATGAGCACCTAATGCTAATGCACCAGCCGCGCCTACTGTGCCTAGAGTTTTCTTCCAGTCTTCATCCAACTGTTGACTGGTTATGAATTCATTAGCTCTCATTAGTTACTTGCTCGTGTAGCATACAATCCCGCAGATCGTGGGAACATTGCAGGATATTCTCGTCTTGCTGTGTTAATAGCATCCTGCATATCAATAGCCGGGAAATAGCGAGCTTCTCCGGAGTCTACATTTTGAACTCTCCAAGACTGTCTAGTAGATGATGGTTCACTAAATGCAGGCTCTGGAGATCCAAATGATCCGCTAAATTGTGGATTAGATTGTCTTAATGCCTGCTCTCTTGCGGCTTGCTGTCGCAATAATCTATTAGCATCCATTTGCGTAGCGGCACCATATCTCTCTGTTCTTATTTCATCATTGAAGATATCAGGGTATAGTCTAGCAGCGATTGTATGCGCTTCAACTGGTGTTCTTGCTGCAATAAAGATATTGTCGCCGCGGCCATTGCTTGTGTCATAAACGCTATACTGCTCAGGTTGAGTAGACTGCTCAAGACGGGCTAACTTTTCTTGCTGACTCTTATACATACTACGCATTAACGAAGGCTGGCTGGTAGATACTAAACCTGATTGATCTTGTACCGTAATATCTTCTGGACGAACAAACTTATCAGGTTCTAATTTCATAGCTATTTCAACAGCCTCAGCACCATTTTCAGCAACAAAATATGCATAACCATTGTAATTGCTTAAACGATATGTCTTTAGATTACTAATGTCAATAGTTTCATCTTCGCCGGCTTTATTGAACTCAGTAGTTTCTCTATCTCGCTGTCTTTCTTGTTCACGTTGTTGAATTAAATCTTCTTGCGCTTTTTCATATTCTTGATATGTGTCCTCATCAGGATAGTTTTGATCTATATACATATCAAACCCTTGCATACCTTCTACGTCTTCACCTTCAAGTTTATTCGCTACATTAATTGCGTTATCTCTTGTAGTTGCAGCTATAAAGAAGTAGCGTTGATAACCATTTGATCCATCAACTACTCTAACACGCCAAATCTTTGGACGCTGTGACCATTCTAGACCCTCACGAACTTTATTAGTTTGCCATTCAATCATCTGATTAATTTGACGCTTACTAGCATGTTCGTCAGTCAACGTGATTTCAGTATTGGGATGTGCTGCAAAATATTCCGGATTCATTGCTAGTACATAATCTCTTGCTTCTTCTTCGTTTTCTGCAACAACGCTGGTAAGCCCATGACCATAGTCAGCACGATATAGTTTAAGATCATCTAATGAAGGGTCAAACTTAAATGGCTTTACAGTGATATATTCAATCGTGTCTGGTCTAAACCAATTTGGCTTGAACTTTTGTGCGGCCTTAAATGCGGATGACTCATCAGGAACTGTATCAGTGTTTGCAATATAAATGGTATTTTCTTTCTTACCATCGTTATATTCTACTACCCAATCGTTTTCTTCAACATCATCTGGGTGAAGGATTCTAATACCTTGGTCTTTAAAACGTTCGGTGCGAGTTTTTTCAAGCTGCTTAGCATATTCTGAGCGAGTGATTTCCCCAGCCATATAACGAGCAAGATAGCTCATATCGCTCTTTGGATCCTTAGGCTTGAGCAACTTATACAAACCCTTTAAGTATTCTTTCTTATACTTCTTTGGATCGCAGGCAGCATCAAGTGCTACTACGAATCTCAATAATGTATCTTCAATCTTATCAAAGTTTTTGTCAAGCCAATCGCCACCTGCACTACGGAATTCTACGTAGCTATCTTTAGTATTAATACTAGTATACTTGTTAGTGCGACCACTGTGAATTAATTTACTAGCAATAGTTTCCATATTGCCTTTTAATTGCTTTAATAGTCTATCAACATCTGCTGGACTATTAGCTCTTTCTTTAATAATGTCAAGTGCTGATTTAGCATATGTATTGCCAATACGTCCAAACTTATCTAATACATACTTGTCGCCAAGTAATATAGCTAACTTTACATAGTCAAGGTCATCACGACTATAGTTAGGAACACTAACGTTAATGTGCAGACCAGTTGAATTATTAGTATATGCTCCGCGGTCATCAGCCCATTCTTTAACTTTCTTTAAGTCTTCAATCATTTCATCAACAGGCATGGGAGGACTGATAAACTCTAATCCAGCTTCACCTGATCTATGATTAATACTACTATCAGTTTCTAATGAGTATGCATCCGGTGCTCTACGTGCGCCGTGATAATCACTGCTTGAATAAACTTTTTTGCCAATTGCCTCACTAAAATCATCACCGATAGATTCAATGGCTTCACCACCACCATAACTAGATTCCGGCGCAGTGTAATATGGCCACGAAATATTTGCGTTAACTCGTCTCATAACATCCGACATCTCATCAATGCCAATGTCGTGCAAAAAGTCTCTTTCGCTAAAGTCACCTTCGTCTCGTTTAGTTTCAATATATTCTTCATAGGCTCTATTATAATTATCGCCCTGTTCGTCCCATTCATCTTCAATAAACTTTTCCCAATCTTCTTTGTCGGGAACTGTTTCTCCGAATAAGTCTTCTCCTTTGCCTACATGCTCGGCAACGTCTTCATCACTTATGTTATTGTGACACCAGTCTCTAAAGAAGCCTTTACCATCTGGACCATTCCAATCATTGTCAATCTGCTCAGTTTGCCATTCATGAAACTTTTCAGTAAGTTCTTCGCCTAGTCGTTCTACTTCACGATCACTATTCTGTTGTCCAACATACTCGTCTTCACCACCAAAGAAACGAACGATGTCATCAATATCATCGGGACGTGGATCATGGCTATAATCTTCTTCTGGCTCGTCATATCTATCTTCATCATCAATTTCAACATCAGGGACGACCATTTCAAACTCTATGCCAACTTTGGCACCAGGAACACCAGCGGCCAACTTCTTGAGATTTGAAGGACTCATTTCAACTTCAAATAACTCTTGCTGAGCCTCATATAGTTCAAGAAAATGTTTTGCTCTCATTATGCTCTCTGAGTTTTAAGAATACTTCTCAACATCCAATTATGCTTGGCGTGAGCATCAATGCGCTCTGCAATGAAGTTCGCAATGCCCTGTTCATCTGCATCATTAGCTACATGAAACGCTTGCTTGTACATAGCAAGAATCGTAGCGTTATCATGATATAGTTCCTGCATCATCAATTCAGCACGAGGAACTTTAGTCTGGTCTGAGATTTGTGACAACTCAGCAAAGCGAGTGAGACTGCCAGGAGCATATTCATCTAACTGGCGAATAGTTTCCGCTAGTCTATCAATAGTGTTTCCATAAACTTCTTCATAGAAGTTGCCTAGAAACTCGTGATACTGGGGGAAGTCAGGGCCTTCAACGTTCCAATGAAACTGTTGAGCCTTGATAGAAAGCGTGTAGGCTGAAGCCAAAAGTGTTTTAAGTGTTTCTGGTAGCATGATTATAGTCCTATAGACTATTTATGCTTATATGTCTTCTTCTTCACCAATGTCAACAAACTTGATTGGACGATTAGACAACACTGCTGCTAACGCTCTATGATTGCCGTCAATGATTCTACCATCGTTCATTACAATGATTTGATCACTGAGATTAGGATCATTTTCATAATGTTCTACTGTTTCTCGTTGATCTTCATCCATCATATCAAATAGTTCTTCAATATGTTCTATTCTATACTGGCTAGTCAAGCATAGATTTAGTTTGTTTGGATTAATAGTTTGAATCATGAATGGAGTATCAAGGTCACTGGTGCCGATATAGTTCCAAATCAATTCATTATGATCTGGGTAGTTGTTATCGTAGATATCACTTAATGTAGTAGTATCCTCAGTCATGGTCATGATTCTACGTTGACCTCTACTCTTTACCATACCATATTCTTGCTCATATGTAGTAGGGCCGCCGACCATTGAGCCACCATTGTTACCAGCACTACCACCGCCTAGTCCAGTGCTTACTGTTTCATTAGTTTGTTTAACACCTACCCAGGCCTTGACAGTCGGTACGCCCAGTGCCCTTGCTGTGTTTACTCTATGATATCCATCTATTAGATAGCCATCACTGTCTACTACAACGGGAGGTGCCTTTGAAAAGTCCATCTTTTTGTATTTTTCAATCTTGTCTTTTTCCAATCCGGGCAGTTCATTATAAATTGAATTTGTAGGAATGGTCTTGAAGTCAAAGTGATCGTGATCTAAAACACGATTTCGCCAATGATCATAATCGTCTCTATCTATAACAGTACCCATGATTGATCGTAAATAGTCAAGAGTCTGTTCCGATGACATTCTCTGTTTATTGTCTGTTGCTGACTCATTTAGCTTTTTACCACTACGACCAATGATCATATAACGAGTATATTCTGTTTCAGGATCAGCTAACTCTTTCTCGCCAGTATAATAAGTTTTGTTTAATGGGAAATATTCAACAAATTCTTCTAAACTATCTGTATCTAATAATACATTGTCAACATTATTACGAGCCTGTAAACAACATAATACATTATCAGGAAGTTTTGCTAAGAATACTGGACCTGTTTCATTGCAGCTAGTATTAATTACTACGCATGGCTTTTCATATACAATATCTTCTGCATTTTGATGAATTAATATGAGTTTACCGTCATCATTTAGTTGCTGTAATAAGTCTTTACTACGCATTAACTTTTCTTCGTCTGGTTCAACTAATACTAGTTTCTTAAAGTTTACACCAGCTTGCTGTAAGAAGATACCCATGTTGCCATACCAGCTACCTAATACATAGATAGTACCAGCATTCTTGCCCTTTAGACCCTTAGCTAACAATTTAGCTAACCATGTCTTACTCTCAACTAAGTCTGGAGTGAAGCTACCCTCTAATGTATCGGGGCTTGCTTCAATGACTGGTTCTTCAACTGTCTCATCAATGTTATCTGGTTCGCGCTCACCGTAGCTGCTTGACTTCGTTAAGCCAACATAAGCAGGGATCGTCTCATACCCTAAACGAGCATAAGCATTAGCACGATGCATACCATCAATCACTGAACCTGCAATGGGGTCATAAACAATAGGTGGCATTGTTTTGGGTGAGTCTTTGATATATTCAATATAGTCTTCTACTAAATCTTCATCAACATAGAACTCATCTAAGTTAATCTTTGATAGTGGTAGTTCACTTTTCTTATATTCATCAAACCAATAAATACGATCAGGCAAGTCACCTTCTTCAATGTCGCTAAACTCTCTGTGAATATCTTTCACTTGATTGAAGATTGTGCCAGGATCAACAGATTCAACTATACCTTCTTCACGAAGTTCTTGCATTGCTTGTAATAGTGGATGCACTTTGTTTTCTTCTACTATTTCCTCAATTGGTTCAGGAACTTCCTCTGACTGTAGCATATCAATATATTCCATTAACTTTGCTAAATCAGAGGTCATTCTTATTACCTCTTAAGGCCCTTCATAATGGCTGATTCTTTTTTGAAAGTGCCGGCACTCTTTGGAGTAAACTTGCGATAAGATTCACCTGAGTGACCTTGACCCATGCCACCTGCGTATGAAGTGTCTTCGTTCTTTACTGCTTTCTTGTTGAATGCCTTGATGAGTTTGATTTGATCCTCTAGATCATATTCACGGAACGCATCGCACATATTGCTATGTGCAAACATACTGAGTTGTTCGCTGGCGTCATCAATCGCTTCTTCTAAATCGCCTAGATCAACATATTCCCAATCATAGCGTTCTCTACGCATTTCACTATTTAAATCCTTTGCGAATGTCATGATGTCATCGGTATATCTACTTTCGCTTACGCCGGCACTTTTTGATTTATAAGTTCTCCAACCGCCTGGCTGAACACCAACTGCACCTGAAGTGTCTGGCATTTCACTCAATGCAATACCTTCACTGATAGCACCTCTAAACTTACGATCCTTTAACCCACCATATGGATTAACTGCAGGAGTCTTTTCTGCTGCAAACTCTCCAGTATAGTCTTCGTTAACCCCGTCATCATCATTATTGCCTAAGAACTTATTCATTGCACGGTTATATGCGTCATCACGAGAAGCTGCACCGGACACTCTCATACCCTTAGGCAATTCAGGTTCTTTTATTTTTTTCTCTCTGCCTACAATTACGCCAGCATCAACAAATACATCATAAACTTTTCTATGTGTAGCGTTATCTTTGGCACCAATGACAATCATATCCTGCCCCATACCGCGATCCTGATAGTATATTACTCCAAAATCCTTTTTCGGGCTTAAGAAAGTGGTCCATGTATAACCAATGCTAGCAGAAACTTGTTTACTACCGCTCATTATTGATAGTCTATTTAAATTGAGATATTTAATAACCGCATCAACATTTTTCATGTTAGACATGCTTTTTAGGAATTGCTTATCATCTAAATGCTTCATTGGGTCAGCACTAGATAGATAATCTAGGCTTTTTACTGCACGGAATCCTACCTCTGCTCTACGAATCAAATACTGCTTTACAATAGGATAAATATGCTTTAAATATTCCATTGCTTCAAAAAAAGTATGGTCGTGTTGAACGTTATTGTTTCCTTGTTGCCAATCCATTGCTTCAACGAAATATCTCTTTGCCATTTCTTCTTCGGCTGCTGCGATAGTGTTAAGTGTGTTAGCGAGTTGCTTGATATTGTAGGCTGCTGCTTTGAATGAACCTTTACTAATGTCATTTGCTAATGCAGTAGCTTCACCGTGCGCTTTCTTCTTTAATCGTGATAGACTCATTGTTCCAGCACCACCGAGAATAGCAACTTCTGGATCTTTAGCATCGTGTCCTACGATTACGCCCTCTTCTAAGTTATAGTTGTATCCCGGTGGCACTCTGCGCCCAGTTTTATCAACCCCATACTTTTTGTAATAAGAGAGTAATATATCATTTATTCTGTTAACTGCATCATATCCGGCTTGTGTTTGTTCCGCCGTTCTATAATCAGTGTCCGGAGTTTTAACACCTCGTTTTGCCATATATGCATTTCTAGCAGCTAAGTTGCCCGCGCCGACATCCAGTAGATTAACAAATGCTTCTTTGAACTTAGGATCCGAGGCTAATTCAGCTTTAAATTCCTTGGATTGTTTATTGCCAAACTTATTGATTGCAAACTGCATAACGCTGTTAATATCTTTATTATCCATCCAATTTTGAAGTACAGAGATAGGATATGCGCCTGCGCCTATGTGAATGTTTTGCACCGGTTCTTTTGGATTAGCATCACGATATGCTTTCTGTTTTGCAAGGTTTTCTGCTCTCTTAATAGGATCCAAATCCTTTTTGTATAGACTTTGCTGCATAGTAGCATTGACCATTGCAGGTGTTCTAAACATTTCTACACCACCAGGTGTGCCTTTTGCCTCATTCTTTGGCTTCTTATGATGCTTTTTCATATTGATAGCGATAGCGGCCTGTTGTGCAGGATTAGCGGCTTCTTCTACGCTCTCGCTCTTGGTTCCCCAATTCTTAGCACCTTTCTTGCGACACTGAACTAATGCACCGCTAGCATATGCACTTGGCCAAACCTTATAGCGACTCTTAACTTTATAATAGCAGGCATCTTGCTTTTCATTAAGCATTGATTCATGATACATTGCTCCGCCGCATTCTGGGCATTGCTGTGTTTCTTGAATGTCTTCATTCTTTTTGCGTCCGGCACAATGTGCTTTTTGACTGAAGCCTTTTGGATGTGAGCAATCAATACTGCGCTTATACTTTGCGCTCCACTTTTCGTCCAACTCTTGGTCTTCGTTCTTTACACAGTTGGGAACAGTCTTGCCGAACATCTTCTTGTTACCTTCTTTATGATAACCCTTCCAGCAATTCTCATCCATCATTTCTTCATTGGTCTTTTTCTTTGTAGCAACATTGTGTGCTGGGCCATGACGATCTGGGTTTGGATCTTCTCTGCGCTTTTTACTAGCAGCATACTTGCGACCCTTTTTGCCAATAGAGTGAGCTTTGCTTTGCGGTAGGCACTTTGGCTTACCTTCACTATCGCTACCTCTAGCACAAGCACCGCGAATCTTACCATCAGGTCCAAAACGTACCCACTTTTCTTTGAACCATTTATGAAGGTTTTCGTCAAGCTGGACATCTTCTCTCATTTCTTGCTTGACTTCAATCTTCTTGTTAGGGAACTTAGTACGCATACGCTTTGCATCTTCTTCTGCTTCATGCGCTCTTGCGTATTTGGTTGCTGCCTTACCGTCAATGTAGATTACAGCTACGTTTTCCCCTTCGTCAACGATACCCTTCATGATAGAACTCATATTAATCAGCCTTCTTGTTTTTATCTTTTTCAGTAATAGGGCCGCCTGTTACCCATGCTTTGCAACTGCGGCTGCCTGCGCACTTGAAGTGTAAGAAATTACAATAACCTAAATCACTAAGATTGATTGTAGCATTACTGTCAATATTTTCTTCATCACCTTTGATGCCTTTACTAATGCAATCGCGCATACTGTCACTAACATCAAATGCAGCACAGTTTCCGCACATCATAGACTTTGCGGTTGCTTCGTCTACTTTAAAAACGTTGCTCATATCTTTCCAGTATGACCCAGGCTTATTTGGATTCGCAGGACCATACATATATTCGTCAATAGCAATTTGACGATTCTTAAGATTTAAGTTAATATCGTGTGTGGCACGGGGGCAACCTTTTTCAACTGCTTCTAAGAGATTGATAAGATCACGCATTTCCTTTAGCCTCTTCTTCCATACTATCAGCAACGCTATCTAAGTAGTCACTTGCTAATGTGATATAGCTTTGCTGCCATGCCATTAGTTCGTCACGCTGATCAAGCATTTGATAGATTCTCTTTGCAGCTTTGGCTGCACTACGCATTTCACCCTTAGCCATGCTAATTTCATGGTCAAAATGTTCTTGACTTTCACCAACGCCGCCACCTGCAATAACACCTGCCGATTCACTATACTCTTGCTTACTGATAAGATATTCAGTTACATTAGTCATCATACTCTTAATAGTGCCAATCTTTTCACTAACCCATTCAGGAAACTGATCACTATTTTCTAATCTAGTATGAAGTTCTTTGGCATTACGTGCAATTGTTCTAAGACTATTCTTTAATGTCTCACCCTCATGCTCTGCTTTATCTGGGTCAAACGCATGAAAGCCGGTCTTTAGTCTATGACCTTGACCTGGAACAAGAATCAAATCGTCTTCTTGTAAGTCAGCTTCATTAACTTCATTCTTTGACTTTGGACGCAATGAAGGAGGAGTACCTAGTGAAGCGATCATCTGTTCTTTACTAGTACGATACTTCTTTTGGAAGTTGCCATTATCCATGTCTCTAATATCAATAGCAAGTTCTTTCATCTTGCTTTCATTGACAGAGTTGGCATACTTCTTACTTGTCTTTTTACCTGTAAGTAATGTACCTGGCTTCTCGTTGCCATAAACTCCCTTACCAACTCCACTGCGCTTTTGAGTGGTCATTGGTGTAGCTACAGTAGCAATAGCGCCAGCAGTCGTACTTTCGTTGATGAATTCATTGATCTTCATGGGGTAATCCTATATAGTGATATAGTATTTATCAGCCGCTGACTATTCTCCATCCTTTAGCATGACTATATTTTCCATTAATAACTTGGCTGATATTGCTTTTTAGTTCCGGATACGTTGAGGTCATCTCTAATCTAGTAGCAGTTAGTTGTTCTCCGGTATTAATGTTTTCCCAAAGATATACAGTATCTACATATCTAGGATTATTTTTCCCCAACGGCTTTTTATCCGGATTGTTTTTATAAAAAGTTTTTCTACCATTACTATAGTTGGTGTGCATCTGTTCTGTCATCACTCTATTAGCAGACGCCGCCCGTTGTATTTCTTTAGTTTCATCAGTGTGTTTACGACCGTAGAAGGGATTATTTTTACCTTTGTGTTTTTCGCTCATATACTTGCTATGTAGAATAGCTGCTTCCGCACGTATCGCAGCTATTTCGGGAATTAGGTTATCTCCTATTATTCTTTGTTGTGTTTTACTTTGCGGATTAGCCATTCGCACAGCAGCTAGTGTCATCTTCCTAATGTTCTTTTCTTCACTGACCATTTTAGGTAATAGCAAATGAACTCTTAAGTGTTCCTCCGCAGTTAACCACACTAAGTTAGATTTCTCGTCGGTGCCTCCCATTGATTTAGGTATTATGTGATGACGTTCGGTATAAGTTAGTATGGTCTTTGCTTCTCTCCTAGAAGCAGATTGCGGAACTCTTGTAATAGCATGATTGACAATATCATAGTATTGTTCAGTAAAGTTGTTTTCCAGGTACATTGCAATCTCCTTTGATAATCTATTTATCACTCCTAGAACCTTTTACGAAAACTACTACTCATAAAAAGGAAGGGGAGATTATTGTCTCTCCCCTCCTAGTTTTTAGTTGATTACGTTTCCGTTCTCATCAACTAACTTAATCTTTCCTGCCTGAAGCTGTTGTTCAAGGTACATAGGACCGATATTCTCAATGAGGTAGTTCATGTTTTCCTGACAGAACACGTAGGAACCAGAGTGACGAAGAAGGACGCGCTTGTCAACCCAGATACGTCCTCCCAAATCTCTATGGTTCTCGCAAAATGTCCAATCCTCGGAATAGTAACGATTCTGGCGAACAGCAGTATCAAAATATGTCTTCAAATGCTGATCATATTTCGGGTCAAGGCCGATATCGTTCTTGTACTGCTTAACTGCTGGGTGACTGTTCATCTTTTCAAAGACATGCTTCTTCATAAGAAGGAAGCCGGTGCCTGCCTTTGAAACTTCTTGAAGACCATCAGGACCTTCTTCGGCACCATCAAACCCGTTGACAACCCACTTGATGGGCATAGTCTTCATTGGGTACAAACCACCGATAACGTCAACGTCCCTGTTCAAGAGGACTAGCAAATGCCAGGGCTCCCAACCGATATCAGCGTCAACGAAGAACAAGTGTGTTGCATCGGGCATGTCTAGGAACTTAGCAGTCAGAGTGTTTCTTGCTCTGCTGATAAGTGATTCATTTACCATTGTTTCAAGCGTCCAGTCAATGCCCAACTGGCGAGCAGTATTTGCCCACTTGATGAATGACATAAATGTTGATTCAGTCAACATACCACCGTAGCAAGGCATTGCAATATGCACCTTAGTTGTACGGAGGAAGTCAACGTTAACTTGAACCTGACCCTCAGCCGGGGCCTGTTCTTGTGCAGCTTGCTCAGCAATTTCCTGCAACTGTTCAACTGGAACAGTGCGTTCTTCGCCGTTCGGGGCTACATTCTTCTTGGTATTCTTAGTAGTAGGTTTACGTGCCATTTGGTCCTCTTTCGTTGTAAACTATAAAGATATTTACAACGAGAAGAGGCTATGGAATTATTTTTCTTCTAAATAATCCATATTTTCGGATACATTGTTTTGATCAGTAGTGATTAGCTTTTGAATACTTGCTTCAATTGCACCCGGTTCATTGCGATATGGACTCATCTGAACATGACCAACTAATCTATATTGATCAGGTCCTTCAAGATGATAAACTGAATAGCCTTCTTTAGTGAATCCTTCATCGTCATCATAGCTGTCATCACCTAGGAAATAACCATTGCCTAGGTCTTCAATGATAGATGCCATACTAGCAGAATAAACAGTACCGGCTGCTTCACTTATCATTTCTTCATCACCGACATGCTTCTTAATACCAAGCACATCACCAAGCATATTCAAACTTGCTAGATACTTTTTCTGTGATGCTGCTGCTCTTTCAGGACTCCAATGTGATTTGTCGCCTGTATAGTTCATGTAGTTGTCGCAATACTTAACCATCATTGCTAATGGGTTTTTGCTATTAATAATCTTGCGAATATTGTCAGCATAGGACAATGACTTGTCTTTGGTTAATAATTGTACAGCTTCAATAACTTCTGGACTAAAGCCCTTCTTGGCAAGTTGTTCTGGAGTATAAGGTGTATCTTCAAGAACATCGTGAAGTAATGCTACCTTAACTGCATCTGGGGTAAACTTGGGACCAAAGAACTTCTTACCAATTGCAGCTACAGCCTTAGGGTGTGATGAATATGGCATTGAACCATACATCTGACCTTGTTCTTTATCGTGCGCTCTTTGAATGAACTTCTTAGTCTTACGAACGTTGTATTCGTCTAGTTGACCATCTGCTTGACTTCCATCACAATCATAATCACAGTTTTCATCTCCGCAATACGGACATTCAATCCATCCTACACCATGTCTATGCTCATCATTGTGTTGTTTAGAGAATGCATCTGCGTACTTGTCGTATTGTGACTGCTTCCTTTTAAAGGGAACTACCTCTCCTTCCGTCAAGATAGATTTAGCCTCGCTCAACAGTTGAACGAACTTAGCCTTCTGTGCAGGGGATGCTTCACTGATCATAGGCTTGATTGCGCTGATAAGTCTGCGAATGCTCTCAGTAACCTGAAGGTTATTGTCAAATACTTGCTTCATTTTCTCTGCTGCATCCCCATATAAATCTCTAAGGATTCTCATTTTTGTTTTGTCATCTGCGCCTGCATATGCTTTACGAATAGCACTTGCATCGCGCATTGTTTTGCCAGCGATAGGGAATTCTGCAACATCAGTTGACATTACATAACCATGATCCGACATTGGCTTGACTAAATCTTTTCCATATGGCTGTAAGTAAGAAGGACTACCGTCTCGTTTAGGATTAAAGCTAAAGCGAGGATCAGGGGCTATACCTAACTTAGGATCGCCCTCCATGTCCTTCTTACTTACGCCAAATACAATTGCTGTTTTCTCGGGATCAAGGTTCAGTTGATCAATATATTCTTGAGCCGCGTATGGATTGCGGACAGCAATTATATTCTTGCTTGGAATGCCAAGAGCCATTGCCATCTTTGCGCGATCTTGCGCTGAGAATGGACTCTTTGGCTGTTCCTGTTTTGCTGAGATAGCGAGATAGGTATTATCCAAGCCAAACTTCTTTGCTAGCTGCTTAAAGCTAGCAGCATGACCCTTGTGAAAAGGATGAAATCTACCTGGATATATACCTATTACGCGCATATCTTACTTTGCTTCTTTACGTGCGTTCTTTTCTTCGGTGATTTCGTTACGACGAGTCTTGCACAACTTTGCAAGTTCACCAAGTGCCTTACGAGCGCGGGTACCTGCGGCTGCATTACCTGCTTCAAACTTTGCGTCTTCTAGTAGAAAGGCGTCAAGTTGCGCCTTGATTTTAAAACTTGTACTTTCCATTTTCTTCTTTCTTTAATAGCTGAGTTTAATGTAGTTTACACCACCGTTGTTGAAATCTTCAACCTTCGCTCTCATATAAACGAAGTTGCCCTCAACGTTGGTGTACATGCTTGCATTGCTTGCAATTTGAGGGGCTGAGTTAGCTGGCGCATATGCATTAGCTTCAAGCTCATATACAGTGAACCAGTCAGTGTCAGCAGGAGTCGATGCAAGAGTTGCCTCAAGCACGATATTGCCGGAGCAATTAGTTAAACTGATGTTAACAGTTTGTAAATCTTTATTGCCTAGATAGTATGCGGCAGCGGGCTGACTGTTACCAACAACAGTATATGGCGCGCCATTACCAGGATTTTGATAGACTGTCTGTGGCAATAGGATCAAAGTAGTTTGCTGAGACATTAAGCTCTCTCAACCTCTACTAAGACCCCATTACCAGCGAGTTCCTGTGCTACTTGTTCTAGTGCTGTTTGAATGTCCTCGGTGACAATAGTATCGTCTAAGTCACTGTCCTTAACAAGTTTGCTCAACTTGATAACGAGTACATCCTCAATCATTTTAGCCATGATAATACTCCATTTGATAGAGTATTTATCTCTAGCCTATTTCTTTTCTAATTTGTACGTCTTTCCAATAGCACCGGGGAACATCAACATTAGCATCATAAGATTCCTGTCATCGTCATAATCTAGGAAGTAATTATTCCAAAGCCAAATATCATACCGATGCATCATATTACGATTCAAGAACGTTTCAAATGATTTACTAGGGCGAAGATCAGGTGTTCTCTGTAGATATTGAAGCATATCATTTCTAAATTCCGCCGGCACTCTATTGCTAGTCATATATGCTCTATACTTAGCCGGGGGATCATTCTTGAAATACTTAACACCCTTAGGAGCAACATTTGCCTGATTGATTTTGACATCGGGTTTTACAGCAACAATACTTTCTACAATAGGCAGTTCGTTAGTATAGACACAAATAGTATTACTTTCGTATCGCATACCAATATTCTTATTCTTTTTGTAGTAGGTTTTGCGAATATCAATAAGATGTGTAATAAGAGGATAGTCTACTGGATCAGGTGTATATCTTTCTCTATAGTAAGGCCAATAGTTCTTGTCATCTTTCTTTACAAGATAGTTCTCATGTTCCTCTGCTAGCCTATTACAATATTCATCAATGTCATTCATATATTGCACCCAATATAGATTAGGTGCGCTAATGTAGACCCGATAGAGATACTTGTTGAAGTACAAGTTATCTCTATCAATAGGCTTAATTTTCAATTTGGATGATGCCATCGTCACCAATCCTTGCAGCTTGCTTAGCTGAAATATGGAAAGCAATGTTGCCTTCTTCCATCACAGCCATAACATTCGCATTATTGATACGCTCAAACAGTACCTTCTTACTAAGAGGAACACGAATCAACTCATCAATCTTACGAGCAAGAGGACGAGCGCCCATCTTACTATCGTAACCAACTGCTGCAAGATGATCAACAACTTCCTCAGTCAAGTTGAGGGTGATGTTGTGCTTGTCAAGAAGTGGCTTCTTGAGTTCTTCAACGAACTTGACAACAATCTTCTTGATTGAAAGACTATCCAGCTTATTGAACTTGCAGACCATATCAAGACGATTACGGAACTCAGGCTTGAAGAACTGCTTAAGTGCCTTGTCTTCTTCACCAGTCTTATCAAGACTACCGAAACCAATAGCATTGTTTTCGTTATCAGCACTGCCCAAGTTACTAGTAAGAATGATAATAGTGTTCTTCATTGACACCTGCTTACCATTACTACCAGTCACAATTCCCTCATCCAACATCTGCAAGAAGATGTTGAAAATATCGGGGTGAGCCTTTTCAACTTCGTCAAACAGCAGGATTGAATGAGGATTCTTGCTCAAGTCTGAGATTAGACGCCCGCCCTGCACCTGCGAGTCGCTAAAGCCCACGTAACCCGGGGGCGGACCAATCAAGCTGCTTACGCTATGCTTCTCGCCATACTCACTCATGTCGTACTTGAGAAGCGGCATATCCAGATTCTTGGACAGCAGCTTAGCCAATTCAGTTTTACCCGTGCCCGTTGGGCCCAAGAACAAGAAACTTGCGATCGGCTTCTTATCGTTGCCGATACCTGCGAACGAAACATAGACACGTTCAAGAACACTGTCAACAGTTTCATCCTGACCATACAATTTATTCTTGACATTCATTTCAAGATTCTGCACACGATCCATGTTATCACCACTGAGCTTATCAGCAGGAACGCCAGTGAACTTTTCAACCTGTTCAAAGATCAGTTCCTTAGTGATAATTGCATCCTTGTTTTCAAGAACACGTTGCTTTGCACAAGCTGCGTCAAGCAAGTCAATACTCTTGTCAGGGTTCTTACGATCATGGATATAGCGATCAGCATTGTCAACTGCGGCTTCAATTGCTTCCTGAGTGATGCTGACTTCATGGAAGTCATTCAAACGAGCAGCAAGGCCACTGAGAATACGGACAGTGCTGTCACGGCTGGGTTCATCAATGCTGACCCGATAGAATCGGCGCATCAATGCACGATCCTTTTCAAACGACTCGTAAAACTCTTCCCAAGTCGTGCTTGCGATGACCTTAAGATGACCCTTAGTGATTGCGGGCTTGAGCATATTAGCGAAGTCAACGCTACCGCTACTACCACTTGAGCCTGCGCCCTGCATAGTGTGGGCTTCGTCAATGAAGAGGATTGCATTCTTCTTCACGGACAATGCATCAAGGACGTTCTTGACCTTTTCTTCAAAGTCACCGCGATAACGACTGCCAGCAAGCAATGAACCAACTTCAAGCGAATAAAGTTCATAACCTGCAAGAAACTCAGGGACTTCATCATTGACAATAGCGTTAGCAATGCCTTCTGCGATTGCAGTCTTACCAACGCCCGGGTCACCAACCATCAATACGTTACTCTTGAAACGCTTAGCAAGAACATTGATGATGTCATCAATTTCCTTACTGCGACCGATAACAGGTTCTAGCTTGCCTTCACGAGCAAGGCTAGTGAGGTTGATAGTATATTCTTCAAGAATTTCCTCAGCCTGATTGTCAGTGATTGCAGTAACAAAGTCGCCGCCTTTATAATGCTTCTGCCAGTGAGCAAGAAACTCACCCTTAGTCACACCATACTTAAGCAGGAAGTAATGGCCATGCGAACTAGATTCGTGAACGATTGACATGTAAAGATCAATCGTAGTAACCTGGCGACGACCAGTGAACAGTACCTGCGTAACTGCACGATTCATTACACGCTCAAGAGTATTAGTGCGCTTGGGCTGATAGTTAGGATCCTTGCTCTCAATTGCATGAAGCCCATTAAGATAGGATTCAATTTCCTGAGTCATAAGATCAGTGTCAACATTGAAGCTGTTCAAACACTTCTTGAACGGAGGGTGTGACACCAGTGCCCAAAGCAAGTGTTCAACAGTGCAGTATTGATGCTGCCTCTGCTTCGCTGCTTCAATGGCGCGTTCAATAATGTTTTCAATTTCAGGACTGTTTTGCAAGTTATTTTCCTTTACTTAGTTTGGTTACGCTTAATGGCTTCAAGTACTTCAGTGTTAATATTAGCAGGGATATAAGGTTTTAGCAATAGTATTTGGTTACCTCTTGTTCCATTTGAGCGAGTCATGCCATAACCCGCAATTTTAACTTGCTGAGTAGGCTGTGTATTTGGTGCGATATCAACCTCTAATGTCTTACCATCAATGGTATTAAAGTTTACCTTGGTACCAACAATAAGGTCTAGCACAGAGATTGGGAAGTTCGAATATAAATCATCACCCTGTCTATCAAAACGTAGATCAGGTAGAATCAAAAACTCAATGATTAAGTGACCGTCATCTATGATATTATCATAGCGAATGCTGCTACCAGTATGAATACCTTTAGGAATCGTAATGTTAATTACTTTGGTTCCTTGAGGAGTGCCCAACTGCAATACTTGATCAGCGCCATTGAACACATCGACCAGTGATACAGTTACCCGTGTGCGATAGCTTGGCTTTTGCGGTTGCTGTTGTTGAAATGGATTACGATGTCCAAATGCCTGACCGAATAAATCGTTCAAGTCAAAGCCATTCATGTTGAAACTGAATCCGCCGGGATGATCACCGAATGGATTATGCTGCTGTCTTGCGGATGGGTTATCGTACTGAAACCGCTTATCAGGATCGCTTAATGTTTCATAGGCATTACTGATTTCTTGGAACTTGTTGATATCACCGCCTTTGTCCGGGTGATATTGCATCGCTAGTTTACGATATGCCTTTTTGATTTCTTCCTGGGAGGCGTCACGTGGAACACCCAATGTATCGTAATAATTAGTCATATAGTATATATTATCATGTTATCGTCGCATTGTCAACCAAAAAGATAAATAAAGATGTAGTTCGCGGGACGGCAATCCCCAACTACTCTAATGCTAGAAAGGAGCATCAGCAATGACTATTTATTCACCTATTGGCCATCGTAAGATATATGAGCAGCATTTTGGACCAATCCCCAAAGACGCAAATGGCCGCTCATATGAAATACATCACATCGACGGTAATCACCACAACAATGATCCATCAAATTTACAATGTGTGACTATCCAAGAGCATTATGACATTCATTATTCACAAGGTGACTGGGCAGCATGTCATCGGATGTCAGCCCGGATGCAATTGACACCGTCAGAAATATCAAACCTGTCTAAAAAATCGAATCAACACCGAATAGATTGCGGAACTCATCATTTTTTGGGAGAAACTAACCCGTCTCGCAAAAAAGTAAAAAATGGCACTCATCATTTTTTAGGAGGAGCAATTCAAAAAAGTCGTGTAGATGCGGGAACGCATCCTTTTGTAGGTCCTGGAGCACCGAGTCAGCAAATGTGGGTCTGCCCCCATTGCGGTAAAACAGGCAAGAGTAAATCTAACTATACAAGATGGCACGGAGAAAAATGCCCATCTAAGAATTCTTAGATGGGCAACATATTAGGTGTCAAAAGTCAAGTATTATTTTCCTGGTAGTCCCGGAATAGCAGCAGCTACATCAGTGCTGTTGTTTGAGACACCTTCAATCTTTTCCTTAGTACGACCATAAGTAGCGATACCAAGAACTGCACCCATTGCGATGTGGAATAGACCAGCACCCTGCAATGTAATTGGCTGCCAAGGAGTAGTTACGCTACCACCATGCACTACCTGCAACAGTGACCAAAGAATAGGGAATAGAATGAAGTCAAAAGTACATACTGCCATGTACATCCAACCCATTGCAGGACGCCACTTCTTGTTAATCCAATCTTCATTGTCATTCTTAACAAGAACTTCTGCATTCTGCGCTGCGTTGGTGCCGGCTTGTGTCAATGCAGCATTGTTTAGATTCATAAGCTGATTAGCTTGTTCGTTTCTCTCGTGTACCTGTGCCATAAAACCCTCGTCATGTTTCATTGAATCTTCATGCTCATCATTCTTAGCGATAAGCTGTAGTTCTTCACTTGCGTTTGGCTTTGGTAGAACCAAGCCCATTGCTGATGATGCTGGAATGCTAACTGCTTCATGTGCATCAGTATCTTCGTCTATGTTTGCCATATTATAGTCCTGCCATTGCTTGTAAGTTTCTGATATAATCGTCGTTGGGATTATACTTTAACTCAGTTTCGAGACCTGCAAGAGTACGCATCTCGTTGATTTCTTCCTCTTTGCCTTCTCTTTTTTCTTCATATTGGTTTGGATTGAGAATCATCTTTTGTCTAATGATTTCTTCATCTGCATCATATTCATCGCCATCAATCTCAACTGACCAGTCTTTCAACTTCATACCAGTCAATGTTTCTAAGTCAGACAACAATGTAATAATTCTATTTGGAACCTTTGAGCGACGATCCAATTCAACGAATACGATCCACTTGCCTGGCTCAATTTCACCATCACTTAAACTAGCATCTAATACCCAGTCATAGCCACGTTCAAGCCAAGTTACCAAATCCTTAGCAGCGAGCTTTGAGTTTACCGTAAATGCTAAAGTAACAATATCCGAGTCACTTCCCATCTTAGCTGCATATTCATCAATGGTCATCAAATCTTTAATTTGACCTTCCATATCAAGGTAATCAAGACCTTCAGTGAGAATAGACATTACATCGGTGCTCCCATATCTGCGGCTTGAGCTACTGGCTGATTCTGATCCTGCATAGTTTCAGGACCCTGATCTTCTTGACTCGCGCCGCCTTCATCAAGGTCTTCGTCATATGCATCTTGAATATCACTCAAGTCAATTGATTGGTCAGCGAGGTCGATAGAGCCTTCCTTGATGTCATCCATAAGTTCGAATGGAATCTCAATTTCAACAAACCAAACTTTACGCTTATGCATCTTTGGATATCTAGTGCCAGGAACAAAGTCTTCGTAGTCTTTTACTTCTACTGGAACTTCAAGCTCACTTTTACCAAAGCGAACCTTGCATCCAATGTTCATTAGACGTAATGCACCCTTTGGATTAGGCATCAACTTATAAGGCCACATAAAGATGCACTTGCAGCTATATCTACCAACTGTAGGTCCTTGTACAAGCTCACCTACGATCCAGTTCTTATACGCATACAAGTCTGCTTCATCAAGGACACGTTCAAAATCTAATAGAGTAGACATGGATCCATCACTCATGTAGATACCCTTGATCGTATCCACAATGCTAACGAAGTCTACATCGTTAAAAAACTTATCTGCTGGCAAAGTACTCATGAATGTATTTATCTTTCCTGAAACAGAAAGTAGGAATCGTGCTTGTGCTTACAGAAACGAGCAATATATTTATCATAGGAAACTAATTTCCACATGCTCATACTTTACTCAAATGCCTAACCTAAATACGAATGAGAGCAAACGCCCTCACACATACAGTATCAAATCTAGGAGATATTTGTGACTAAACGCAAAACTAGCGCATTAAGACAAAAAGACACACACTCAAGACGTAACGAGAGTAAGGCATTCTACATGAATGAATCGAAGACAATAGATTTTACTCAAACCCAACCCAAAAAGGCCAAGAAACCTGTCGAGCTAATTCCCCAAAGTAGGAACCAGGAAAAATATATCGTCGCACTGACTGACCCTGAAACAGACATCGTAGTGGTTAGTGGCCCAGCTGGCACGGGTAAAACTTACCTAGCTATGCTTGCAGCAATTCAAGCTATGAGAAGAGGAGACTGCGAAAAGATACTACTTACCAGACCAGCCGTGGCCGTCGATGACGAGAAACATGGATTCTTACCTGGCGATCTAAACCAAAAGATGGAACCGTGGGTAAGACCTCTATTTGACGTACTACGAGAGTTCTATACCACCAAAGAACTTGAATATATGGTTGAAGAACAAGTAATTGAAGTTACTCCATTAGCTTTCTGCCGTGGTCGTAACTTTAAACACAGTTGGATCATACTAGATGAAGCTCAGAATGCTACTCCTAGCCAGATGAAAATGCTAATGACAAGAATTGGTGAGGGCAGTAAGATTGTCATTACTGGAGACGTAGAACAGACTGATCGTAAAACTCCCGACAATGGACTATTAGATTTGAAATCACGAATTGAAAAGTTCAATGTCCCTGGCATGAAAACATGCGAATTTGATACTAAGGATATTAGAAGACATGAAATTATTGAGCATGTCTTAAAAATGTACTCATAAGGTAAACGGGGCGAAAGCCCCGTTTATCACTTCTTCTTGCCGGGAACAATCTTAGCGGCTAATTTTTCCTGTTCCTTAGTGATTACAGCTTCTTTTTCAAGCTGTTCAATCAACTTTGGGTAGACTCTTGCATAATAGTCACGCATTAGGGTAAAGTCACTGTCATGCTGCTTGCCTTCAATGACTGACTTGACAATCTTTTTGTCGGCAAAGTCAAGAATAACATTGCAGCTATTCATATCCGATGTGCGGACACGCTTAGAGACTGACACCATTTCGTCAATCTGTCCACCCATCTTACGCAAGAAACTGATTAATAGATATCTCATGACCACTCCTTTACTTCTTCTGGATCGTCATAGTTGATATAACGATTCTTGTCATAGTTCCAATGCCTATTGTCATAAAAATTAATGATTAAGAAATGTCTGAATAGGCTAAGATCAAGCATCACTCCTGCATGGTCACACCTCATGTTACATCCAAATGCGACGCCAATAAGAGTGTTACCTGCTTTACTAAGCTGAATCTCTAATGACTTGTGCTTAGATAAACTCCATGTCTTTTCTATATAGTCGGTTTGGTCGCCAAAACTTTTAAACCAAGGCCAATTGATGTTGAATGAGAAATTGATCATATCGGTGCCCATATCTTCATGAAATTATCATAGCAATCCTGCGAATCGTATATAATAGTAAACCCAAAGGAATCACTTTCAGTATGGACTCCGAAGATTTCTCGGCGCCATTCCGCTGCCTGCTCATCTGTAATCTTTAAAATATTTCTAGTATACGCAGAACACATGCTAATCTGCTCCGGTTGGCTTTCTCCCCAACTATATTTTATTTGAACACTCATAATATCAATCCTCAATGTATTTACTGCGTTCTAGCAGTATAGTCAATATTTCTTCATTAGTGTCATGTTTATTAGACTTATTAAGATTATCTTTCCAAGGCAGCAATTGCAGGTTCTCCACAACTGACATAACAGTAACTGGAATCTTTAGCTGATATCCTACTGAAATAGGAACTTTGTGATCTATTTGGTGAGCATCAGGAGTCCCTGATCGTCCTAATAACAACCCTTTCGGATTCAGCAAATTAACATTGCTATTATATGTTTTCCTTGATGCTGTGTATACTGCTCTCTTGTATCTTTGATAATCCTGATAATCTTCTTCCGAAATCTTTCGTCTCGGGGGCATTGAGTATCCGGTTTTACCTTTGTTCCAAGGTACTTGAACTCCAGTTTTACCTTTGTTCCAAGGGTCTCTTGGGTTCAGTTCCCGATGCTTTTTGTTTGCTATACTTGACTTAGTTCTACTACTTTCTTTAACTGGTCTGCCCGTTAATTTCTCGCTGCGTTTCTTACGCATTGCTTCTGCGTTAGCCCCATGCAACTCATTATAAGACTTACCTTTTCGTGTTGCTCCACTATTTGTTCCTATTTTTTGTTTAACAACAGGGCACTTAGGGGCTGATTTATGACAACATAGTAATCCAGCTTTATTAGTGAAGGTTGCTTCTAATCCACATCCTCTATGACATAACATAACAAATCTCCTTATTGTTATTTATGCCAACTCCACTAAAGTAGCAGTTAAAGTGTAGTCAATTCACAAAGCGTAGCTGCCATACTGATTTCAGGAATGCCAACGAGTGGAAGATTTGCAAGACCATTGCGAATGATAACAATGTTTGCATCCTTCTTTTCTTGTGCAGTTCCCCAAAGATCAAGATTGTCATACATCCATCTATATGTATCTTCAATGCGAGTCGGGTACAAGGAAATATACTGCATCAACTGTTGACGGCCCTCAAGAATCTTACCATTCTTGAATAGTTCAGCAGCAGCCATCAATAGTTCATCTTCGCCACTACCAGTTGACTGCGGCTTGTTGAGCTTTCCAGTAGTTGAATTCTGCTGTAGTTGATTCAAACACTTACGAAGATCGGGGTATGATCCGCGAACATAAGTGTCAAGATCATCAAGCTCAAAATCAACGTTTTCAGTAAGAAGAACTGTTGCAGCACGGGCAGTAAAGTCAGTCATGTCGGGTCTAGCGATATGAAACTTATAGCAACGACTTTCGCGCAATGCCGGGATGATCTTGTGTTCATAGTTACAAGTTAGAATGTAACGACAAGTATCAGCATATGCTTCCATATCATTACGCAATGCTGCTTGTGCTGCCTGAGTTAGATAGTCAGCCTCGTCAAGAAGAACGACCTTGAACTTACCAAATGGCATAGTCTGCACAAAGCCATTGATTCGTTCGCGCATGTTGTCAATGCCGTTCTCACGGCTAGCGTTAATCTCTAGAACGTCAAATGCATCAACGCCAAGTTCATGAATGAGAACCTTAGCGAGAGTAGTCTTGCCTGTACCCGGATCACCGCTGAGAAGAAGATGCGGAATCGTACCTTCTGCAATCCAACTCTTTACCTGCTTACGCTGAGTTTCATCAACGAACACATAATCAGATACCTTATTCGGGCGATACTTTTCTACCCAGAGATTATTTTTCATTATGTCGGTCTCTCATTTCTTTACGAATGTTGTATAGTGAGTTTAGTGCCTCATCGTTGCCAAAGTCAAGATCGAGGTTAGCCAATTCTTTTAGAGCCTTGCTAGTTCTAGAGAATGCAATGGTAGCTGCTGCTGCGGCTGCTCCTACTGCTGCAAGTGCAGCAATATATGGTGCGTAATCTTTGAGAGTTTTGTTTGTCATTGTAATAGAATACTTGATGTTGTGTGAAAAGTCAAGATATTTGGGGAAGTGATTCTCGCCTCACGAGCCTCGTAGAAATGTTTCTCACTTCCCCAAACGTATTAGTATTCTTTATCTGTCATTGTATAATCGTTAACTTTTTCTTTACTTACTAACAAAATATCATTTGGATCTACTTTGCGGATGACTTTCTCGCCGTCTTCGTCTTCAATAGTCTGACCACGTGACCAGCGACCGTGTGCTATCATAATATAATCGCCTACTTCTATATCGGCTGTTACTTTAGGCCCTAATGCGTAGACCTGCGCCCAACGTGGACGAATGCCTGCGCTTTTCATATCGTCATCAATAATGATGATGCCACCACGACTGATGCGCTCTCTAAATTCCATCCCATGAACTAGGATGTGATCTCCGATTGCTCGGAACTCGTTAAACTTTGTAGTAGATAAATTGCGTTTTTCTGCCATGATTACTTTTTCTTGGTGGTAGTAGTAGTTACGTCAGGCATCACGAAGTCTGGTGCTTCGCTAGCAGGCTTGATCACGATCTTTTCTGCTTCTGCTGCCTTCAATGCTTCAATTTCTGCTGCTTCATTATCGTCTTCAAACTCCATTTCTTCTGGATGAAGTTCTTCGACGGGTGGCTGAATATCAGCAGGTGCGTCCTTTGGCTTTAATACGTTTGCAGCACGATTAGATACTGTACGCTGATATGCATCACCGACCTTCTTAGTGACAGGTACAACTACCTTACCATGACTGTCGATAGTGTCGCCACGTGCGTTTACGTTCATATTACCTACTGCACGAACATGTTCGTTCCTAGCAGCAATCTGGCCCATATCAATATTTCTTCCTAGGGCAGAACGATGAGTTACCATGAGTTTTTCTCCTTTGTCTTATATTTATGCTCAAAAACGTGGGTTATTTCAAAAACTCGTCTACTGGTAGGTCGTAGTACAATGAATTGATCTTGTGTACGCCAATAAGAAACAACACAAAACTTGCAACACTTGACCCTCTACCTACTCCCCAAACAATGTTGTTGGCTCGCATAGTATCAACAAGATACTTTAGGTACCGCAATAGCGGAAACATATCACGTTCTTGATACAATAGTAGTTCTTCCCCTACTCGTTGAAGTTCAGCTTCACTTTGGCATTGATCCAGTACAAACTTTGCAATATCAAACTTAGCGTATTCAACTGGGATAAAGAAGTTTTCTTGACACTTCATGTCAAATTCTTCAACTGTCATACTATCGTCAACGATATACTCAATGAGTTCTGGAATGTTTTCTACATATAGGCTGTTATTGAAGGTTACCTTATCAGAAACCAATACGTTCTTCAAACGAATGTCAGGGTTGGTTAGATATATATTGCAGATGTCTCTTTCAGAATAAATCTGCTGCCCATATTTGTCTGTGATCATGTTGCTATTATAACACAGCAATTTGATGTTGTCAAGTTATTTCCAACCCAACTCTAATGCGATCCATTCGTTATCGTCAAACAACTTGACAATATTGGATTCGTTGTTTGGTTCTTCGTCGCTGATGCTGAGGTCGGATTTGTTCCACCAATATGATCCGGGATAATAGTTTTCTGCCACTTCAGAGACTATATTATATCTAACACCCTCGCTCAATTCTGAGCCTAGGATAAGATCAGTGACTTGGACTCTACCTCTCATTATGGCGTTTAGTTTAAGAAGCAATAATGAAGCAAAGATTTCATCATGTGGCTCAGCAGGAAGTTTGCATACTTTCAAGCCTGCATTTTCGTATTTGTCAATACTTTCTTGATCGTTTTCGTCAACAAGTATAGAGTTTTGAATTACATTTCTAATATAATGTGTAGCTCTGCCTACAGCAATACTAGGTTCATCTGGGCTATCACATTGCTCAACAAGCATTGATAACGTGATTGCATAGGAATTGATCCAAAATGTATCTTGGTAATGGACTCCTGTTTGGAAATAGTAGTCTTTTTCAATTCTTGTGTTCATTGTCGGACGATATGTTGATTCTGTTGTTTAGTTTTTGCTTTTCGAAAATCTCATCCATCTTCTTTGCATGTTGGGCCTTATATGTCCCGATAGCCATTTGAAGTTGATGGATGAGAGGACCGTTACCGGTACGATACGCAAAAGTAAGTTTGGTATTTAAGCTAGAGATAGTATCCTGAAGTTGCTCCAGTGTCTTCTCTTGTAATTCGTCTTTATTGATAAATGGATGTTCCATAGTTTACCAAGAAGTAAGAGCGATTCTTTTCCAAATATCATTGCCTTCAGTGTAGATAGTAGCTACTCCGGACAATCCTGTTGTAGTGCCGGGAACAAATGCAGTTCCAGCAACACCATTTACTCGTGACTGACTGATAGTTACGTTAGGTGAACTGATAGTCTTAATATAATATACAGTTCCTGCAACGATATTTGTGTTAGCTGTATCAACGTTGCCGCTAAAAATAATTGGAGCATTTAGTGTTGCGTTGGCTGTTCCGCTTAATGTAATAATATTACCAGTTGCGTAAGTGTTGACCAAACCCTTACTGTATGCATTTGAGTTGTAATCATCGGTGCTGATGTACAAATATGAAACCGGGTTAGCATACATTGCAGCAGTTGGAGTACTATTACCTGCTAGATTTACATTTCCTCCGCCTACTGAAGTTGCTACAGTAAAGGTAGTAGTTGACACCACGTTTCTTACATAGTAAGTTGTACCAACTGTGATGTTAGCTTCCATGCTAGTACCAGTGAATACAACAGGTAGATCAGGATATAGCTGTGCAGTATTACCTGTAGTTAGATAGTCTGCTGCATTAGTGCTAGTGATGTTCAACTGGTTTACAGAAGGACCAACAGCGATTGTTCCATTAACATCACCTGGAAGGCCAGTCGGTGGAATGTTTCTTGTTTGAATTTCAGTTGACTGGTAAGGGCGATTGATTGGTTCTACTGTGACTGTGTTACCGCAGTCAAGAGATGAGAAGCGAAGTTCAATGATGTTTGCGTTAGCAGGAGCACTGAGTGTAGCAACACCACCTACGTTTTCATAGTTCTCAAGTAGTGTTACACCAAAGTTGTTGTTTGAACTAATGCAGCTACTTGGAAGTTGTACATATGCAGGACCCGTATTAGCATAAGTCAATCTAACTACAACGTTGCTTTGTGTGTTAGTGGGTGCCCAATTACCAAACTGTAATGTAACATTTCCAGTTAATGAACCAAACTGTACATCTGCACGATTAACGTCAACGAGTACAGTTCCAGCAAGAGCATTGCCTAGGTTGTAAGTAGTTGCTCTAAAGCCGCTCGTTGATGCATTGCTGATAAGAGCATTGCCCATGTCATTGTTAAGAGTTGTGTTGTCAAGTGCAGCCTTGAGAACAACCTTAGATTGCAAATCGGTGATTTCATTGGCAGCAGTGTTGAACTGCCCTCTGATTTGAGTAAAGTTATCTCTAAAGCCCTGAGAGCTATTGTTGACTCCCGGCACTGGATAATTTACATTGATTCCGTTTGTGTTAATTTGACTGGTCATGTTTCTCTTTTTCCGTAATGTATTTATTGCCTGTATTGTGTCGTGTCAGGTAAAATAGTTTCACGAGGGAACAACACATAAAAGTCTTTACTATCAATAGGATTTGGAGTAGGAGTAGCACTTGGTAATACAGTCCAGGCTGCTGGATTGAGAGTATTATCAAAGTTGTAAGTTGCGCTCTTGTTCACTGTAAATCTATCAATTTCAAAGTTGATAGTATTTAATGTCTGCACTTCTCCTACTTCGTTTTTCCAATTATTCTGAATCTGATATTGAATGTACTCTGCGTAGCTAACAGTTTGGCCATTTAGTGTAGTTGTACCCGGCTTGCAATATGCAATGACCCAAGCCGGAGTATAGCCCAATGTAGAACCATTAAGTTGCTGACTTGTCATCCATAAGGGCAATAACTTGTAGTTATAGTCTTGCCCAAGAACATCTACTACCTGCTGTCTCATGTTGGGTAATGAGTTAGGATATAATACTCTAGCGAAGCCTGGTGTTCTACTGGTATAATACGTAGGAGGAGGCGAGTTTTCTCCCTCATAGCTAGTATAAATGTTAGTTTCAGTATCATACCATGGACCCAAGAATAATGGTATAGCTCTAGGCCAGTATATTTCTTTAGCTACACTCTCACCTTGAGGTGTGATAATATTAGATTGACTCTCATTTGAATAGTTATTATCTACTTCATTATAGTTCACTAGATTGTCATAAATCTCACTATAGACTACTTCATACAGTATTTCGCCAGTATTCTCATCGCGGGCGATGGCTGTTTTGATTTCACCTAACGTGATATTTCGCCAATAGTGATTCTTTTCTTGAATAGCAGCAACATATGCGTCTAGGTTATTTGCATAGATTCCATATGCGTGATCATATATGATATTCGTAGCTTTTCCAAAGAAAGGATCATCTGCTCTATAGAGATAATCAGTTGGGATAAGCGAGTCATTGTTGAGCAAAGTCGCTAATAGATTTCTATCCGAGATGCTAGGTGTGCATTTGCAATACAATGTGTCAACTGGTCTATCAAACTCTTGATATACGCTTAACGTAAATGTCTGAGATGAGTTTACTATCGGGTATTGTTCAGAGTATGCCTGCACAGTAAACGTAAAGTCAGTTGAAGTATTAGGAGATTGAATAGTAGTAGTCGGCTGAAAAGATACGATTCCTGACAATTCACCGTTTGGTAACAGTGTTAGGTTTGGTGGAAGAGTTCCAGAAGTAAGACGATATTGCAATGGAACATCACTTACAGCTTGAACATATTCTATGCTCGTGATGCCATTTAGAACCGTACCCATATTAGCAGGAGTGATCCAAGTAACATTCCCGGAGACGTTATTTGTGATATTGAATGAGAAGTTAAATGTATCCGATACAATGTTAGTATGTATGACCTTAGATACATAAACACTAAAACTGAACTGACTTATGCTGTTATCACTGATAATAGGATTTCCAGTGACCCATCCTGTATTGCTATCTCCTACTAATCCTAAGGGCAGATTAGAGAAAGTATAGGTTAATTGATTGCCATCAAAGTCATGCCCTAATACCTGAAAGTTGAATATATTATTACTTGTGAAAGACCCAATATACGCATATTGGGAAGGTGAATAGGTATTTCCATGTGAGTTCGGCGGGATGACATAGTATCCATATTCTGCGATATTACTATCTAGTATATATGTTTCGGGTCTAGTGTTATAGATCGTAGGTATTCTAGTATTAGGCGGATAGCCCGGACCACCTTGATTCAACGGGGTGTTTTGATTGATGACTGAAATTGTATAAAGCTGAGTAGCCGATCCAAGTGGACTTTCTAACTTCAATGTGAATGAATATGATTGATTGATAGGTTCACCAACAGTAATATTGGGAAGAGTCGCAACCATGTAGCCAACAGCATCATCCATTGCAACTACTGATCCATTGACTGTATGCGCGACCGTGAATTGAGTTCCATTGAGTACAGTCTTTACGTAGTATGTTTGATTAGCTACAATTGACCCAAATGTGGCGCCGCTGAAAATAACAGGTCTACCGGGACTAATATCTGCTGTACTCAAGCAAGTTAACGTATTGGTTACTGAGGTAGTCGCCACTACAAAGGTCACTACAGATGGAAGATTGACATCGGTAGTGGGAGGGGCAGCGTATCCTCTGATCAATCCATACTCGTTGATTTCTATGCCTGGTGGTAATATCCCTGATATTTTTCTAATAGTGACTGGATTTGTAGAGATTGGATTATTATATTCAATTGGTAACTCAGTCCAAGTACTATCTAGTATTGTGGCAATAGTACCACCGGGCGTAGTGAATGATGGTATCGCACTACCAGACATCGTTATACTGAATGTTCTGTCTCTAATGTTACCATAGTTGTCAGTTACTCTAATAACAAATGTACTAGTAGTATCAATAGTTACTAACAAAGGTGTTCCGGAAATTAAGCCAGCAGTGTTCATTGTTAATCCTGCAGGGAATGAACCGCTTATGAGTGCATATGTCAATGTAACTGCCGGCAACTGAGGAGTAGCCGACAACTGATAAGCAAACACAGTTGCAGAAGGAAAGTTTCCTAATGAACCTGCTACGGTGTTCCAAACTGGCTGTTGCATAATAATCCTTAAGCTAGTGCTTTAAGTGCTAGATCGTAGTGATGCTGTCTATCAGCGAGACCAATAGTTCCGCCGTTGATTCTGCGAGTAAGACCAACGAAGTCGCCCTTGTCAGCATATACACTCAACTTGTTTGCGTCCCAGAACCATGCAGCACTTGCTACAGCACCTTCAGCGGTTTCAAGATATGCAACTGTCTCATCAAGTGACTTGCCGATTGATGCAGCAAACTTGGTGTAGTTCTGCTTACCAGTCAACTGAATCAACCCACGACCGCAGAACTTGTATCCATCGCCTGAACTTTCAGGACCATTACCCATACGATTTGCATAGACCTTATTAGCAATCTTAGCAGGTTGTCTTTCATAAGGCTTAGCAGCAGCTAATGTTGGGAAGTACTTGTGAAATACCTTGTTCAACGATTGTGCGCTATAGCTAAGACCTTCTTTGGTGAAGTTGAATGCACCTGACTCGTGTGCTACTTGAGCAAGGAATGCAGCCATTCTCTTTGGATTTTCAAACAATCCAAAGTGTTCACCCACAGTGTTAAGAGGATCTACGTACTTCTCTAACACTGCTGGCTTAGTATGTGGGCATAACTGCTTCAATAAATCTAATGTTACTTTTGCCATTGTTAACTCCTTATGGTCTACCCTGGCCGCGATATGCTTTGAAGTTTCTACGCTTATTCTTATTCATAGTACCAAACTTGATCTTACCTAGACCAATTGTAGTACCACCCTTGTGGTTGTCTGAAAAGCTAATTTTGCCGGTGCCTGTTTTGCCACTGCTTGAACCTTTTGCCATGATAATATCTCCTTATCATGTATTTATGCTAGCATGACGATATACTAAGGGTCAGTGTATTATTTGTTAAGTACTTGGATGTTTCCGGCGATTGAGATTCTATGCTCATCTACTGTTTGGAATGAATATACCTGATGCTTGAGATATGACGGGAACATCATTAGTACACCTTCCCATGTTTGGTCAATATCAATGTCATGCATATAAATGCCGCCGTCCAGCCTGTTATACACGAATTGAAACTTTGATGCTACATTACTGTTTGATTCTTTCATGCTAGGAAGATTCATTTCTTTTTGAAGATCATACGGTATGGTAACCCAAATAACCCAAGAAATATCTTGATAATGAAAGTGCAATGGATTGTATTCGTGTTTCTTTTGAAAGTTTACCCATGAGCTAGCATCAATTACATACTCATTATTACGATAGAAATCAAATCTTTCTCTGTATTCTTGGAATGTTCGGTCTATACATTCCTTGAACGAACCATTTATATTGTACTGTAGTTCAGTTTCTAAGTGACCGGCCAACTCATTATTGTATTTCCTGGGCTTAGCGTCTACTTGTCGTTGTAGGTCTGCGGTCAACTCAGCAAACACCCTGACGGGGATTCTTGTCTTGAGAACACCGGGGTTGTGTAATTTTACTTCAGTGAAATCTAGTTCCATATTATTTGCCCCAAATCTGAATAGTATATCTTGGTTCTACTGAAAGATCACTGACAGTGGTCACCATGTGTTGAGTATGGTCATGGTTTAAAGCAAGCATGTTTTTCTTTGGACAAATAGCCTTATATCCATCTTTGTCTTCCCATATAAAGATTCCACCATATGCCATATCCCAGTTCTCATTTAGATAGATAGTAGCACCAAACTTATAGATACCATCATCATGCATACATATTCCGCTTCCCCTAAACCATATATAATGCTGGATATACAAGTCATCATGTTCGGGAAGATAAGATTTGATATGTTCAAGGATGGCATGATGCAAATCAGAACTTACATGAGACGCTGAGCAGATTCCAGTTACCCCGGTTTTTATATCATCGTCCCAAAACAGTTCGCTGCAATTCCATACTTGTTTATACCTGAATTCTTCTCTTTCTCTATTGATCCAGGTGATGAGGTCATCACTCAGTACATCATCATAAAACTTCATGATTTTTCTTCCTCTAGAGGGTTAATAGTAAGTGTTGATGTTTCTCTGTCTATTTCCAACGAGCCTTCACAACACATACTCCAATCCTCACCTGTTTTTGCACCATAACTAGGTACATTGATCTTAACGTGCTTACAGAGATATTCTTTTCCATCTTCAAATACACGCCAAACGTGGTCTACTGTTCCGCGATTAATCTCACCGCGTGATTTGTTAAATCTGATCATGAAACTTGACATTATAATCTTGCCTCTAAGAAATCAGTATTACCTATTTTATTCCAACCACCATTGACCTGATAATATAAGTTTAGCTTGTTATTTAATGTATATTGTATAGCCCAACTAAGAACATCTGCCTTCATTGGCGCGCCCGCTTCGATCAATTCAATATATGAGATATCATCAATGGTTCTCGAAGTTAGTATTGCATTTGCTTCGTCTGGCTTCATCCATTCTGGAATCTCTTGATTTTCATCTTGCAACCACATGCACTTATACGACTTGCAGGGATCATCGGGACGAGTACTATAGATAGAACATCCATTACCATTCAAGAAATGACATTTTCTACTATTCCAAAACGCATACCCGTATGCTTCTCCGCGTAAATGACCTTCACAGCATTTGTGACATGAACCGCACTCTCTCATTAGATAATCTCCGCTGATGCAGGATATACCACTGGAACAGGATTCAATCTAGTAGCGATGTTCATGTGAATAAACTTGAATGGCTTAGTAGATGCATTGCGCGTGAAGCTGTGAGGTAGCCAAGAGTTTGCAAAGAATAGCATTCCGGGAGTTGGAGTGAAGTTAATAATAGAAGTAGCCATTGAGATGTTACTAAAATCGGCTTCGGGAAGATCAATCATTACCTTAGATGGTCTAGGATCATGTATTACTAGTTTGGGTGGATTACTAGGACATTCAGTGAAATAAAACGCAACAAGGTTACAATCATTATGATTGTGATATTCCATAGAAGAATACTTGTGATGTTCTTGCACCCAACTTTCTGTGAAGTAAGTAGATCGGTTGTCCATGTTGTATCCCTGATCGCGCAACAGATTCCAGGCAGTGTTGATTACATAATCATGAAACTCAATTAATTGGTCATGTCCTGATACATCAGCCTGAATGACAGGATATATTTCGTCTATCTTATTTTCTTTGCGTTGAATATGCAATACATCATTGCTAGCCTTTCGTACAGTATCAAGAAACTCAGGTTTTTTGATGCTATAAACGGGTGAGGCAAAGTAATGCCATTGATCAAGTACGTCAGTCATGTGTAATCCTATTTGAAGCGAGGTCCGGTCAACCAAACAACTAATGTTTTTCTAGTTCCTTTAGTAACCGGTGTCACTCTATGTAGTACAAAAGAAGGGAAGGCAGAAATTAAACCTTTCTCTTTTTTTACTTGAGTTGGATTTGGTCCTTCAAACAGTTCTAAGTCTCCTCCCTCATACTCAGATGGGTCTGATAATTGTAGAACCATTGACAACTTTCTGGGAGTATCAGAAGTAGATCCTCCCCTATCTAAATGCCAAGTGTAATGTCCGTCTCCACCGTCATAGATTGTATATTGCAAGTCTTCAACGAAACCCCATATATCAAAGTCAAAGAACTGTCCATTCAATTGTCTTGCTATGTAACCTAGCTTATCGTAGATGAATTGAGTATCCTCATTGAGGCTCATCCATCCTGTTTTAGATTGTCTTATTCTATCACTAACACAATTATCTTGGCCTACAGTAGCAGCAGAAATTGCAAGTTGATCCCCTATTTCTATGATGCGAGCAAGTTCCTCATCTGAGAATCCATTATGCCATAGTGCAAAGTTTAATTCTGGTACAGCAATAGGAGGCGGCGGAGTAAGTTGATAAACTGACATTACTTAAGTTTCCAGACGTTATCCCTATAGTGAGACTCGTGGCTTTGACGTTTACGATGAGTATCATTTAACTCTTTAAGTTCATTTTCATTGAATGAGCGTATTACATGTTTAGTAAACAATGAATCTCTTTTTATAGGTATAACTTGCATCAATGGGGTGCCCGCCGGTATAATCTCATTTGCATTGGGCTTGTTCCAAACAAATGGGAAGTTAACAAACTCAAAATATCCATCACAATCAACCATACCCGAGAAACAAGTGAAACGTTCATCTGCTCTATTCAGTGGTGGAACAAACAACAATGAATATCCTTCAGGACATTTGATGGCCCAATAGTTTAACCATTTTATAGGTGGTTTGGGAAGATGTGGTGCGGGGCATTTATCAGATGTTACTTGACTTTGTAAGTGATTTTCGATCATGGGCCGCGGGAATTTAGTATCATATTTTATATGAGAGCAGTCCTCATTGGATTCAACATGCACATCAGCAACTAGAGGTATAATCCATCCAGTAACCATTGCATCAAGAAAAGGAGGGCATCTCTTTAGTGTTGATTGCTCAAATCCAGCACCCAGTTTCATAGGTAGTGCTTTATACCAACTTGGCATAAGTTTTCTTGCAGGGTAGGGTTCTGGAATGTTACCTAGATCATCATCAAAGCAAAGAAACTCTAGCTTTGGTTCTTTTTTTCTCAAAAACGAGAACATTAATTTTGTCCATTTCCTGGTTTTTCGTAATGCACGCCTCCTGATTCAATGAAGGCTTTGCATCTTTCAACTTCTGCGGTCCCGCGAAGAATGTGATCATCATGCAAACTAAAATGTAAACCTGAAATCCATTCTCTTAGATGCAATGGGAGCTTATCATAACACCGCATGACTAACATCATTCGTTTACAATCTACGGTGTAGTCTTCCAAAAGTTGTCTCTATATAGTTAGAGTGCTAGTAGTTCAACTAGATTACTATTCGTAATTGCATCAAGTCCAATTAGAGCCTGTTTTGTGATCGTGAAGTCATCATGCTTCTCGTCGTAAATTACGAATGGGAAGTCGGTAAACTCACCGATGCCCCATGTATTCAAAGCTGCGAATACACTAGAATGTTGAGCTGGATCACCATACCATAGGTTATCGTGTGGAATATTGTTATCAATCATCCATTGCAATGCTATAGCAGAATCATTTCCACCATTAGGTGTAAGGCCAGTATAGAGGAAAATATCTTTAATGCCAACAATCATTTTTTAACTCCTAGTGATTTAATCGTGGGTCTCGACCCATGCTGTTTACTGTTGTATTTATTACCAGTAGACCGGTGCACGTATTTATTACCAAGAGACAGTAACAGCACCATTAGCACTACCGGTGCCGACTGTTACTGTTATCAATTGGTACGGATAAACTTGCACAGAAGTTGCGTTAGTTGTAGACGCAGTACTTCCTGGGTTTCCCGCAGTTCCTGGATTACTGGTGCCAGCCGTGCCTGCTGTAGCACCAGTACCGGCAGATCCTGAAGTTCCGGTAGTACCGGCACTTCCGCATTTACCCGGCCAAGTAGCAGGAGCTGCGCCGCCTGCTGTAGCACCAGTGCCAGCACCACCTGCTGTGCCAGCAGTACCTGGTGAACCAGTTTTTCCAGACCAGCAAGTAGGAGCAGCGCCGCCTGCTGTAGCGCCAGTTCCAGCAGATCCGGCGTTACCGGCAGTACCTGCCGTGCCGCACTTACCTGGCCAAGTAGCAGGAGCTGCGCCGCCTGCTGTAGCACCAGTACCAGCAGATCCGGCGTTACCGGCAGTACCTGCCGTGCCGCACTTACCTGTCCATGTACATGGTGCAGCACCGCCCGGTCCGGCACCAGAGCCAGCCGTGCCAGGATTGCCGGCTGCACCAGGAGTACCAGCATTACCATTGCCCCCGGCTAGACCAGTAGATGCAGTAAGTGATTGGGGACCTCCATTGCCGCCGGCGCCGCCGTTACCGTTAACTCCCGGTGAGGCAGTGCCTGCTGAACCAGCTGAACCCGGGCTGCCCGGGCCGCATGTCTTGTTACCGGCGCCGCCGCCTCCGCCGCCACCGCCTCCGCCGCCACCGCGAGTACCAGCATTACCTGCTGTACCAGGATTGCCGGCCGTGCCAGCAGTACCGCCCGGGCCTGCTGTGCCATTAGTACCTGGATTGCCTGGTCCGCCTATAGTGCCTGGATTGCCGGCTGCACCAGCTGTACCACCTGGGCCAGCAGTGCCATTTGTTCCTGGATTGCCTGGTCCGCCCTGTGTGCCTGGATTACCGGCCGTGCCAGCTGTACCACCTGGGCCTGCTGTGCCGTTAGTACCTG